GCAGTTGAGCATACCAACTTTTTTGAAAACCGTGCTACCGAGTATGCTAAGGCGAGTACACAAGGCAATTGGCAGGATATTTTTAAATGAGTACAATTACAATCGATGGTATCGAACATGATACCGAGTCCTTTAACAAAGACCAGCAGGCGTTGCATCACGCTATAAATTTCTGTGATGTAAAATTAGTAGAACTTGATAATGAAAAGGCTGCTTTACAAACTGCAAGACAGGCTTATGTTAATGATTTAGGTAACAGTTTAAAGGACGACTAGTGGTAATATACATTGGCTATGATTCTGAACAACCCGAGGCATACGAAGTATGTAGGGAAAGTATCTTACGATACAATCGTAGCCATACCATTACACCTTTGATACTTAACGACTTAAAAGATGAAGGATTATACTGGAGACCGTTTCAAAATGAAAGTACAGAATTTGCTTTTACTCGGTTTCTAGTTCCGCATCTTTCTATGTATTCAGGTTTTGCACTTTTCTGTGATAGTGATTTCATGTGGAAGTGTGACCCTGCAGAACTATTCAATTACGCAAAATGTGGTAAGTCCATATATTGCGTTCAACACCCCGCCTTTCTATCTCCCACCACTAAGATGAATGATAAACCAAATCTATCTTATCCAAAGAAATACTGGTCATCACTTATGTTATTTGATAATGGTAAATGTAGACAACTTACCAAAGAGTATGTAAACCAAGCCCCAGCGGGTGCGTTACATGAAATGGATTGGGCGGAATCTATCGGTAGTTTACCTGCGGAATACAACGCCATGGTAAATTACTATCAATTTCCAGAAGCAAAAGCGGTTCATTTTACAGACGGTGGACCGTGGCATGATATACACGATAACCTAGGATACTCTAACGAATGGAAGAAACTTTACACAACCTTACAAACAACAAATCAATAATACTTGTCGGCAATTCTGTCGAAATATTACAACATCAACTTGCTGACTACATCGAAAGTTTCGATACAGTAGTGCGATTTGGAAATGGTATACCTGATGCAACTAATTGGGATAGTATTGGTAAGCGTACTGATATTTGGGTTACTGGGTATTTGAGATATGGTAAAAGAAAAATGTTCGCGAAAGATTGCGCAGTCTTGTTCAATCGTTCCCGAATACATCTCGGTGATGATGTCGATTCAAGACATCAAATAGATTTTAAATATGTAAATATGTTTTCGGACAAAGAGCTTATGTCACTCTTCAAATTATGTGGATCGGAAGTAGGGAAAACTGTTGGCGCAAGGCCATCGGCAGGTTTCATTGCAATACAATATTTTTTACAGAAAACAAAATTTTCTTCTCTTACATTGGTAGGCTTTGACTTTTTTTCGAAAGCACTTCCAATTATTGCTGGAACGAATAATCCTTATAGTTGGCATATTCCTTTAAACACAGTAACAAGCAATCCCCATTCCCCGAAGGAAAAAGAGATTGTAGTTGATTTATATGAAAGGGGTGTGATTGATTGGAAAATTTTGACCGATTTAGATGAGAGCTATCTAGACCTTTCCTAAGTAGAAACCTCTTTCTACTAACTTTCCTGCTGTTGATTTTTGTTTCGCTGTCTTAGTGAGCAATACATCATTTAATCTAGCGTTTCTAAAATTCATAGGAATCTTATCTATCAATGAAGTATAACAATCCCATGGTACAGCTAGTTGCAGTCCTGTTTGTAAGTATATATACTGAAGTGCTAAGTGTTCATGTTTTACATCTATAGTCCAGGATTTTCTTAACATGACATTATAGTCTAGTAATTCTTTTGCTCCTACTGCATCTAATTCGATAAGTACATCTACCTTTCCATTTACATATAGCGGTGACCATGAGTGCTTGTAAAAAGTAAGTGCTTCAAAGAAAGCACGGTCATTACATGCTATAAGTTTAGTATCTATACGAGGGCGTCTGCCTTGATTTGGTGGTAGCTTTTGGTCAATAAAAAATAAATCTTTATCATGAAACTCAGCGAGTTTGTCATAGTTTAAGATGACCATTGATTTATCTACTAGTGGTATTCTTTGATGTGTTTGGGTTGCTATATTCAATATTCCATAGTAGTTCTTCAAATGACTTTTATCGAATACTAATTCTCTACTTAAAAATGAAAGTGAGCTTTTGAAAAACTCTGCTGGTGGTATGTCTCCTTCATCAATAGGTCTATTGAAGATTCTGTTACCATACCATACGACCATTCTCTTTGCAAGTCCACCTTTATCTTTCCAATGATCTTTTAGATGGAATGTCATTCTAGAGATGTGTTCTTCCCTCCACCAAGATTCGTAGATTTTAATGTTATCAAAATTGTTTATCATCCATTGGACTTCTTTTTCTACCCAATCTTCTTTATGTATAAATAAATGTAAGCGAAACCCTGACTTATCAAGTAGGGAAGCTAAGGTGAAAAATGTCCAATCTTTCTTATATGTTGTTACTAATTCTATCATCCGTTTATTACCTTCATGCCCCAAAAGTTATTTAGGAACATTTCCATTCTTGTCTCTGCATCTTCGTCAAAATTGAATATAATGCCTGAGTTCCTTGCTGAGAATAATTTCATCAGCGATTCTTTTGCATTTGTATTTGCTATCGCAAAGTAAATGCTTTCGTAAGTCAAGAGAGCCTTCTCTCTATCCTCTTTTGTATGTGATACCATACTTAACTGCTTGTCTAACATTAGTGCCATCATTCCCATTTCACTATTCGGCATTGTGGCACAGTGAGTGCAATTTGCAAGAAGTTCAAAACCTCCTTCTTTTGGATCGAGTACGTTCTCATCTCCAAAATCTTTTTTCATCTTTGCTACCCATATTTTCTGAGTAATAGGATGAGGTTTAATTACAAACCCCTCCTCGATTGCTCGTCTTACTCTACCCCAATGAACACACTTACCTTTAGACAATAAGTTACTGCCTGGTAAAAATATTACTTTATCATAATATTTTTGATTTCCTGTTAGAGTATATTTGTTATGAAAGTTGTTAATAATTTTATTACATCTATCATAATCTATTTTTACATCTGGGTTATCAACAATAGATATCATTAACTTATCATTAATTTTTATACTTGGTGTTTTGACCAGTATACCATTACCTAAAAAATCTGTGTATAACCATTTATGAACAGTGTTTAATGTATTAGTGTTAAACCAAATATCATACTGAAAAGGAGAACCACGATACTGTTTAGGTATAATTCTTTCCTTAAATTCTTCTAATCCTTCCAAGTCACTTGTTGGTCTATAACAAGAACCTGACTTCATAAAATGAGTAGGTATATCTCCTAGCGACTCATTTATTGTTAGAGCTTCTAATTTTCCTTTAACTTTGATGCTTGGCATTCTTTAGCTCAAATATTTGTTGCTCTAAGTTTCTCATTCGTTTTTCTTGATGCTCGATACTGTCGTACAGTGCATGCATCATACTTTCCATCTTTCGATTTAGGTATTCAGGTGTAACCTTTTTATCAGTTTCAAATCCGCCTTGTGATTTATCCATTCTAGTTGCTTTCACTCCATTGTGAGCCATCCCAGAAGGAGAATCCGTAGTTGTCAAGGCTTGATACCTCTGTGTCAAACAGAGTACCCGCCTGAGAGGCAGTTGTTCTTTCGTATACAACTGTATTTGTTAGGAACACAGTTGTGGTTAAGTGGTCGGTCGTGACCGTGGTATCAGTAGTTCTATTAGTATTAAATGTTGTAGTTGTAGTTCTATCTGTACCAAAAGTTGTTGTTTTGCTTGTTTCAAATCCTGTAGTAGTATCAAATGCAGTTGTTCTTGAAGTTTCAGTGCTTCTTGACGATGCTGTACTTCTACTTGATGCGGTTACATTATCAGTCTCAAAAGTTGTAGTTGTAGACTTACTTGTACCTGTACTTCTTGTTGTAACAGTTCCTTGAGTAGTTGCAAAAGTAGTAGTAGTAGCTTTACTTGTTTCGGTAGCTCTACTCGATCCTGTCCCTCTATCTGTTAAGAAGGTTGAGGTAGTCTCTCTACTTGACGCAGTACTTCTACTAGAGGCTGTTGTAGTATTTGTATTAAATGTGGTAGTAGTCGCTCTACTTGATGCAGTACCTCTATCGGTTGCGGTAGTAGTGTTTGTATTAAATGTTGTAGTTGTGGACTTACTTGTACCTGTAGTTCTTGTTGTAACAGTTCCCTGTGAAGTAGTAAATGTAGTTGTTGTAGACCTACTCGATGCTGTACTTCTACTAGTTTGTGTAGCTTGTGTAGTATTAAATGTTGTAGTAGTATCTCTACTAGATGCTGTACTCTTACTTGTGGCAGTCGCTTGTGTAGTATTAAATGTTGTAGTTGTATCTCTACTTGACGCTGTACTTCTAGTAGTTTGTGTAGCTTGTGCTGTATTAAATACTGTTGTTGTATCTCTAGCAGATGCAGTAGCTCTACTTGTAATTGTTCCTTGTGAAGTAGCAAATGTAGTTGTTGTATTTCTACTTGTTCCTGTCGCTCTTGAACTAATTCTACTTGTAATGTAAGCTGTCTCATAACTTGTTGACTGAGAAGTATTATCTACATATGCTGTTGATGTAGTAAATGTTGTAGTTCTTGACGTTGTCTGAGTAGTATTTGTATTCCTTGCAGTATTTGTTGCAAAAGATGTATTATCTATGTAAGCTGTACTTGTTGTAAATGTTGTAGTTCTTGTTGTTGACTGAGTAGTATTTGTACTTCGTGCAGTATTAGACAGTCTAACTGTATTATAAGTTGTGCTTTGTGAAGTATTTGTAGACTGTGTTGTATTTGTTGACTGAGTAGTATTTGTACTTCTTGCTGTGTTTGACAATCTTACTGTGTCATAACTTGTTGACTGTGATGTATTTGTAGACTGCGAAGTATTTGTAGTCTGAGAAGTATTAGTACTTCTAGCAGTATTCGATAGTCTAACAGTATTGTAACTTGTTGACTGTGAAGTGTTTGTGCTTTGAGTTGTGTTAGTACTCTGAGCTGTATTTGTACTTCTTGCAGTATTAGACAATCTTACAGTGTTATAACTTGTTGATTGTGATGTGTTCGTGCTTTGAGTTGTGTTAGTACTCTGAGCTGTATTTGTACTTCTAGCAGTGTTTGAAAGTCTTACTGTGTTATAGCTTGTTGACTGTGAAGTATTTGTGTTTCTTGATGTGTTTGATAGTCTTACAGTGTTGTAACTTGTACTCTGACTTGTATTTGTATTTCTACTTGTGTTTGTTGCCTGTGTAGTAGTTCTACTTGTATTTGTTGCAAACGAGGTATTATAAGCAGTAGAGTTTGTAAACCCTGTTGACCTACTTGTATTTGTAGACTGAGTAGTGTTTGTGTTTCTTGTTGTAGCAAAAGAGGTATTATCTACATACGCTGTTATTCTACTTGTATTAGTATTTCTTGATGTACCAAAAGAGGTATTATCTATGTACGCTGTTATTCTACTTGTATTAGTATTTCTTGATGTACCAAAAGACGTATTATCTATGTACGCTGTTATTCTACTTGTGTTCGTATTTCTAGAAGTTCCGAAACTTGTGTTATCTATATATGCTGTAATTCTAGAGGTGTTAGTACTATTTGTAAATGAAGTGGCGTTTGTAAATGAAGTTGATCTACTTGTATTATTTGTAAACCCAGTACTTCTTGAACCTGATGTGTTGTTTGTAAATCCAGTACTTCTTGAAGTGTTTACATATGAGGTTTGTGTGTACTCTTCTCCTTCAGAATCTTCTTCTAGTTCTAGATACATTGTAATGTAAGTAGTAATTCTTGAAGTATTCGTAGCGCCTGAAAAAGCAGTATTTCTAGATGTGTTTGTAGCGAAGGACGTATTCCTTGATGTGTTTGTGTTTCTAGAAGTATTAGTATTATTTGTAAACCCTGTTGACCTACTTGTATTTGTTGCTTGTGAAGTATTATAGGCCGTAGAGTTAGTAAACCCTGTTGATCTACTTGTGTTTGTTGCTTGTGTAGTATTATAGGCTGTAGAGTTAGTAAAGCCTGTTGACCTACTTGTATTTGTAGCTTGTGTTGTATTGTAAGCTGTAGAGTTGGTAAAGCCTGTTGACCTACTTGTATTTGTTGCTTGTGTAGTAGTATAACTTGTAGATGTTGCAAATGTTGTGTTATCTACATATGCTGTTATTCTTGCTGTGTTTGTATTTCTACTTGTGCCTTGTGATGTATTATCTATATAAGCAGTTGTAAATGAAGTATTATCTACATACGCAGTTGCAGTTGTAAAGGTAGTTGTTCTACTTGTCGCAAAGCTAGTGTTATCTTGATACGCTGTTGCAGTAGTAAATGTTGTAGTCCTTGTTGTTGCAAAGCTAGTGTTATCTTGATACGCTGTTGTCGTAGCAAATGTTGTTGTTGTTGCGAATGTAGTATTCGTAGCAAATGTTGTTGTTCTTGTAGTAGCAAAACTTGTATTATCTTGATATGCCGTTGTTGTTGTAAATGTAGTAGTTGTTGCAAAAGTTGTATTTGTAGCAAATGTTGTTGTTCTACTAGTTGCAAAGCTGGTATTATCTTGATATGCTGTTGTCGTTGTAAATATAGTTGCAGTACCAAATGTTGTTGTGGTAGTAAATGTCGTTGTTCTACTTGTAGCAAAACTGGTATTATCTTGATATGCAGTCGTTGTAGTAAATGTCGTATTTGTTGCGAATGTTGTGTTCGTTGCAAATGTAGTTGTTCTACTTGTAGCAAATGAAGTGTTATCCTGATAAGCTGTAGTTGTTGTAAATGTAGTATTGAAACTTGTTGACTGCGATGTATTTGTACTTCTAGCAGTATTTGTAGCTTGTGATGTATTATCTATATAAGCAGTGCTTGTTGTAAATGTAGTACTGTAACTTGTTGACTGCGATGTATTTGTATTTCTTGCTGTGTTTGTAGCAAAAGAAGTATTCCTACTAGTACTTATCACTGTGTCATATGAAGTAGTGTAAGTCGTTGTGGTATTATAGGCAGTTGTTGTACTTTTTGTAGTTGCAAATACTGTTGTTGTTGCAAATGCAGTTGTAGTTGTAAATGCAGTTTCTGTGCTTTGACTAGTATTAAATGTTGTTGTTGTGTTAAATGCAGTTGTAGTTGTAAATGCAGTTGTTGTTGACTGTGAAGTATTAAATGTTGTTGTTGTATTAAATGTAGTAGTAGTCGTAAACGCTGTTGTTGTTGACTGCGAAGTATTAAATGTTGTTGTTGTATTAAATGTAGTAGTAGTCGTAAACGCAGTAGTAGTCGCCTGTGTAGTATTAAATACAGTAGTTGTAGTGAATGCAGTCGTTGTATTAAATGCAGTAGTAGTACCTTGCGATGTATTATAAGTTGTTGTTGTATTAAATGTGGTAGTAGTAGTATACGCTGTTGTGGTACTTTGTGTTGTATTGTAAGTAGTAGTAGTTGTAAATGCAGTCGTTGTATTAAATGCAGTTGTAGTAGCCTGTGTAGTATTAAATGTAGTTGTAGTTGTATAGGCAGTTGTTGTATTGAACGCAGTTGTAGTACTTTGTGTTGTATTAAATGTTGTAGTTGTAGTAAATGCTGTTGTAGTATTAAAAGCAGTTGTAGTACTTTGCGTAGTATTAAATACAGTGGTTGTTGAGAATAAGGTAGTAGTTGTAAATGCAGTTGTTGTATTAAATGCTGTTGTTCTACTTGTCTCAGTAGTATTACCTGTATTAAATGTAGTAGTTCTACTTGTATCAAAAGTAGTAAGAGTACTTTGTGTTGTGTTAAATGTTGTGGTTGTAGAGAAGGCAGTCTCTCTAGTACCGCTTATTGTACTAGTAGAAGTTGCTGTATTCCTTGAAGTTTCATGCGTAACAGTGAATGGCCCTGCTAGAGAGCCTCCATCGTTTACGTATACTTCATTGACTCTTCTGATAGTACCGCTGTCATTAACGGCCAGAAAAGAGATTTGACGAAGTGTTCCACTGTCATTAACATATATTGCCATCTATTAACTCGAATATACAAACCAAATATGCCCACTTGATGTACCACTGGTATTTGTTGGAGCAGTTGTTGTTATAGTCATAGGTAATCTTGCGGATGCGATAGTACCACTAGTAATTTTTCCAGTAGCTACTGCTCCTTCAAAGTTTCTACTTGCATCGATAGTATCTGTACCATCAATTTTAAGTCCTGAGTCCTCGATGTTGAAATCTAATTTTTGTCCCATTTTATACCTCTATTGTTGTTCTAACGAACTTATATGCCATAGTATCACCACTTGCTGGTGTTACTCTTAACCTTACATTACCACCACTTATATCTGCATCAAATGTTGCTTGTGCACCATTGTCAAATATAGAAGCGTACTGTGTTAAATATACTGTTGAACCATCATGGAATAAGAATATTTCTATTGCATGAAAGTTTGTGTCTGTTGAATTTGTTACCTGTACATTGTACTTAGCAGTTCTAAATATAGAAGCGCTGAATGAATCTAGTGTAAATACTGTTGTAGCACCTGATGTTCCTGTACCAACATCCATACCAGCTACTTCATCTATGTGTAGTTTTTGTGGTGGGTTAGTATCTTGTATACCTATCTTATCTGCTTGTAATCTTGTAGTAGCATTAAGTGTTGGTATTACTTGAGTTCCAGTAAATGTTTGATTTAAAGCCCCTGCATCTATCTTAGCTGCTGTTACTGCATCATCTGCTAGTTCTGTTGTATCTACATTACCTGCAACTATATTTGCTGTAACAACTGAGTTATCTGCTAACTTTGCTTGTGTTACTGCATCAGCAGCTAGTTTAGCTGTTGTAACTTGTAAGTTTCCTAAATGTATAGTGTCTATACTACCACTTACTAATTCTGCTGAATCTACTGAGTTTGCTGCTAAGTCTCCTGCTGCAATAGTTGCATCTGCTATCAAGTCTGATGTAATTAGACCGCTTGATATAAACGCAACACTATTAATAGCATTATCTGCTATCTTACTTGATATTACTGAATCAGTCGCTAGTTGAGCTGAATCTACTTGACCATTGTCAATATGTTTAGTAAGAATACTATTCTGTGCTATTTTTTCACTTGTGATTGCATTGTCTTGTACCTTTGCAGTCGCTACTGAGTTACCAGCTAATTGTGCTGTGTTAATTAGAGCGTCTGCAATAAAGTCAACACTATCAATAGCGTTGTCTGCAATATGTCTTGATACTATTTGGTCGGTTGCAATTTTTGCTGAAGTAACATTGTTAGCTGCTATCTTAGCTGTTAGTACTGAATTACCTGCAAGATGTATACCATCTATACTACCAGTTACTAATTCTGCGCTGTCTACACTATTCTGTGCTATCTTACCAGCTGTTACTGCATTATTTGCTAACTTAACAGTAGTTACCTGTAAGTCTCCTAAATGTATTGTATCTATTGATCCACTAACTAACTCTGCTGAGTCTACTGAGTTGGCGGCTAGACTTGTTGCTAGAGCGACTCCAGCTGAACCATTGAAGTTCACACCTGAAGCAGTTACATCTCCTGTTAGAGAGAAAGCTCTATTTGTTGCTAAAGCTGTAGCTGTATCTGCATTACCTGTTAACGCACCTGTTACATCTCCGTAAAGTCTACCTGCTTGTATATTTGCATTTGTAAGAGATAAGTCTCCAGTCGATGCACCTGTTGCTGTTGTAGTTGCAAATCTTACTCTGTCTGCACTTTCATCCCAACCAATAAATACATTGTTTGAGTCGCCTCTTTCCATTACAATACCTAAGTCACCAGATGGAGTTCCTGTTACTCCGTTTGCTAGTTCTATTAACTTATCTGATACTACTGTATTTGTTGATGAAGCTGTTGTTGTTGTTCCTGTAAATTCTACATCACCTGAAAAACTGACACTACCTGTAAATGTTTGTCCACTAAGTGCGTCTGATTTTAGTTCTGATGATGATACAGCGTTAGCTGCTATCTTTACTGCTGTAATCGCATTGTCAGCTATCTTTGCTGTTGTTACATTTGAGTCTGCAATATGTGCTGTATCAATACTGCCGTCTACATAGTGTTCTGAATTGATACTATCGTCTGCAATTTTTGCTCCACTTACTACATCTGCAGCTAAGTGTATTGCATCGATACTGCCTGAAACAAGTTCTGCTGAGTCTACTGAGTTAGCAGCTATTTTAGCCGCTGTAATTAGATTGTCTGCAAGGTCTACTGTATTGACTGCTCCATTTACTATTTTTGCTGAAGTAACAGAATTATCAGCAAGTTCATTACTAGTTACTTGTGAGGCACCAATTTTTGCTGTTGTTACAGCATCAGTTGCAAGATGTATTGCATCTATACTACCAGTTACTAACTCTGCTGAGTCTACTGAATTTTCAGCTATCTCTGATGAGCCTATTGCATTTGCAGGTATTTTTGCCGATGTAATAGCGTTGTTAGCTATCTTTGCTGTTGTTACTTGTAATGCTCCTAAATGTATTGTGTCTATTGAGCCTGTTACTAATTCTGCTGAATCTACTGAGTTAGCAGCTATCTGTAAAGCTCCTACACCATCAGTTGCGATTTCACTTGCAGTAATTGAGTTTTCAGCTATAAGTGCGCTAGTAATTTGATTAGCTGCTATGTGAGCAGTATCTATACTACCATCTACTAAATGTTCGGAATCTATTGAATCATCAGCTATTTTTGCGCTTGTAACTGCGTCAGCTGCTATCTTACCTGTAGTAACATTTAAGTTTGCTATTTTTGCTGTTGTTACTTGTGAAGCTCCAATATGTATTGTATCTATTGAACCTGTAATTAATTCTGCTGAATCTACAGAGTTTGCTGATAGTTGTGTACTACCTACTGCGTTACCTGCTATTTCTGCAGTATCTATTGAATTGGCAGCTATCTCACTCGAAGTGATTGCGTTTGCTCCTATCTTCGCTGTTGTAACTGCACCTGTTGATAGATGTATTGTATCTATACTTCCTGAAACTAACTCGCTAGAGTCTACTGCATTAGCTGCTATAGCTGCTGCATCGATTGCATTGTCTTGAACCCCTGCTACTGATGTAGCTTGTAGTTGAGCGGCACCAACTGCATTAGTTGCTAACTCAGCTTGTGTAATTGCATTAACTGCTATTTCTGAAGCCGTGACAGCATTAGCTGCTATCTTAGTGGCCGTAATAGCATTACCTGCTACCGCATTTTCTTGTACTAAAACCTTACCTATTAATGGCATTTTATGTTTGCTCCAAATAACTTAGTACTACATCTATTGAGGAGGCTATGTTCGATTGAACTTTTATTGCGTCTCCTGCTTCTAGTACTACTTTAGCATCTCCCCCGACTGGTGCGAGTGTAGATTGTCCTGGTATTTCTATTTGTGATACTATACCTACATGGGTAGTTGACGATGCATCGTAAAACTCTACATTTGCTTCGGCCGCCCCTCCACTCTGATTACAAAGATATAATCCTATAATAGTGGTAGTGGTGTTTGATGGGCAAGTGTATACTGTTGCTAAACTTGTACCCACATTTGCGCTTGTTGCTGTTTTAAATGCTGATGCCATAATCTTATCCTAATGCTATTGAAAAGGCGAGTAAATCTTGAGTTGTTAGCTGATCGGGATTGTGACTAGCAATAGTCACAATACTTCCGTTTGCAGCTTTAGTATAAACTTTCTGTTCGTGAACATTCATTGCAATTTCATGTGTTTGCAAATCGTCTGTTCCTGGTGCAGCTCCCGCCGTTTCTGACCTTTTTACTTTTATTACGTGAGACATATTAGAATGTTCCTCCATCTAATGTATTTGTCCATACTATTGTTCCGTTTGCCCCAACTTGTAGAACTTGTCCTACTGAATTTGTTGAGTCATATGTTCCGATTGATAAAGAAGCAAATGAACTTCCACCATTTGCACCATATAGTAGTGTGCCTTCTGGTAAAGAACTTACTCCTTTTAATCTTGCTGTGTCTGAGTTTATCTCTATTGTAGTATCATCTACATTAAGAGAAAGTGTGTTTCCTGATTTTGCTAAACCGTTTCCTGCAGTAACACTACCAGCTCCTGAGAACTGAGTCATTGTTATAACAGATGTTCCGATTGTTGCTGAGCCAGTTATGTTTGAAAGTACGAAACCTGCGTCTGCGTCACTTCCTTCTTCTACAAATGTAAACATACCACCAGTAACTTCTGATGAGCTATCTGCGTCTGTTGCTCTTGTAAGAACATATGGGTTTGAAACATCACCAACTGTTGTTACAGAATAGATACCATTTTGTAGTCCAGCTGTTTGAGCCTTAACAAGTACTCTATCTCCAGAAGTTAATGCAACGCTGTCTATTGTTACAGCCCCATTTCCATCTGCTGTCAGTGTCGCTCCGACACCACTAGTACCGTTGTTATATGCTGCTGATAAGTTTGATTGTGAAGCAATTCTTACTGAATCTTTAATATCAAGTGCTTGTTTTACACCATCTACATATGCTTTTGTTACTGCATCTGTAGCTTGTACTGGAGTACCGATATTAGTAACTTTATTTCCGCCCATGTCCACAGTCTGTGAACCTGCTACTGTCATTCCACCATCAAAGTCTGCTGACTCTGTGAAGGTTGCTGTACCTGTTACTGTTATTGTATCGCCTGATGCGTTACCAAGTGTTACATTGCCATCAGCTTGTAAAGCACCATCAACTTCTAAGTTTCCTGTTAAAGTTGAGTTTCCAGTTACATCTAAAGTACCTGCTACTAATGTATTACCTGTACCACTTGCTACTGTAAATTTGTCTGTGTTTACCGTTAAGTTACCTGTAACTACTGCTGATCCTAAAGTTGCTGCTCCTGAAACATCTAACGCTCCATTCAAGTCAACATCTTTGTTGATTTCTACTTCTTCTGCACCATTTGTTGTGATAAATTTAACATAAGAGGTTCCGCCTTCATTTATGTCTAAAGCTGCTGCTTCATTATCGGGAATGGTTAAAGAGGTAGCTTGACTTGCTAAGCTAAGTGTTCCGCCGTGTGTTATTACTAGTGACCCTGCTGGTGCTATTGTTAAATTACCAGAGGCAGTACTAATAGTATTATTTGAGCCAGTAACTACAATATTACCAGTTTTTAATTGGTCTATTTTACTAGAGGCGTCTACGACTACTGCTGAACTCGCTGTAAGAGTACCAGCTGTATGGTCGAGCATTTCGACAAATAAGTCTCCCCCTATTGTTGTTACTGCTGAAGAAGTTGGGTGTCCTACAAAGAGCTTTTTGGAATTAGACGAATACGCTAACTCACCTTGACCCAAGGAGGTAGGAGCGGCGGTACTACTACTTCTTTTGATTTTAATGGTTTGTGCCATGATTTTATCCTATCGAGCTTAAAAGCTCCCTGCGTCTACCGTATCTGAGTCCGCTGAGTTGTTACCTATCATTATAGGGACAAATTCAAATGTTCCACTAGATGTTTCTCGGTAGATCTTTAACTGATTATCATCAGTATCATAATATAAATCTCCTTCTGCCAAGTCTGTTGTACTTGACGTAGGAGCTGTTGTTGATACAAAAAATTGGTTGGCAAGAAAGTTGAGTGCTTCCTCTACATTTGAAGCTGTTGAGATAGTACCTACTGGTGAAGTAAGTGTGATACCTGAAGCAGCTGAAGTATCTCCGCCTATGGCGTTAGAAATTGTTAGTGTAGTGGTTTGTGCAGTGGCATTTATAGTCTGTGTTTGTGGAGTAATTGATATAGTTGTTGCCATTATCTTGTCACATTCTGTGTAACTCTTGCTACACCTTGAACCAATCTAGTGATTGTATTTGCACTAGAATTAAAAATTTCAGTATCATAATAATATTTACCTGCAGCTATATTTGCAGTAAGAGCATGTCCTAATTTCATAGTGAACTTACCATTAGCTGTGTCTGTAACTGTACAAGTAAATGTTGCTGTAAGAGTATTGGAAGAAGGGGTAGGACGTAGTTGTGCTGTAACACTGTGGTTACTAAGATTAACTGCTGTGCCGTCTTGGGCTAAAGCAAATTCCAAAGCAAAATCACTGCCTTGGTCAATAACTATATCATAATTTCCTGCTGCCATATTTATACTCCTATATGCTAAATTATATCAAAAATAAGAGGTGATGTCAAGAACTATTTTTGAGAGGCATATGTGCTAACTAGAAAAGTCCGTTTTTAGTTATATCTATCTCCATACAATGTTCGAGCAAATTTATCTTTTAACGCTAGTAGTTTGTCTTCTTCTAACATGATAGTTTTTGCCCAGTTAAGCATTATAGCCTCAGTTACGTTTTGATAGGGAGTGACAAATCCTGATAGTTCACCCCCTGCTTTGGCTCTCCAAGGTAAGTAAACTTTTTCATATTCTTCGTGTTCTTGGTCATTCTGCCCTTCAACTAAGTGACTGGCATTTGAGGAAGTATCATCTTTTCCTGTAATTTTTAGTCTAACCATCTTTACCATGTCATTTTCTCTTATTCTTGGCATTTCTTGATTATTTACAAAATGTTGAGTTTCATGATTAGAATACTCCCATACAAAATTCATTTGTACATTAAGTGTTGTAGTAACTGCGTTTCCTTCGCTGTCTGTTCCTGTTTTAATTATATAGTCCATTATGCCTTCTGATTCCCACCTACGTTATGTGCAACGTATCCTTTATTATTTCCACCGCGTACTACATAAGTATCATCATCTTCTACATCCATATTATGAGTAATACAAGATTGTGTTACTTTAGGTATCGCAAATATTTCTTCTCTAGTTCCATCTTCACAGATTAAAAAGTCCCCAACTCTTAAATCTTCTACTATTACAAATTTAAATACATCATCTTTAAATGTTAACATTGGATGTTCATTAGTAACTTTTAAATTATAATTAATCCAATAATAATTTGTATGTGAATGGGGGTCTGTTACCTCGACAACATTTGAAGTTCCAAAACTTCCACTGCCTATTTCTGGAGTTGTCCAAGTTTCCCAAGCATTTTCATCGAGTGATAAACTTGAATGTCTGAATGATTTTACATTTTCTCCAGCAGTTACATCTTCGATTGCTTTCGTAGTTCCATCAGCCATGACGACAGGAGTTCCTTGTACGAAACAACCTCCTCCGCCTCCTGGCGGATTGCCTCCTCCGCCTCCAGAGGTGCCTCCAGTTGTTACAGTATAGTCTGCTGAGGCTTCTCCTATAGTAACAGTTGAAGTTCTTGCGGTAAGATTTGCATTTGCTGAAGTAATCTCAACATTGATATAACTTCCATTTGCTATATTTTGATTTGAAGTTCCAAAACTTCCATTATCAATTTTAAATCTTGTGAAAGAAGTATTACTTATACTTGCTGTTTTTGTTCCTTGGAATCCTCCAACTACTTGTGTGTTTGAATATGTTGCAGTATTTAATGCTACACCTGTTTGGTTTGCAAAACTAAATACTGGATCTGTTGTTCCAAACTTGATAAATCTTGCTTCCGCTGAACCTACTGTATCTGGCCCCGTATCTGCTTGAGCTCTTATAAACATTGATACATTACCGGAGCCTGTATATGTAAATGCAATCGGCATATTAGCTGTTTGTGCACTAGAGAATAGTCTACCTTCTGATAAGTTACCTGCTGTATATTGGTCTACCCTAGGAGTTTCATAAATTAATGTTCCGTCACTTGCAGTAGAACTACCTGTTCTTGCTTGAATACTAATAGTCTTAACATGGTTTGTTCCACCAGTCAATCTTACAAATCCTTGATAAAAGCCCGGGCCACTACCTACACTTACAATATGTTTGTTATCCATAGTGTTGGTAGACCAGCTACCTACAGTACTACCAGATACATTGGCACCAGATGAAGGCACTACAAGTGTACCATTTACTACTATGTCATCTCCTTCAAGTGTACCTTTGAATTTTGCATTACCTGCTGTATCAATCATAAATGTATTAGCAGATATAAATCCATCCGATCCTAGTAATATACCACCTGTATTTAAGAAAGCATTATTACCTTGCGTACTATCAGTAGTAGTAAAGTTACCTACGATTCCACCACCTGCTAAGTGATATTGACTGATTGACCAACCACCAATACCTCCGCCAACTACTGTTGATGAAGCATTTACTGCGGCGTGAGTAACTTTTGAGTCTGCGGTACTTTGAGCAGTTGCTGCATTGGTAGTTGCAGTATTCGCTTGACCGTATGCATTGCCTGCTTTTGTATCTGCAGCTGCTGCATTTGTTGTTGCAGTATTGGCTTGTCCATAAGCATTACCTGCTTTTGTGTCTGCCGAGGCAGCATTGGTAGTAGCTGTGTTAGCCTGCCCATATGCATTGCCCGCTTTTGTATCAGCCGCGGCTGCATTAGTCGTAGCCGTGTTAGCTTGACCGAAAGCATTACCTGCTTTTGTATCAGCTGCTGCTGCGTTAGTAGTAGCAGTATTAGCTTGTGTAAAAGCGTTGCCCGCTTTTGTATCTGCTGATGCGGCATTTGTTGTAGCAGTATTTGCTTGACCAAAAGCTGAATTTGCTTGACCAAAAGCTGAGTTTGCTTGTCCAAATGCTGAGTTAGCTTGTGTAAAGGCTGAGTTTGCTTGTGTAAATGCACTATTAACTGTGCCTGATAAAGTGGAACTTCCAGCTGCTGTGTTAAATGCACCTACTGATATACTTCCGCTAAAACTTCCTGTTGCAGCTTGTAGTTCTCCTTTAAATTTAGCGTTACCTGCAGTGTCTATATAAAATTGATTTGCAGAAATAAAACCGTCTGACCCTAGTAAAAGGCCCCCTGTGTTTAAGAATGAAGCATTGCCTTGTGTGTTATCGTTTGTTGTAAAGTTTCCTACAATACCTCCACCTGCTATATGGTAAGTTGTTATGCTCCATCCACCTATTCCACCACCTACTATAGTTGATGATGAGTTAACTGCGGCATGGGTTACTTTTGTGTTTGCTGCAGCATGTGCTGAATTAGCTGCTGTATGTGCTGTATTACCTTTGGAAAATGCTGAGTTTGCTTGTCCAAATGCTGAGTTAGCTGCTGTATGTGCTGTATTACCTTTGGAAAATGCTGAGTTAGCTTGTGTAAAGGCTGAATTTGCTTTATCATCGTCTGTAAATCCAGAATCGTTATTTAGGTCAGATATATCTTTACCTGCAATATTTATTCGTGCAGCATCAATTGTTCCTGTTGTAATTCTTCCCCCATCAATTGTAGTAGTACCACTTGAACCTAGATCTGAAGATGTGATTCCTGTATGAGTGTTAGTACCATCTGTTATTGAGTTAGTTCCTGTAAATGTTACAAGACCTGTAAAGTTCTGTCCTTGATAGGCTTGTGAGAATGTAATCGTTGGTGTACTATCATTAAATTCATCTTCAACAACACTAAAGTATGCATACCAATATTTATTAGAGTTGCTACCTGTGTATGTAGGTTGTATTTGATTCCAATTTGTACCACCTGTACCAATTACACCACCGCTTAATAAGCTAGTGCTAAAGCTGTATGATATTCCTGCGTTTGAAGGATTACCTGGTGAACTCGAACTTGATGATTGATAGAAAATGTAACCAGTAGCAGTTCTTGGGCCAGTGCCCCCTGCAGCTCCATCATCTCCTTCTTTTGATTTTGTGAAAGTTTGTGCTTTTGTTACTGTGAGTTCATTTTCTATATTTATAGAGTATTCTATCTCTGCAGTATTAGCTGAGGTTGTGAAAGAACTATGATTGCCAATCGTTACATTAGCATGTGCTGATGCAGTGTTAAGTGTATAACTACCTACTGTAATATTAGTATCAGAGTTAGTTGTAACTGAGAATTGGTCTGTTCCCGGTGTACCTGTGTTTGCTACTGGAGTAAGTCTTGTTGCTCCTCTGTATACTTCTATTGATGTTCCTGAGTTTGTAAAATCTGATACTGCACCTGCTTTTGTTGCTGGAAAAGTATGAGCTTCATTAGATAGTATTGGAGTATATCCTGCACTTCCTTGTTGTAGTGATGCGATAGTAATACTATCAAAAGCAAGTTCTACTTGGTTACCATCCGCTACTCCTACTCTAACTGTTTGAGGGCTAGTATTTATGCTTGCTGGTACACTAAATGTAAAAGTATCTTGCGCACCTGAGCCATCTGTGTAAGAAGTTTCATCACTTATACCATCCCCTGTAAATTTAAAGTAAGGGTCATCAAAGTTTTGTGATGTTGCTGTCAAAGTAATTGTACTACTTGGGCTTGGACTTGTTCCACCAGAGTTGTAAATAATAGAGAAGTCTGACGCTGTTAGGTTAACAGTTCTTGAATCTGTACCTGCTCCAGCTGCTCCTGGTATACTTTTACCTAGTGAAATAACTCTTGTTCCGATTGTTTCACCTGTGTATCTATCCGTAATTGTGACTGTAATTTTAGCTGTTGTTTGTGTTATTGCACTAACAGTTATTTCTCCTGTTGAGGAGTTGATTGCTGAAGTACAATTTGTATCTGCCTTTGATAACCCAAAAGTATTAAGGGCAGTACCACTACTTGCAAATGCTAATGTTACTGAGCCTTTTTTGATTGAGTAGATATTTGAGAAACTAGAGAAATCACTTACTGTTCCGTTTGAAGCTGAAGGGAAGTTATGGTTTTCATTTGTACCATTTACAGAGTATGCATCTGTACCCTTGTTACCACTAGCATAGTTTACTATAGAGAAAGTACCGCTTGTATTAGCTACTTCTCCAATAATAGTATCTTTGATAAAGTTTGGTTGTATTCTTTGTGAGAATACATTTTTGTTTGTTAAGTTTGCTGTTGGAGTATACGCTACTTCAAGAGCTGTGTTACTATGAATATGGTTAACTGTTGCTATAAATCTTGTAGTTCCACTATCATATATGAACATATCTCCAGCTTCGTACTCTGTTAAGAAATTTGTTCCTGTTCCTATAACAACTGTATTTCCTGCAACAACATTTGCTGTTCCTGTCTTTTGTACAAAAGCAGTTGCGTCTAAATTTTTTGAATATCTGAATAAGTCAGCACCAGTATTATCTTTTACATATTCTATCGCTTTTAGTGGGTCAGTAGTATCACTATAATCCCACAATAGATAACCAGTCTTTCCACTAGCTAAGTTTGAAAAGCTACATGAAGTTTGAGCAGTTGTACCGCTTGTGACTGTTATTGTTTGTAAATCTGATTCTGCTGGAGTAAAATTATAAGTGCTTTCTGTAAACTGCACTAATGCATTTGAACTGTCTATATTAAAACCAGTTGTTAACATTCCGCCTTTTCTTACATATGGCTCTAAATTTTTTGCTGGTTTTTCAGGGTTAATAGTTATTCTTCTTTGAACATATGGAGAAGGTGCTCCATTCGTTGCTACAGTTCTGATTCTTACTATAAACGTACCTGCTTTTGGTATATTATCAAAAGTAAAACTTCTTACATCAGGAGATACTGCAACCTTTTGAAAACTTTCTTTACCCGCTGTTACAGAGTTAGTATATAAATTATGTTCTATCTCATAGTGTTGAATATGCTCGTAAGGAGTTTCTATCTGAACATCATTTAAATCTTTTCTTTGACTTAATGGTGGTGACCAATATACATCTAATGAAGGAGGTGTAAATCTTTGTTCATCCGAACTAGTTACCCTTGTTTCATCATCATTATCTCGTATTCCTTTTACTAATTTTAATTGATAACTTCTTGGTTGTGGTACTCCATCTTCGGATTTAGGAGGTCTTAATACATCAGGAATATTAGAAAGTTTCCACCCTCTATCTACTTCATCGAATTTACCCTCTGATTGTCTAGCTGCTGAAATAGCAAAAGATTTATCTTCTTGTTCTTTTATTTCAACAATACTATATTGTTTTGGTGACCCTGCTAATTTTTCTCCTGCTGCTGTTGTCTGTGATATAGCAAAAATTACTTCCTCAGTTGGTGCAGAACTAAATGCTGAACCTACAACTACATGAGTTGCATTGTAAGAACTAATTGCTTTTGTCTCTATTCTAGTATCTTCTGACCATGCGATGTCTAATACATTTCCACTATCGTCTCGTGCATTTACAGAGTCTTCTTGCGAATCTAAATTGTATAGAGCATCTGACACATTTTTTCCTTGAAGAATTAAGTCTCCCTGATTATAAGTAACACTACCTATAGTTGCATTTGGTTGTGCAAGATACGCCCCTGATTTAGGGAATATTAAAGTTAAATCAGCATTTGCAGCACTGCTTAATGCTACTGTTCTATCTACAGGAATAACTGTTGTTGTTGCTCCGCTTGATACTCTACCACTTAATTGAACATTATCTCTATCTGAGTCTTGTATTTCAATTAAATCTCCTGGTCTTAGTAATTGTCCGCCAATGCCTGAAGCAAAACTTACAATTTCGCTATCTCGAGTTTCTGTTAGTAAGTGGAACTTACCAACTCTATGTGCTTGTGCTTGTGATGTACACCCATAAGCAACTGTTGCTTTAGATGTTATTTGCCTGGTTTCAGCAATATTTGTTGTATCTTCTACTAGTTCTACTGTTTGTAAATAATGATTATCTGGGTCATTCCAAGTCACTCTTATTTGATTGGCTTGTACTCGTCTAGAAGGGTATGAATATGCAAACTCTCCTGCTACTATATTGCCTTTAGTAAAAGTATATAGAGGAGCTTTTTCTTGTTGCATGTTTATAGATACTTCTCCATCATGCCATATTAATATTCCTCTAAATACAGTAAGTAAATCTTTCATTACTTTTATAGCTTCTGTAGTTTTTGAAATATAAATATTAGCACTGAATCTTGGTTCTGTTCCGCCTTTTCCGTCTGGTACAAGTTCATCACAGTATTTTGCAAGTTCGAATAATTGGTATGTATCTATTAAATTATCTGTATAATCTTTATACATATACTGACCTAGTCCATATCTTTCATTAGTTAGTAAGTCATAAAAAATCCATGCTGGATTATTTGTATATACAGAATTATGATTAGGGTCTGTTGGTGTTGGAAACGCTTTTTTATCTCCTCTAAATTTACCATCCCAATCTTGATAAGTACTTTCTGCTACTCCTGTAGTAATATTTCTATTATAAGAAGCTGTTTCAGTTCTATTTCCATTTGCATCTAATACATCGCTTGGAATGTAATTAGTTGGAACTTTACATTTAATTCCTCTAACTTCATAGCTTCTTTTAGGAACTGTCGTATTATCTTTAGAATCTACCATTACAGCTGCATACGCAGTATATGGGTAATTTAGTTTATCTTCTACAATAGCCTCTATAAAACCTACCTGAAGTGCATTATGATAAGATTTATTACTTATTTCATAGTTTAGAGGAGTGTACCTTCTTAATTTTATTGTAAAGTTATCAAAGGGTTGAAATTTTTCAGTATCAAAACTAAAGGTAGTTGCAAACTGAGTTGATATTTTATCGTATATTATGCCATTGTGTGCGCTATAGTTTGCTGCACCACTAAATGATCCGCTACCATGTGGTCTTGTTCCACCTTTCTCTCTATTTAAGGCAGCCATATCATCTAATCCAAATATGGTTTCTTCAAATGTTTGTCCATCCCTTTCGTAAGAAAATACTACTCGTAATTCTATCCAAGCAGGACCACTATCTCCATCTTCGGAGTCACTATTATATAGTCCAGTTGGATGGTTAAAAGTTATTTTAAGTTGATCAATAATAGAGGGGTCTGATAAATTAAATTGACTTGAAGATATATTTATACCTGCGTGTGTTGGAGCATCTAATGTATCTCCATCAAAATCATCTAATACAGCTTCATTTCTAGGGTCGCTTGTCATTCCTAGTGCAGATTGAGTAGAGGCTGGTAAGTCTTGACCTACTGATATTCCTACTGCTGCTGTTCCTATTCCTTGAGGAGTTACTACAAAGTCTTGGTTTCTATGACCTGTTCTAAAGGCATATGAAAAGTTTTGAAAGTTGTATATAGGTTTACTATCTTCTGATAAAACAGGAGAACTCATTGTAGCTGGTACATTTGCTCTATCTACTCCTTGTCCTGAAGGAGATATAGTAGCATTACTACCTGCTATTGATGCTATTTGGTCTACTAAATCTATTGTAGTGGTTGCGTTATTGACTGTAGTTTTTGGTGGTGGAGATATATTTACTGTTCCATTACCTGAATTAAAAGAAGTGATAGTTGCTACATGAACTCCTCCGTCTTGACCTGCACCTGTGATTCTTATCTTAGGTTGCATATCAACTAGAGTAGTAATATTTCCGTCTACATGAGTATTTGCAAAAGTTATTCCACTACTTGAACTAGGTGTTATAGTTACTGTATTTGCTACTACATTGGAGTTACCTACTGCAGCTCCCCCATCTATTCTTATAAATCTAGAACCGTCATCAGTTGATAATCCTGTAAACATGTTTGCGGTTTCATTATCTGTAATAGTACCTGTACTTGCAGTATATGATATATTTGAACTTTGTTTTGCTGAGTATTGAACACTATAAGTTTTATCTAGTACTGGAGTTCCATTTAAATAGATAGTGTATGCACCATCTACTAAACCTTCAATTTCTCCTTCTGAAATAGCATCATAAACAATCGCAGACTGGTCTATAAAAGACTGTCTGTTAGTATCTTGCAGTGGCCCTTTGCCGCTGCCTATTCCTGATGCTGTACTATCTTTATCTCTACTTGTACTCATTTAGTGCCTCTTTACTGCAGCATTACCACCGCCGCCACCGCCGCCGCCTACGCTGCTACCATAATCTTGTTGATCTGGGTTATTAATATTTACCCAACCGCCATTTTGTTTTATTCTTGTTCCCGTAAACCCAAAGTTTATTGGAGCGCCTGTTACTTCTAATTTACCATAACATAAAGGAATAGGTACACCTTGTTTTACAACATTTGGTGGTCCACCAAATATTGCTGGTTCATCATTTTTTGCAGGTGTATCATCCATTTGTAGTCCTAACATTCCGTCAAACATAATATAACTACCTATAGCTGCTAAAGCTAAAAAGGCAGGGTTTACAAAGAATGCAAGTATTACTGCAATTACTGTTAGTATTGCACCTAAGTCTCTTTTTGCTCCGTCACTAAGAGAACCTTGAGGAACTGGCATGATGAACACATCATCACTACCAAAACTTAGAGTTTCCTCTCCTTCTCTTAAAAATTCACTTCCTCTTTTTATTACATAGTCTATACCTTTTTCGTTTTCTTCAGTAAAAAAGTTGTAAAACCCTTTTCTTTGGACAGCAATAGCCCTAAGCAATTGCTTAGTATGTTTTACTTCTAAGTTAAAATGTTCGCCGAACTTCTTTCCAGCTTTTCCTAATAAATGTACTTTTGTCATTTTGGCTCCACTATGCAGTAGTCTTTTTCTGGGTAGGACACGATTAAATATGGTATACCTACCGAGTTGCAGTTATCAATATCATGTTGACTCGGATTACATTTTGAGTCGTAGTGACTATGGACAACATATTTTATTTTTGAATTTAATTGATATATACCGAAAGCTATTGCGTCCATTTTAAAGTGTGATTTTTTATCATCTGCAATATTCTCAAATTCGATAAATTCATTATCAACAGTAACAATTCCACACATTTCTTCTGGTGCTCTTTCTTTAGCTGCTTCATATATTGAATCTAACATTAGTTGAACGCCTTTGTCCCTGGAAATCCCCCGAAAGGAATTACAACTGTTGTACTAAAATCTGGATTACCAGTAGTACTTGAACTACTTGCTGTTTTTGGATTAAATCCAAATCTCATTCCACATCCGTCTAAGGATTTACTACATATATCTCCTCTTTCCCATTGTAAACTGTGGGCAGGTGCAATACTATCATTAGTCTTTCTTGTTTTCCATAGTAATGTTTTTTGATATGTTTCATGCCCTGCTGCTGCAGTATTATCAGTAAAAGTGACATAATCATTATACTTATCATCTTCATAAGCAAAATAAGTTGTACCATGAGAATAAGCGCCATAGACTCTTACTCTCTTAAAATTACTATTAGTATCGGAAACCGTTCCTGGACTAGAATTTGTTACTGTTGCCTGCCAATAATTATTTACAGTTACAGTAGATACCGTTCCATCTAGGTTAAATCTTCTTATACTAGAAGTAGTGCTATAATAGTTTCCCTTAGTTATATTTCCTACGCTAGTAGAAAAACTAGTACTACTTGGTACTAGATACTCATCATCTTGATTTACATATACTGTATACTCTACATTTTGTCCTGCTACAGTATTATTATAACTTGGATTATATTTGCTTTCTATATGCCAAGTACACCCACTTCTTGCTCTTTTATATTCAGGATTTTCTGTGTGTTCACTTGCTCCTTGATATATCCATGGACATCTGTTAGGTACAACAGTTCTTTTTGGTAATTTTACTCCTTGTAAATCAAAAGGAACTTGCAATTGAAATACAAGAACTTGTTTTGTTCTTTGTTTTAGAGAATCAATATAGTATACATCTCTTGGGTATTCAATAGGTGGTGAATTACTATCTCCTTCACTTTTTAAATATTTTCGTAAAGTAGTTCTTCTTACAACTCTTTTTCCTGCAAAATCTTCATAGTCTATACTATCTACTGCTAAACCAAATACTGATAAAGCATTTGCAAAAGCCATTGTAGGTGCTGGAAGCTTTGTTGCCGCTGTTCTATCTAGTCCCTTAAATTCTATAGGTAGTGCTTTGTAAGTATTTGTTTGACTATTATTACTATAATCAAGCATAGTTACTTCACTTAGACTTGCGTCTAATCCATCATGAAAATATGCAAACTCATCATCTTTGTACTCTATCTCGTATAGATGTACCAATGCTGAGCCTGGGTCTTGTTTTTGCAAGTCCTTTACTATTATTTTCTCTGACATTATGCTTCGTAAACTCTCCTGAATGTCGCATTTAAAGAGTAATAGTCATCATACTCCCAAGTTTGGCTCCATTCTTGACATACAACTTTTATAGTTTCAGTATTGCTTCCTGCATTAGAATCCGCTAAGTCAAATCTAAATTTACTTACTCCTTGCAAAGATTCAAAGAAAGCAACAAGATCATCTATCTCTGCTTTTGGTCGAGTTTGAAAAGTTACTTCCATTTCTTGTGCTAAATTATTTATACCATTTGCTATTCTTTGTTCATAACCATCTCCAAACTGAATTGTAAAAGTTCTTGGGTTATTAGTTCTTGTTAGTGATTTGTCTGGTTGTACAGCACTAGAGAATCCAGTGATATTTGAACCATCATTTTGCATTATTCCTAAAGCCATTATATACTACTTAAAAGTCCTCCTGATCGTTGCTCTTTTGCAATTGTATCTTGTGCTACTGATGCAATAACTTTGCCTAGTTCTCTTGCACCATCTCCAGTTAATAGAGTATCTGCATTACCATTTTGGTCTACATTTACAGTAACATTTACATTGTTATTTCCACCTGAGCCTTGCATTTTTACAGGGACACTTCTGTCATTTCCTAATGGAATTACTGCTTCTGTTCCGTGAAGAGTTGCTTTATAACCAGCTTCTGGTCCTTCTGCTATTCCTCCCCCAGCAAATGATTGACCATTAAATACTCCACCATATCTAGCAGGTATAAAGTCTAGATACTGTCCTATTTTCATAGCCATTTCTGCAACTGCTAGTGCCATTTGTATTTTTGCTACTTCCATCATTATGTCTGCAGCTTCTTCTTGTTTTCCTGCTAGTGCTAATCCTTGTGCGGTTAAAGTAGCAAATTGAGTTATAACTGTTCCAAACTCCATTACTGATTGTCCAAACTGTCCAAAAGCTGGTGTTGATCCTTCTGCTGTTCCCATTAGAGCAGGGAACATAGCTTTAGTTTGATCCATGAAAGTTGCAGCACCCCCACCACCTATAGCTCCACCTGAATAAGCGTCCCCTGCTTCGTTACCAGTAGATTCATTAGTTGTATTAAAGTCTCCAGTGTTTGGATTAAACTCTCTGCTAGTATTACTTGGATCTGAAAACTCAAGATCTTTGAGTCCAGTTTTGTCTATTCTAGTGTCTAAGTCTTTTATAGAGTTGTCTAGGTTAAGGGATGTTTTTGTTAAATCGCTATTAATTTTTTCGTACTCTTTAGCAGTTTTTACTCCTCCCTTTAGTGCCCTTTCGTTGGCTTCATAAGTGCTTAAATGTTTTTCTACCACCGCAAAGAATTGGCCAATTTTTGTATCTTTTAATCCATCAAGGATTCTTGGGTCTAGATTTTGGTATGATTCTAATCCTGATCTTGCCCTCCCCATATCACCACTCTGTATTCCAAGTACAGCATCCAACTTAGCAGCAGTAATATCGTTGTTAAGAGATTTTCGCTTATCTCCGAATCCACCTGAATATCCTTCAAAGTCTCTTACTGAGTCGAACTGGGCGTTAATCATCTTTATGATAGAGCCTGAATAGTTCCTATCTCCGTACTTTGAATTAGCAGTAGATGTGTAGTCCCCGTATACACCATGGGCGGCTTTCTCAATGGCTGTTCGTATGTCGTACTGTTCCTTTCTCATGCCTTCCATACCACCTGAACCTAGCAGAACATTATTCGTAGCAATTTCGTTGTCTATATCTTTTTTAGTTAACTCAAGTCTATTTCTTTCTGCTATCATGATGTCTCTTTCGGCAGTTTTTATTTTGTATGAATGGTAGTTTGCAGCAGCTATCATTCTATCGTAAATACTTTTTGAAGCATCTGCACCGCCTTCGTCAAATGCTTTATATAGATTTACACTTGCATCTTTACCGCCTGTATCTAAAGCTTTATAAGCATTATTAGCATTATCATTTCCAGCTGCTTGCATTTTTTTTGCAGTATCTCTTCCTTTTTGTTCAAGCATTTCTTCTACTTGTGTAGAGTATTTTTTCATTTGTACATCAGGGTCTAATGGAGTTCCTCTATAAGAGATTCTCATAATTCTATCTGCTAGTGCTTTACCTAAAGAATCTGTAAGTACTTTTACCATACTCTTACCAAATTCTTTCATACTGACGCTTTCGCCTCTAAATACTTTTCCTAATGTGGTTCCAAATTCGTTTCCAAAAGCTTCGGCTGCTTTTCCAAAAGCACTTATAAATTTGTTCTGCTCTGCTATCATCATAGCAAGTCTTTCTTTTTCTAGTTTTAGTTGTTGTTCTGCAAATTTTAATTTTTGTTTGGCAAAGTCTTTTTCCATGCTTTCGTTCATGTTCTCTATTGCCATTTGTTTGCCCATAATATCTTCTCTTTGAGCTAGTATAGTATTAATTTGTCCTGCTAATTTTAATGAGTTTTTAATATCTTGTTTAGCACCAAATAATGCAGTTCCTGCAGTAAGACCTCTTCTTTGAGCTTCTACAAACTCCATCTGTCTAGCTGTTGCAAGTTTAAACATGGTAACAAATCCTTCTAGTCTTAGTAGAGTTATTTGATATTCTGCATTTGCTCTAGCTTGTTCTTCTGTTGAAAGTTGAGTTGACTCTTTAAATGCATATTGTTCTTTTTGATATTCATTTAAAGACATTACAATATCTTGGAAAGGAATCTTTGTTCCTTTTTGTACGAAAGCATTAAATTGTTTTGTAAAGTTAGCTTGGGCTCTAGTCATACTATCTACTGACTGCCCTGCTCTTATTGCATCGTCAGAGAATAGTTTTAACTCATTAGCCATATTGAAAGCAGCTACAGGGTTTGTTTCTAGTAATCTTGCAAACTCTATAAATCTTTCATCAAAATGTCCTAGTTGTAAAGCGACCATCTGAAGTCCGCCTATATTTTCTTTGACAGCATCACTATCACGACCAAGTACATAAAACGATCTTTCTGTTTGATCTATTTGAGCAGCGATATCAGCACTTTGGAAAGCTCCGCCAACTGCTCTTATTCTTTCTTCTGCTCCTGCAAATAAATCTTCTCTGAAAAAATTAGCAGTTTTACCTATTTCTTCAGACAGACTTTTCATAGATTCAGTATGTTCTTCAGTTTTTTCTATTGCTTTTTGTTGTTCTTCATCTATATCTCTAAACATATCAACGAGTTGTTTACCCATTTGAAATATCATAACAGCGATACCAATAAAACCTGCCATTCTCATAATACCATTCATAGCTCTACCAAACGCCACACCTGCCATCTTCATAGATCCCATGACTTGACCGTGTACTGCTTGCATTTCATAAAGGTCGGCTTTGAAATTATTTTTCATTCTTTCAAAACCTCTACTCTGATCTGCAACCATTCTAGCATTTTGTGCTCTTAGAATTTTTACTGTTTTTAAATGTTCTGCACGACTATTATTTTCGAACTTAATCATTATAGATTCTTTAGCACTAACAGCTTTAGAATAAGCTGCAATATCTGCTTTTGTTCCTGTGCCAGATGATAGTCTTTTGATTCTCTTTTTAGACATCATCTTAGATACTCTCAAATCTCCTGACCCTGCTACAGCTGTTGCTTGTTTTACTGCTTCAGTTCCAAGATTGGGTAAAGCCTGACTTATTAGTCCTCCAGTGATTGAAGCCGCAAATACACCAATAGCAGCTGTTGCTGATTCAATATTTTCTGTTAAGAATTTACCAAAAAATTCTGCAATTGGGCCTATAAATTCTCTTGCTTTATTTAGAACCTCGTCAAAGGCGACCATTAGTTTGTTCAATTGGTTAACTGAATCGTCTCCTATTCTATCTGCAATAGCACCATAACGGCTTTCTGCCTGTCTGAGTACTTCATTTGCAACTGCTTGTGATTTTTGGAAAGTGGTTAATTGATTTTTGTTAAGCCCCAGAGATGCGGCATAACGAGTTGTAGCTTCTTCTAATCTAAGTATGATACCTAATTCGTCCAAGAGTTCTGGTTCCGCTTTAGTCACACCACGAATAAGCCTGTTAAAAGAGTCTGTTGTATCTCTACCCAAAGCAACAGAAACCGTTCTAGCTGCTTGTCCTAGTTCTTTTAACATACTTGGGGAGAGTCCTGCGGACAAACCTATCGCGGTAGCTTGTGAAGCTTCCTTGAAGGTAATTTGAGCGGAAGTTGCTGCTTGAATATCTCTAGATAGAGTTCTCATTGCTCTACCTGTTGAAGCTGCAAACAACTCTTGACCTTGTTGTAATACTCTAAAGTCAGCGGCTTCTCTTAAGAATCTAAATAAAGCATCAAGTGCAAATAACTGAGCGGCTAAAGTAGCGTATGCAGGAACAAGCCCTCCAGTGATGCCTTGTGACATTTTACTGAAGTTTTTGGTTGCATTAGATGACATATTAGAAGCACCTTTCATGCCTCTATCTGCCGACCTTGCATTTTTGTCTAAGGTATTAAATGAACTACCTGCTTTTTTAGCGTCTTTATCAACCTTATTAAGGCCACTAGCAGTGACCTTAAAATCAACTGAACCGCCTTTTGTTTTCTTTCCTGCCATTTACTTTGTTCTCGCTTTTCTTTTATCGGCGTCGTGCTTTCTTTTAACTTCTTCGTTTATTGCACTTCCGCGTTCTCCGTCTATTGCTTTCACAAAATAGACTACAGTTTTCTTATCTTCGATTTCGTAAATATTGAGCAAATCCATGAGTCCTGCCATGCTTTTACCCATGTACATACCATTCATCCCTTCCCATACATCTTGTAACATACTGTATATAAAAAATGCCATCTGCACTTCGTATGGATACATATCCATGGCAGGTGGCATTCTATCAGGGTCAGGTTCTTCTCCTGTTTGCTCACAAATAGCGAGGTATTTATCTATGTCAATATTTTTATCTTTATATTGTCTTTTTATGAGAGCAAGTATATATTCTACTTGCTCTTTGTAAAATTTTCTAGATCGCCCAACATTTCAGATACCCAGTTATCAAATTCGCTAGAATTCTTAACCATAAGTTCTGCGTTTTCTACTGAAAACTCAAGTGTATCTTCTGGGTTTACCGCACTAATATCTACTAATAGAAGCTCTTCTAAGTACTTATATTTTAAGCCTGTCCAGCCCTTGATGACTGCCTTAGAATATTCTACTAAGAATTTGTCATTATCAAGCTGTTCTTCGTAAGCCCTTGTCCTTTTATTTAGAACCTGTTTTACACTTCTGTTTCTGAGTTTTAGCAATTCTTCTCTTGCTAAATATGTTAGTCTGATTTCGAAACCTTCCATTCCTGGAAACTCGATACCAACTGTTTTGCTTGGAGTTAACAAACTCTTCAGTGATACTGATTTTACTTTCTTTTCTTCCATTCTTATTCCTATAAAGTGGGAGGCCGAAGCCTCCCGTTAGTTTAATTTAATTACGCACCTACGTAAGTAACTTTTACTTCGTTTGTTGCGCTAGCAGCAGTTCCTGATGATAAATCTGATGGTAAACCATGGAAGGCTACGTCAACAGATACAACATCGTCAAAACTATGCTGTGGTAATTCAAGGTGGGCTTTCCCTACTTCAACATTACATCTAGGTGTCTGGCCTGAGCCACCAATACTAAATGTTAAGTCAAAAGCGTTAGTAATAACTCCTCTTGATTCCTGTAATCTTTCAAATAAATCTAATGATCCATTTGCTGTATCATTTAAGTAACAAGTAAAGTTACCTGATACGGATCTTGTGCCCATTACGTGTCCTAATGGGACATTAACAGAACCTAATGTATCTGGGGTTAGGTAAGTAAGATTATTTTCAATTGTAATATTACCACCTGTTAATGTAACACCGTAAGTTACATCACTACCGTCAACATTTAATGCGCCTAATGTACCTGTTGATTCTGATACATCGAAGCTGATTGCTAAGTCTGTTAATTTTTGTCTAATATAGTTAGTAGTTGTATCAACTCCTTCTCTAATTAAACCTTTGGTTGTTGTTCCAGTCGCTGCTGTATTAATACTTGCAACTTCTTCAACTGTTTTACCATTTCCTGACCATCCAACTTGTGCAATACCGTCAATATCAAAATCAATTGATGCTGACCCAACTGAACAATTAGCTAGTTTATAAACTGTTACGCCTTCTGTTCCTGTTGCATACACTTCTGTATTAGTATCCTTAGCTGCTCCAAGTACAAAGTACATGTTGAAGTCGCCAAGAGTTACTTGGTTAGAGTTGGCAAAGTTAAACTCAGCTTTTGCCGTGTCGCCTGCATAGTCGCCACCCATAGCCTTGTCATAAGTATTTGCAGACATAGCGGCCCATAAAGGACCCTCGACTGCATAATGTGCGCCACTATCAGCATGATCTCCACTAGCCATTTTAGCATTACTGCCTGACTTAGTAGGTCTCATATATGTACTGAAGCTCCATTCAGCTGGTGCAAAAGAGTCAGTAAACATTGCTCTACCTCTTTTACTGTAGCCTGATGAGTTTGCGGCTTCGTTCAGTGTGACTTCCGAAGTATTTGTTCCTTGGCTAAAAGAGAAACCGTCTAATACAGGTAATTCAAATAACGCTGTAGTTCCGGCAGTTCCATCTTCTGACCATTCCATAAATACTTTGGTATCTCTACTAAAGAAAAATGCCATATCTTTTCTCCTATTTAATATCGAATCTCGATTGTAATTTCACCTACACCGAGAGGTTCGAGTACTCCTTCATCTGTAGTAACAGTTCCAATAGTTGTTTGAACTGTTCCTTGAGATGCTCCTGTTGAGTCGTAGTACGTTAAGGGATCTTTATCCTCTAGTACTGTTTCAACATCTTCTAACAATTCTTCGAGTGCTTCAATGACATCATCATCATCAGAAACATAACATCGAACTGTTAATCTTAAAAATCTAAACCTAAACCCACCACCGTCATATTCACGAGTTTCGGCTCCTGCTCCTATATGTATAGTCGGGAACTCTGTAACTTCATCCCAAAATTTTAGTCTGCGTTCTACTTTAGAAACAGCTGACCTAAATGGTGGGCTTCCGTTTATTTGTTCTAGTTCCATAGCTAGAGCTTCTACAATGGCGCGTCTACGCGTGGTGTGTTTCCTTGCTAAACTGCTTTCCATTATACTCTCCTAACTCTAAGGAATCTATCTCCTATTATACTCTGTGCGATTTCTCTTACAGACTCCCCAATAATCTTTCTTGGGTCTCTTTGTGTGCTACCTTGTGCGTTGCCTGGTTCAAAAGTCTCATATGGGTCTCTCATATAAGTATAGTTTACATTTACACCGCCTCTTGGGCCTACCATAACATCTTCTGCTCTTGCACTACTTGCAAATCTTCCTGACCTAAAGTTTAGTGCAGGGCTTGTCATTTTTGAAGCAACAACTTTTGGTAGTGCTTCATTTAACAAGGCTTCTAATGCTAAAGGATTATCTTCAGTACGCATTCTTGCTTCCTTGCCGCCTCCGTACTTAACCTGTCTTAACGCTGCTCCCGATACTACTCTTTTCTTTGCTTTCTTCCCTTTTCCAGTAACACCTCTTGCTTTACTTTCTTCTTTGTGTTTATATTTTGCATCTGCAAAAAGTTTTTTATTTATCTTAAAGCGCATGTCGGGCATACCACTTGAAGTTTTCATACTCATTGCTACTTTTGCAAAGACACCTCTTTCAGCCATTTCTACTAAAGAAAGTGAGCCTTTTTCAGTAGGATTATAATTTTTCGCTAATTTAGTATATAAATCTGCAAAAAATCCATCTAACCCTGTTCCATCTAATCCATCCCCTTTATCAGCATATTTTGCTAGAGCTTTTTTATCTTGGTGTCCTAAAACAACAGTAATAATTACAGATTTTAGTGCTACAACACCTTCTCCCTGCCTATCAAATATATCAATCTTGTTAATACCTCTTAACTTATATGCAGAGTTAAAAGCAGTATTAATATCATACTGAACTTTATTTAGTGCTAGTTCTTTCTTACTTCCAGGCCTAGCTGATATTTCACCTTTCATAAGAGGATCAAAAGCTGATTCTAAAAAGTCTACTAGTCTTGCAGTAGAATCGTTTCTTGCTCCTGCATCGCTACCTGCAAACCCTGCGTTAGAAGCTTGGGCTTTTGTAACAGCATGGTGTCTTTGATGCTGTGCCGCTCTAACAGGAATAAATCTTCTTGCCCCTTTTGTAGTATTAAAATGTTGAGAAGCATCTGTTCCCGAGTCATCTTGATACTGATTTGCATATTTCTTTGCATCCGCATGCAGTCCATTAGCAGTATGTCCCATTATCATTTTCAGAACATCTTTAATTATCGGTAAATCAGCGTCTGAAGGTGACTTATACATAGTAAAATTTTGATAAAATCTTACTTTATAGTCTCTACCTTGAGAATGAATAGTAACTTGATTACCAGCAGATGGATCGTACCTTCTGTCTATAGGTAAATCAACTCCCGTAGCTTTATCCTTTTTTAGAGTACTTGCTAAAACATCAAATCCTGCAGATTTGTACTTCCCTTTTAACAAGTTCACACCCATTCTTTTAGTGTAACCCTGCGCCGCTATTCTTTCTAATCTAGGTTTTATTAGTCGCCATTCTTTAGCATTTAATCCTCTAGGTTGTTTTCTCAAATATAGTGCTACTTCTGTTACAATATAATTAACTATCCATTCTTGAGTATAAAAGCTTTCTGTAATATATCTTTTACTCTGATTCTTTGTAGATACTTTAGACCCTGGATAATGTGCGAGAAATTTATCAATTTCTCCAAACATTGTATCAAGAGCCATTAAATTACTACTCTATATAAATCCAGTACTCTTTTTATGTGGTCTGGAAAATCTGAAGAAGTTCTTATACCCGAAGTTCCTTGATTTTGTACTTGCGCGCCACCTAATGTTCTTCTTTCTTTGTGTTCGTCTCTCATATAGTAATTTACTAAGTCAAAGAGTGCTAATTGTAAATCTTTAGGAGTAGTGGCATATCCAGCTTTGTATGTAATTCTGACTGCCCCCATACCTTTTGCCCAATTTTTGGGATTTCCACTCGTATGTGTTCTGATTATCGCATCAGATTCAGTATCAACATAGTATTCATAGTTACCTGTCGTCAATTCTACATAAGGTTCTGAGTAAGCTGTTCTTTCTTCTACTTTTGAAACCTCTACTAGCGGACTCTCACTCGTAATTACGGTTGTTGTCGCTGTATCGTTCATTGAGAAAGTCTCAACTTTGCTTGTGCTATAAAAATCTATAAAACTTATTCCACAATATTTCTTTACTAAGTCAGATACCTGAGGTACTATAACTGCAAGACGGTCGTCATCCTTCTCTCCTCTGAGACCCTCTGCATCTTTGTATTCTGCTACTGTAATTAAATCTGCCATAATAAAGTGGTGGGTTATAGGTAACCCACCAAAAACCGTAATTAGGTATTAGCTACCTTTATAAGCAAATGCCCACTTAGAAGTTGCACCGTCAATTAAGTCAGTGAATCCTAATCTCTGAGAAGCCACTAGGACTCTTCTTTGATTAGCTACTTCGTAGTCAGATTCTATTGTAACACCTCTTAATCTTGGCATTACATAGTTTCTTGGGTATACAGCGATTGCGCCATATTTACCAGCTGCTTTAGTTGCGAATTCATCACACATGATTACTCTTGATCCGAATACTTGTCCGATTTCGCCTGATAGTTTTGTTGCCATGTCGCCAACTAGGTTAGCATCTTGGAACTCAGCATCTTCTAGTAAGTTGTAGTACACGTCTTGTGAGACAATGTAAACAATTTCTGAAGGATTGATACCATATTTACCCATGTTCTTTCTCATGGCTAATAGGTCAGCTGCTGTAACTGCATCAGTTGCTGCGAATCCAGAAGCACCGTCTGAAGTTTCGTGGTTATCACCGTCAGCCATATTTAATAGCCCAGCAAACGCTCCTGATGAATAAACACCATTGTCGTGGTTACCAGCTAAAATAGCATTTTCGATACTTCTTGCGTGTGATCTTACCATTGACTCTCTAATTAAAGGAAGTATTGGCATGATTGCATCTTCTTCAGTCTCATTACCTAAGTATGATTGTGAAATCAACTTAACTGTTGAAAGTGTTCTTTCAGCTAAGTCTACACCACCGTAAGGTGAACCTAATGTGTCGCCTCTTTGGGCTAAGTTACCATGTGGTGAACTACCTGAAGCTGTTTGAGCTGAAGCAAATTCAGCATAACCAGCATCTGGCATGATTGGGATAATCATATTAGCAGAAGTCATAGCAATTTCTCTAAATAGAGGCGCTAAGACTAGCTCGTTTTGAATATCTCTTTCAATATTTGTTGAAACGATTTGCTCAAAGTCTGCTGAAGATACTTGAACACCTGAGTGTTCGTTCACTTTTTGCATAATTGATTTTGAGTAGTCATTGTCCCATCCTTTCCCAGTAGCTAAACCAGCAAATTTTGCATCAATAATATCGTTTTCGAATTCCTTCTTCCAATTACCGTTTCCTTGTCTATCAGCAAAATGTCTTTTAGAATCACGAATACTCATGATTTCTTCAGATTTTTCTGCTAATTGTTTTTCAAGGGAATCGACAACTGTTTTCAGATCTTCATTCTTTTCATTGACTCTAGTTTCTAGGTCGTTCATTAGCTTTTCAGCTCCTGTTAAACCTGCTTCCACTATAGTCTTTGTTTCTTCCTGTTTTGCTTCTTGAGCAGCTTTTTCTTCAGCTTCTACTTGAGCTAGCTTTTCAGCCTGCTCTTGTACTTGCTTTACTTCAGCTGCCTTTGCTTCGGCTTGCTTCATTGCAATTTTAGTCGCAGTATCTTCTGCTACTTTTTTTGCAAATGCTTCAAGGTCGATTGAAGTTTCAGGAGATTTTCTTTCTTCTGACATATCAGTCTCCGTTGATGAGGATTTCTCCTCGCTTGGCTGCTCAATTTTAACAGCGTCTGCTGCTGCGGTTGAGTTAGCCTGTAAAATTTCTTTCTGGTAGCTTCTGTAATCTTCCATAGAATCAAATGATTTTGCTAATCCAAAGGTTGCCCCTTGGTTGCAAGGCACTGAGACTACTGAAACTTCAAAAAGCTCCGCATCTTTTATTTTATATCCATCGGTTTCAGTCATATATTCTGAATCCTTGCATCTGAAACCAACAGAAAATGCTCCAAGGACTCCATCTTTAACTAATTGAGTTACATCGCCGGCAGCTTTAGATATCTTTGCAGTTATCTCTAAGCCTTTATCGGTTACTTCTAAACCACTGGCTCTGCCAATTGGTTTATTGTAATCATGGTTAAAAAGAATAATTGGATTACCTTTATAGTTTTCCAATCCGCCTTTCATCCACGCTTCTGATTCGATAATATCTCCAGCTCTATCTAGTCCGTTTGTACTTGCAGACCCTTTGATATTAACTCCGCCATCATCAGTTTCACCTAATGATTTAAAAGTGCTAGTCCATTGATATATCTTTTCGTTATTTTTTGACATCTTTAACTTCCTTTTTTACAGGTGCTTTCTTAGGTGCAGGTTTCTTAACTTCCTTTACCTTAGGTTTTGCAACTGCTACTTGGACAGGATATCTTTTCTTAACAACTGACAGTACTCTATTCCAAGAACCAAATGCTCTTTTAAGCATAAAGTCTTTAACAGGTACATCGTTGCCAAAACTTTTATAGGTTACTAAATCCATAGTTTCAACGCCTTTGCTGGCTATGAAATCGGATAAAGCCTTTACCATCATGTCTTTTGTCATTCTTGCTCCTCGCTTGGTGGGGTCTCTTGTGGCCTACCACCTTCTTCGGGATTTGCGGCTGAACCTGCGATATTCGCAGGAACTCTTGGTTTATCAAATCCTGAGATTTCTTCAAGTCTTAATGCCTCCCTTGCTTCATTCGGTGTCATAATACCTGAGTTCACAAGTGTAGCATAGTAGCTTGCTTGGTCTCTTAACTCTGGTTGAAGTGCTGGAATTCCAGACACATTCTCATCAAGTTTAAAACCGAAGTATCTCTCGAAAGCATACCTAATCTTGTTAGTGATTGGTAGTATGGTTTCTAAATAATATAATCTATGGTTTGGTCGTAAATTTGCATTATTACCGCTATCCATCAAAATTGGTGGTACACCTAACGCTTTAAGTATTATCTTTTCATTAGTGGCGATGCCATCTTGAAAGTCTAAGTTCTTAAAATTAACTTCTGTTAAGTTTTCCACTGTTAAACCACCATCTAAAAATAATGGTCGTCTTCCACCAGACTGTGGATTGTATCTTGCAACCCAAGCCTGTAACATTCTCTCTTTGATTTTCTCAGAGAGTGTGTTTGGTGATTTCAGTACCAATCCTGGTACTGCTCCATTCTTGAAGAAGTTATCCTGGAATCTTCTCATGCTCGATAGTAACTGCATAGTTCTAAGAGCTGGTTTGAGTCTAGGTACTCCTCTATAAATAGAGTTAAAACTGTTTTCTTTTATGTGTATAATTTCTGAAGGACTATAATCTATACTGTGGTCATAAGTATACTTCTCTACGTAAGTATTCTCGTCACTATGTATAGTCATGTGATCTGCTGGAAGATGATAGAGATGTCTACCATCAAAATAAACAAAGATATTTCCATCAATCAGTAAGTCTATCAAAAGATTTCTTTTAAATGTGCTTACATCTTGAAATGGATTTGGTTCTTTATTTAGTAGTAAGTCTACTCTACTTCTTCTTATGTCTTTCTTTATAGGTTGTACACCTATTATCTTTTCTCCTACATCAAATGGTACTTCAGCTGAATCATCCACAATCATGTTGACCGCTCTATTTACCACTTCTAATGATTCGTAAGCATTTCGATAAGTTATAATATTTTCACGGCTATCAATAGTCATTCCCTCATCACGGGAAATCACATATTGTGCAGGATTTTCTTTTTCCTGTTTATCTCTGCCTAAAAATCTATCGTACCATGCCATATTTTTGTCTCTGTATATCCACCCAATGTTGTTGTTTCTTTGCTGTTAATAACTTTGGTCGTTTTCCATATATGTTATGCAGTTTCAGGTGGTGCATATGACATAAAGTAACAGCTTGGTTATAAACTTCGTCTTCGTTTTCTTTTATGAAATCTTCACGAAGTGCTAGTATTTCTTCTTCTGTCTTAATGGTGATATTTTTTTGTTTCATCCACCATTCAAGTAATTCAGTTAGTCCGTTATAGTGATGAAAGTCCAGATTCTCTGTACTTCCACAGATGTAACATTCCGTCTCTTTTTTATATTTAGACTTGGCCTTGTCACGAACATATTTAACTAAATCTCTTTTTAAAGTCATAAACCTACTTGTATATTAGAATTGTAACAAAAATTTTAGCTCATGTCAAGAACTATTTTTGATAGGTATAATTAAAAGGTAGTGGCACTTGTTTCAAACGAATAGAGTGCATATCGAATCGCGTCTGCCATGTGAGACGCATAGTTATGTTTAGGTTTTTCTTTTAATAGATTTGGATTTGGATCCCACTGATATTGGTCTAAACAAAGTAATGATTCTTTACAACCTTGATGAACGAAAAGTTGGTCATTATCTACTATACCTGCTACTGCTCCGATGCCATCTAGTACTGACTTTTTGGCATTAATAGTGCTAATATCATAGTTTTGTGCAAAGTCAAATCTTGTTTGTTGAGCTGCAGAATCTATGTAAATGTAGTCTATGTCCCACTTAATTATAAGTTTGTTAATTTCTATTGCATGCTGTTCAGTAGTTCGTTCACTATCTAAATATTCGTCTACTAAATAGTATTTATCTGCGTCCCAGTCATACGCAATCACACAGAAAGCTGTAGGATCTTTGTACCCTACGTCCATTCCTGCAAAAATATCCATTCTTCCAGTTTCTAGTTCGGATAAATCTGCAATCTGTGTTTCATGATTAAATGCCCATACCTGACCTTCAAAAACATTGAAGTCAGCCATATATTCCTGATTAAATTCAGCTTCTGACATCGTCTTTTTAGCTTCGTCAATATCTGTTTGTGATAATCTAGGATTTTCGTGATAAGTTGCTCGTACTGAAGCCCACTCTGGGAACTCATCGCTGAATCCTCTATGCCAGAACTCTGCAAACCAATTATTTCTACCCCGTGGAGTTGAGATAAATATAGCTTTAGAGTTTTCTTTATCTAGTGTAGGTCTTAGTGCTACATTGAAAGCATCTCTGCCATCAACAAGAGCCGCTTCATCAAATATGATGAGATCATAACTTCTACCTACCACAGAGTCTACTTGGTTAACAGAACCCATACGAATTGTTGAGCCATTTGATAGCTCAATAACTTTATCTTTTGCATTATCTCTAGTAACTTCTAAATCAAAGTGTTTAATCAGTTGTCTTTGTAAATCAAATGAGATTTGTGATAAAGAGTAGTTAGGCGACATAAGTAAAACATTAGAACCTGGTACTAATGTGATTAATTGTCCTATGATATTTGCAATATAAGTTTTGCCCTGCCTACGAGAAATCGCAGCACATACAAATCTATATTTGGGGTTGTTTATAGCGTTGATCAACGCTGTTTGTGATGAATTAGGCTGAACGCCTAGTAAGTCCATGTAACCATTAATAGGTAACTTTATAAATTTTCTTTCATCAAATGTCATTAGTTCATCACTAAGGACATCTTTTCTGCTAATGGTTATCAATGTATTGTCTCGTTGAAAAATAATAATGTATCGTCTTCGTCATCGAGAAGACCCGCCTCTTTGGCTTTTTCGTAAAGGTATAAAAAGGAGGCTGACATCTGTTTTAAGTTTTTTTCTGATGATGAGAGGTTTCGTTTATCTGCTACCTCTAACATTTTTGCTAAAAAATTATGTGCATGAATTTGACTTTCATCTAACCATACTTTTCTTCCGTCAGTTGTGGGTAATCCCATATTTTCTCCTTTCTACCATTTAACTTTATTTGCCCAGTATGCTGCTGACATCTTGCCTCGGGCAATATTTCTTCTATGTCTAGCTTTAAAACTCTTACGCTTCATCTTCATTCTACGAGACTCTCCAGCTTTAGGTTTCCCTGCTGTTTTAGCTCCTTTTTGTCCAAAACGAATAGTTTTAATTTTATTTCCAACTTTTGCCACTACTATGTGTGACTTGGTTCTGTGGCCAGGGGTTCTTTTGGGCTTGTTGAATCCTCTGACACCTGCTCTTTTGAGTCTTGGGTCGCGCTTACGGGGCATATTAGTCTCTAAAATTCCAAAATACTAGTGCGTATCTTGTCCCTGAGGTCACTTTATCTACACCGTGCCACCATTTAGCTTTTATTTCTAAGCCGTCTTGTGGAAACTGTATAGCTTGACCAACTTTTTGTTCTAAAGGTTGCTCTTTATTCTTACCTAGTGAAAGATTACCACCTTCATAATCATCATTTAAAGGAATAATAACAATATCTTTTGCAGTTTTGTTAGTTCCTTCTTTCCAATAATTACTCTGGCACATCCACATACTATCTCTGTGAGGATTGGTAAAATCTCCTTCCTCATACTTCATTACTTTACTTCTGTAGACAGGTAAACCGTCCCAAGTATCAAAGCAACTTAATTCAGATTGCTGTACGCTTCTGCCTCTGCCACCTTTTTTGAGAACGACAGTATTTGCTTCCAGCTCATCTTTTGTCATGTTCTGTGCATCAACATCAAAGTTTATATCTCTTTTATATATATCATCTTCCCAGCTTTCAACAGAGTTTATTATCTGTTGACAGCGTTCTTTTGATAGTGCGTTCTCAGTGTATTTTAACATTATCTTCCTCGTCTAGGTAGTATTCTTCCTGCTGACCTTTTGCCAAAGGTTGCTCTTTTTGGATTTAGTGTTTTACCAAATCTTGGACCAATTGCCTTTGGAGCTGCACCATAAAATCCTGCTGAGCTAGACAACGGGCTTTTTGTATTAACAAAAGTTCCTGCTGCTGCATTCAAATCTCTGGTTAGTCCTCTTTTTAGTTTATGTTTACGAATCTTCTGAGTACCATGTACACCAGTAGGGCCGCTTAAAAATGAACCTGTTCTAGCCATTTCTTTCTCCTATAAGCTTTTTAATTTGCTTATCCCGAAAATTACACTCCTGCATAGTTGCGTAATTTTTCATTTTTACTAATTGGGAGAGGGCTCTGCGTCTTGTTATTACTACAGTAGCCACGGTTTTTTCAATCGCCGAAAGCTGTTGAGTCATTTCAAACTTTTTAGCTAGTGTGCGACTGTTCATTTACCTTCTCCTTCTTCGTGTTGTTTTTCTTTTTCGTTTAACAAAGGTTGATACGTTTCTAGGTTTGCCACCAGGATTACCTGCTCTCCTCTTGCGTGTTACTGCAGATCGTTTCTGCGCCGAAGTCATTCTTCGAGCTTTACTAGCTGGTACGCATTTGGGATAGCCTCCCTTACTTCGTGCGGATTTTCTTCCACACGGAGGGTGTCCTCCTCCTTTTCTCTTACGAGAAATATCTACCCAACCTTCTTTGAACCATTTTGTTAGTCCACCTTTAGGTTTTGCCATTACTTCCTTCTTTTACGTCCAGTACCCATACGATACCTTCCGCCTTTGGCTTTGTAAGTTTTTACTAGCCATCCATTAGCATATGCTGATGGGTATACCTTAAACTTTCTCTTTGCTTGTGCTTTTACTCTTGCATAAAGAGTAGGGTTTGTAGGTACTGGCCTTTTCTTAGCGGCCTTTCTTCTTTTTCTTGCCATTGAATCTCCTCAATGCATAGTGGGCGTTTCAGCCCACTATACCCCCGAAATGTTTATTTATCTTTCGCTTTGCCAACATTTAAGGCAAACCAGTCAACTAGTTTATAGACTTTCTTCATCCAACCGTCATCTATAGGGGTTGGAGTTAAAGCTGCTATTAGAGAACAGATCATTACTATTGTTGGTAATACTGCTATCCATGCTTGGAGCCATTCAAAGAATCCTAACATACTTATCTCCTATCGTACTAAAAAGTACTCCTTGCGATGTATACGCGTCCTAGTAGCCTTGGCCACCTGGATTATCCTGCAAAGTGTCTAATTGACCTCTCCACAGACCTTCCTTATTCACTTTGTTTCCATGGCTAAAAAACCAAGGTAACCCAGTAACATAAGTATTTAAGATCCTCTCGAGTCGAGTTTTATGCTCTATCTTCACTGTGCATCTATACAGCTTTTTACAACTGTAATCGACAACATATAAACCGCCAAACAGGCCGTCATTATTTTCTAATTTTCTTGCTTCGTCTAAATTCTTAACACAAATGGTATTGAAAGTGTCATGTCCAAATTGAAATGACTGTGCGTTGTTATTTGCGTCTCGAGTGATCGTTATTACTTCATTACGAACGCTAATTGTATGTGCATCAGCCCAGATACAGAACGGTTGTAAACCTATAGCTTGTTGGTTAGTTCTGCTTTGTCCTTCTAATTTTTCCCATGTTTCTTTTTTGAAGAATCTAGTATTTCCTCTTCTAGAGAATAAGTCACCATACAACACTGGCACTTCCCTATCATTTGGAACTGCGTTATCGTTGTAAAATGCTCTTGCTATTTGATATGGTGTTTTTTGCATAATTCTTTGTAGAAGGGCGGATTGGAGACCCCTCGATATTTTTCCGTGTCATGATATAATATCATGCTTTTGCGTTTAGTATAAGGTCATCCAATCCTAAATTGTTGATCACCTCCTCGGTAAACTACTTGCAGGGTTTGTTTCTTTTACGAATTCCTGACTGTAAAGCTTTTGGTAATTTTTTCTGCGCTGCAGATAAACAAGGTTTGAGTCCGCTCATACCTTTTTTCTTTTTACCTTTTCCTTTCTTCTTTGGTCGGCCTCTTTTAGAGCCGTAAGTTCCTTTGCCTCTTGGCATACTTCATCTCCCTAAGTCCAACGAGGTGGCTCGTCTGGACACTCAGCCCATCGTAGTTTTGTTTTGAGGGGCATAAAACAGTGACAAATCTTACAAGTTTTCCAAAACTTACTATAGTTTGGACACTGTTCACAAATCTTTAATCTTTCTTTATGTGACTTTTTATTCGAAGTCCGCGTACCAATTCGTTCCATATTCATTTAATTTATTAGTCCACCATTCTTCGTTATGTAGACTTACATGAAAATTAGTACCATCACTAAACTTTTTAATTGCTGGTTTAGTATCAATATGAAAATACACAGAGTTTCCTAAAAAGAATATTGAGTGTAGTACACTATCGACTTCTTCTGGTAGTATGTGTTCCATCACATCTACACATAGTACTAAATCGAAAAAGTTACATTTATATCCTGCTAGTTTATTATACTTAGCTACGTAAGGATCGTATAGTGTTGGCATTGGTATACCCCAATCTTCGTGTACATTCTGTCGAGTGTACTGCCAACCTTTACCACAACCAAAGTCTAAAACATTGACAGGATTTACTCTGTCTATAACTTTCTTAATTATATCTTTGTTCTTTACTGTTGTTCTACCACTCATTGTAGTAGTGTTTTCATGAACCCAGACATACTCTTTAGCAAGTCTTTCCTTATCGATCATCTTGTTCTTTTACGATTAGGGTTGTGTGATCTTCTCTTTAAATTTTTCTTTCTAGCAAGTAATCTTTTCATTCTGCTAGTAAGTTCTGGAGACTCATTCTTTTCTTCTGAGTGCTCCACTGCCTTTTTCAAGGCTTCTTTTATTTCGTTAGCCATGTAAGTGCTTCCTGTTTAGTTTTAAATATTTGGTGGTCTATTCCATCTCCTTTTAGATGCCATAGTCCTCTTTTTTCATAAAGTTCTACACCTTCAGGTACTTCTGTTTTTACCTTTTTCATTTTAGGTGCTTTTGTTATATCTTTTTTAGAATAATCTAATTCCATTGTTTTCTCCTATGAGTGCATACTCCATATTGTAAATATGACGGTTGCTGCTCCGACAATAACCCCACCAGCTGCAGAAATCAGTATTGTTTCTACACGCTTTAAGCTATTATCCATGTCGTCAAAGCGGTTAAATGCAGTTTTCCATCGCTCCGCGCAGACTGCTTCATGCCTAGCTAGATCGTTTGCCACTTGTTCAGCGTCCATTTGTTACTCCCTTTTCTTAACTTTTGTATTAAATACATGATAATTATATCAAATTACCAACCTGATGTCAAGTACTATTTTCGTATGGTATAGATTTTTACAGGTTCTGACTTACCTTTTACAGTTACCTCGTCAAGAAACTCATAATCATAACCATCTACTAAACTGTGCTCAGATATAATTAAGTCAGCATCATATTCTTTACAGCTAGATTCTAGTCTAGCAGCCAGATTGACGCTATCACCAAGAACGCTGTAATCAAAGCGAGTGCTGCTGCCAAAGTTTCCAACGACACAGTCCCCGGTGTTGATTCCCGCTCCTGTATTAATCTCATCCAAGCCTTCTTCTCTGAGTTTTTCATTTAACTCCTCCAATGCCACTCTCATTTCGAGAGCTGCCTTTGTTGCATTTTCGACATGATTCTCGTCTGGACACGGCGCTCCCCAAAATGCCATGATGCAATCTCCCATATATTTGTCTATTGTTCCCCCATGCTTGAGAATAATCTCAGTCTGATTATCAAGGAAACGATTAATGAGGCTCGTAAGTCCTTGTGGATTCTTTTGGTATTTTTCCGAAATCGGGGTAAATCCTCGTATATCAGAAAAAAGAAAAGTGAGTCGTGAAGTTAACCCACCCAATCTCAGTAATGTTGGGTCGTCCTGTAATTTTTTTACTAAGTCGGGACTAACGTATGTCCCAAATTGTTGTTTGATTCGAAGTTTCTGTTGATACTCCGATAGGAAACTCAGAAAGGTATGAATACTCCAAAAGAGAACGGATATAATTACGATTCCACTAACGTCAAGCAAGTAAGAAGATTTATATAGATGCCAGGCTCCATATAAACTTCCTCCAGTTATCAGTAATAGTGCGGGAACGGAAAGCCAGACTGACCTTGATGCAAAAGCAAGTATTATCAGTGCTAGTAGTGTTGCGATGATTTCTGCTCCTGTAGCCCAAGTTGGTTGGCTAGGTGCGGTTCCTGTAATTAGATTGTGTAGAATGTTCGCTTGGATTTCGTGTGGGTATTTAGCCCCCGCAGGGGTCGGCACTGGGTTAGTTATACCCTCTGCAGTCGTGCCGAATATAACGAACGGAGCTTCTATTGGTTTCTTAAGAAACTCCAGTCCGCTTTGTTTGTAAAACTTCGTATTCCAATTTAAAAAGATACGACCATTCGCATCTGTATTCATCAGTGGGTAGTTTGGGATTCTTATCCAATCAATACCTTCTGGTGTTGTTTTTAGCTGGTACGAAGGATCGTTTACGGCGACTCTTAAGAGTTCCAAGGCGAAACTCGGGTAAAGTTTTGACTGCACGTTTACGACTAGGGGAATGCGACGAGTAACCCCGTCTATTTCCGGCGTAGCGGTTACTACTCCGATTCCCTTTGTTTTTGACTCCAGCGTAGACGCGGTAGGTAAAATTCCTGGTAGTTCGAATAGCCATGGTAATGGGTCCTCTCCTAACTGAGCAGTACCTACATGAGGGTTTGTCCCAGTTACTTGTGTCGATGCTGCTGAAGCAAGGACTGTTGGTATGTATTGCATTCGCATAGCAAAGTAATTATCATAATCTTTGCCACGAATGTCGGGGTTTGGCATCAAGATTGTAAAACCTGGTACGGCCTGTGTAGTAGTGATTAAGTCACCAAACACTGACCTAGGTAATGGCCATCCGCCATAAGTCTGTAGAAAATCTTCATCAAGATCAACTATCAGAATGTTCTCGTTCTGTACTGGTTCGGTATTCATGATTAAGTAGTCGTAACCAATTAGTTCGACTCTTTGCATGACACCAGGATTCCATATAAGCAATCCCATAAACAGTACTATTGTGATAACTTTATTTAGCACGATACATTTACGCCTGTAATATGATGGTAATTAAAATCTCTGCATTCTGAAGCCTCTTCATACAAGTAAAAGTTTCTTATTATTACTGCTGCAAGAATCCAGTTTGTAAGCACCATTTGCTCCTCTTCTAAGTTAGCTGCTATAATTGGAGTTAATACAGATTTGTGTAGTAAAAATTCTGCAGCAGACGGCTTTTCCGGCAGTAAAAAGTTGGCTTCCTTTATGTGCGGGTTGTTTCTAGTAAACACATATGAAGTTGTCATGTCAACCGCATTGAGAATATAGTAAGCTCTTAGTGTTCTCTTAGTGGGTTCATTGTTTATCTTTATAAATCTAAGACGCTTTTTCTCAGCAGCTTCTATTTGAACAGAGTCTTGCTTCATCTGTTCATAGTTGAATGGAGTTTCAGGTAGTGTTAAATCTAAGCTATCCGCTTGATTGTTTGACGCTAATAGTAACATCGGCACCATTACCAACGACAACATTGTAAGCTTTGCCATCTTGTTCCAATATAATGTTATATCCAGTTTGTCCATTTATATCTAACCTTACACTTTGATTTACTTCTCGAATGAGAGTAAGAAACTCTGCATCTCCAAAAGTTGTAATCTGTGTGCTTGCATCTTGTCCGAATGTAGTACCTTTTAAATCTACAGGTGCTGCTCCAACGGATGCGAGTTCATTATTATCTAGTTCATCTACTGATTCTATTATTTCTAGTAGATCTTCCAGGAAGTTAGTTCCTAGGTAGTCTATGTCAAGTTCTCGAAAGTCTTCCTCTACTTCTAATAAGTCTACATCGAGCCCGTCGTAAGCGAGGTAGTCGATATCAAGAATATTAGTACCAGAGTCGTCACTTCCAGACGATCCCTCATTTTGTTGTATTTCTTCATTTTTCTTAGGTGGTGAGACAATCAAAAGATTGTCTATCAGATCTAGTGTTAAGTCGAGGATAACAGGTTTAGTAGGACTCTGTTCCCATACAGTTGTAACAGTAGATTGATACGGTTTATTTAGTATTACCTGTCCTAAAGCAGTTGCTACTACAATCTCGCCAGAGGGCAGTCCGTTTGCATCTGGTAAGAGTATCACCAATGACTTACCGAACTCGTCAACGGTAACAGTAAAGTCTGTTCCTCGAATTGCGATTTGTGCTGTTGGTGTACTGATGTTGATATTCTGTTTGTTTATCTGTCCTATCTTACCAGTAATAAATCGAGCAGTGCCACTTGCAAATTGCATACTCATCTTTGACTTGTTTGGATTTGGGTCAAAGATTACTTCGTCTATAACAAGTTTGCTATGCTCTGTGAGTCGAACTTGACTATCGTCTATGAATGTGATACCTAGTCGCCCATTAGCTGTACGCACATCATCCATTTGTTGAATGTCTTGTTCTAAAGTTGCAGGTAAGGTGTCATCTCGAATGACGGCACCTTGCCCGCGTAGTTCCGTGATTGCGCCTATATCAGCAAGAAGTGGATGTACCACCATCAGACTGAATAACACAGATGTTACTGTTTGACGCATCGCTCTCTATTTTTAACCAATCGAGTGCTAGTGTTGATTTTTGTTGTATTTCAATAGTATTTGTACTACCATTTAAATCCAAGTAAAAATAACCTGCATCACTCGATGAGGCTCCTTGACCAGTTTTGGTCAATTCCATTGTATTACTATCTCCTAAGATATCCATATACGCAGTATAGTAGTCAGAGTCTATATCGAATGTTAAATCGTTACTGTCTCCGTCTAGTATTAGATCTAAGTCTAAATAACTTGCTCCTGCATTTTCACCGATGTCCCAATCAAAAACGTTTGAGCTACCTGTTACATCTACATTGATGTTTGCAAAGTCAACTGTATTTAGTCCTGTAGTATCCATAGAAAACTCGAATGTATTTGAATCTCCATCAAATTCGAAGAAACCAGTAAAGTTTTCGCCTAATACACCGTCAGTTAGAAATTTATTTGAAGAACCAATCTGGTTAATATCCAATGTCCATGTACCACCGTTTAAGATAGCTTTTGTCATAGAACCGCTTGTTGCATCGTCACCACCAATAAGGTTGTTCGATCCTAGTTGCTCTAAGTCAATATTGACATTGTTTCCAGTTTGATCTATGTAAATTTCATTGTCTGCATATAAACCAAAGGATAGTAATAAAAGTAATATTCTCATTACTTCTCTCCCCAGTACTTCCAGTACCCTTTCTCTTTGCCGTCTTTTATCAATTGAACTACTGCAGTTTCAAGCGCTGCTTGTATTGCAATAGATTTACTTTCATTCATTGCAGTTCCGCTTTCAAACTCTACGAGCTTTGTGCCTTCTGCTATAAACCTAAAGAAGTCATTTGATACTCCGACAGAGAGTATTTTCTTTGACGTAAGGATTTCCATTAAGATCTCTCCTGTACTCACAGAAACTAGTCTTAATGAGACCACTACGGTATCCTCACGATATTGCTTGGAGTTACCAATGCCTAAATATCTAGCACCTATACCTCCTGTTAATAGATTAGTGTTATAATCTACTATTCCCCCTTCAATGATTAATCCAGCAAACAGTAGTGGAAGCTGCTCGTCTTCATCATTAAAACTTTGTCTAGTCTGTCTTATTAATTGTCTTTCTCTAGTTAAGTGGTCAAGGCCACCTCTTTCGACAACTTTGAAGAATCCAGACTGTTTGAGTGCTCTTATGAGGTATGTCTCGGGAGCCATAGTAACAGCAGTACTGAAACTAGCTATACCATCGACACTCTTTCTTTGTCCTGTTGAATCTGTAAATTTGTATACGGCCACCACGGGATATCGTGATGGTTGTGGAATTGTTTTAATTGCATCTGTAACTGGCGTATTGATAATAGCATCTCCAGAAAAGCATTGCGCTTTTCCGATAATAGTTACAACATCTTTATAGTCTTCGTCTGGATTTGTTAAGCAAGGTGACACATATTTGTAATGTGTAAAGTTTGCACAACTAGCCAGTAGGAAAACCGAAGTCGCCAATAGGGATTGTAATGACAGTCGTTTCACCAGTAGCCTCATTAAATATGGTCATTGTAATTGATATACCATCTGATGTCCATGTAATCAGATTATCAAACAACATGAATGATCCTTCCGATGCAGGGTTTTCTCCGAACAACTGGTCTACTAGCTGTCGAGATAACTGTGCGTATACTCTACTCTCAAAGTTCTTTATAAATCTTGCGAGAGTACTATTATTTTCCTCTCGTTCTGCGGCTTCTTTGAGTGCTTTAATTTCTGCGGCGATTGCCTCTTTTCTTGACATCTCTTGTGAGTCAATTGTAAGATAGTGGCTAGATGTACCTACACCACTGAATGAAGGATTTTTAAATCCAAACTTTATTTCATCCGCGTTTAAGTCTGCTGCAATTGCTATAAAGCTTAATATAAATAAAGCTCCTATAACACTATTTGCAACTCTGTTATTTAGTTTTCTTTCGTTCATTTTCTTTTAACTGTAAAACTGTGTCCAGTTTCTTTTGCAGTCGTATCATGTCATTATCCAACATTCTTATCTGGTCGATAAGTTGTAGTATGGTAATTTTCATTTCTTCGATTGCTGGGTCTATCTTCTCGGTCACTGTAGTCCATACGAAGTATACGAAATATCCAAGTCCAACCATTGCAACAACTGGAAATCCAAATTGTTGTATGGCATCAATCACGTCTTGCATCGATACTCCCACTTTCTACAAAGTTTTCTGCTCTTGCTATTTTTTCTAAGTCTGGTGCAAGTCCCAGCGCGGATGATACACTCATATCTATTTTAATCATATCATTGTTCATAACTTTGATACGAGTAATTAACATCTTAGAGATTCCTCGAACTTCTTCTGTATCTCCAACAACGTCATCCATAATCTTTCTTATGATGAGAAATATAAAACCACCCATAAACAGTGCTGCAGCGATAGGTGCTCCAACTTGTCCGATTACGTCAAATATCTCACTCATAAGTACTTAATCATTTCTTGATTGATTGCCATACATCCAAACATGCCAAATAGTACAGTAACCTGTATAATACTTGCATAAGTAATTTGTCTCATTGGATGCATATCTGTTAACTTCTCTATCATGCTTTCTGATGGCGATAGGTTAACTATTTGTAATGCTTTCCTAGAAGCCGATGCTTTCTCCGCATCCGCATCTATATGTTTCTTTTGGGTTGTTAAATCTGAATTCTTCATTTAGTCCGTCCGTGTGCCAATCAATAGTCATGCCTTCTAAATAAGGCGCAGAGTTAGGGTCTACCCTAAATCTAATCTTGCCCCAATCTATTACCAGATCATCTGAATAATTTTTAGGGTTAAAAGCAAAAAGATACTCCATACCACCGCAGCCACCCCCAGTAATACCAAGTCTAAAAACAAAGTTGTCTTCTGCGCTCGCTTTCTGTATAAGTTTAGTATACGCCTCATTAGTAATTTCTATCATCTATCTAATTTAAATAGTCTCCAAACATTTTGTATTCTGCTTGCTTTCATAAATTTGTGTATTTTTCTGAACATTTATCCTCCCAGTTCTGAATAGCCTTTCTTATTGCGTCTTCGGCTAGAACTGAGCAGTGAATCTTTATTGGCGGCAACTGTAGTGCCTCGGCAATATCTTTGTTCTTAATTTCTTTTGCTTCTTCTATAGTAAGTCCTTTTAACATATCTACAAACATTGTAGAAGACGCGATAGCTGAACCGCATCCATATGTTTTAAATTTTACATCAATGATTTTTTCTTGTTCGTCAAGTTTAAGTTGTAACTTCATGACATCACCACAAGCGGGTGCTCCTGTCATTCCTGTAGCTATATCGGGGTCGTTCGGGTCAAAACGGCCTACGCTAAATTGCTTAGGACTGTTCAGTACTCCTTCGAACCTTTCGATAACTTCTTTACTATATGCCAATTTTCTTTATACCAAATACATAGTTTTCAGCTGCATCTTCTGCATACGCTTCACTATGTCCTTTGTAAAATTCGGTAGCTACTAATACACCCTCTGGGTTGTAGAATCTAGCACCAAATACTCCTTTGTCTACGATTGTGTCGGCTCGTAGATTGCCACTCATGTACGTTGATAGTTCTTGCATTTTTTTCCTCATATTTTATTTCAACAACTTCTCCATCAGTTTGCCATAGTTGCCTTGCCCGAAAGGGAGTTCGTTGATCTGTACATTTGTCTGATTTTTGACATTTGAGGTTTTTGCTTTTTCTAGTTCTGCCATAGCTTTGATTTCATCCATACGCATTTTGTGTGCCATTTGTATTAAATCCGCTAGGTCTTTGTTAGTATAAATTTGAGATTCTTCGCTCTCTTCTAGTTTGCGCTCAATAATATCGTCAAGTGTGTTTGCTAATTTAAAACGATTTCTGTAACCTGTATCTAGATACACTTGATCGATGTACGCTTTGATTTCCCGTTTTCCTAAAAATTCTTGCACGGTGTTTTCATCTATTTTCATTCTGGCGCACACGGCTGGTATGCTTCCTAATTCTAGATAGTTGTTCGCTATTTCAAGCCCTTCTGGACTCATCTTGGTTACAATTTCATTTTTCATATTTTGATTATACCAAATTTTAATCCTCGTGTCAAGAAGTATTTTCGTATGCATCGTCACGATGCTCTGTGCGCGTCTTTTTACTCTTTTCCAAAAAATCCAAAAGTCGTACGCGCAGGGGGGTGTGGGCGAGACAGGGGAGCAAGGTCTACTAACCCCCCTATCATATATGCTAGACTGTGTCAACTGTTCTTTCAAGAAAACTGCCAAAGGGCGATTCTTGAAGGCTCACTACTTGACATCTATTATCAAATCTTTTCTTTTGCTCATCACAGATTTTTTCTGCTATTGCTTTTGCTTCTTCGTCATTCTCACACCAAATATTTAATGAGAATTCTACTCTATATCTTTCCATATTATTTGCCCTCCAATTTAATTTTTAGCTTATGGATTCTATTTGAAATATTGAAATACATTTTTGAGCCAACTCTAACTTGCTTTCTAGCTTTGAGCCAAACTTGAATTTCCCTTTCCATTTCTTTTTTCGTTTTCATAATATAATTATACACTCCTTATTTTAAATTTGCAAATCTTTTTTTCTTAAAAACTTGAACATGGTTTAAAATTTGTTTACCCTTCGGGTTAATCTAAACTTGTTTAGATAAACAAATTTTAAACCACGAACGCCTTTTTGTCAACTTTTGTGACAGATTATTTTTCGGGTTTCTCATACACGATTTTAGCAAAAATGTCAAATTTTGTGACAGAATTTTTTGCGAACTTTTGAGAAATGTTTTGCAAACTTTAGAGAAAAGATTTATAATTTATATATTGTTAATAATTAAATGGAGACAATATAAGAATGGAAATATTTTTAATACCTATGGGACTGCTAATACTAGCAATCGGATTTATGATTAATGGGGGAAGATAATGCACGATAAATTATACATGCACTTACTGAAAGCCAAACATCAAGCCGAGAAAGAAAGGCTAGAAGTTAAGCAAAAACTAGACCTATTCAGAAAAGCGAATAGACATGCTAAACTTACTAAAGCGATAGGCTCAGAATATAAACAATTCGAGAAACAAATCAATTCATATAATGGGTTGATTCGTGGACTGAAAGAAAGACTAAAACAAGGTTAAAGATGTTGACCTTTAGCAACAACATCACAAATGGAGAAAATATTATGGTAGATAAACCAAAATATTATGAAGATATGACTAAATCAGAAATGGTAAAAATCATATCTGAATCAACAGGGATTAAACTCCCAGCACTCGAAAGAGCAACGAAGATTGATATTTCTAATATAGCGAAAGCGTTAAAAGTATCGGCAAATTATAAGGGGGCGAATTAATGTCACCTCATAGCACGAGGGCAACGCATACTATTGTATGCGTTGTCGATACTGAAACAACTTTTATCAATGAAACGCCTAGAATGGTTTATCATTTTGGGGCGACCTTTGGAGACATTGAGCAAGAGAATTCTTTTAATGTTGTTAAAATGGATTATTATGTTAAGGAAGTTATCGAAGATTTATCTTTATTCTTACATCAGAATAAAGAGGGGCATAACTTTGGATATAATAAATCTATGGCTAGAGCATTAAAAGACGCTATTAACAATCCTCATAAGGTTAAGAAATGGAAAGATATAATAAAAGAATGGCAAGACTATTTACACGCTATGAATGTTCAATATCTTACATCTTATAATTTCAATTTTGATATTGGCACAGATTCAAGCGAAATTGCCACCATTAGAAAAACACATCAACAGCTAACAGATAAGACTTTTTTCTTACCTCGTAATGTTGATTATTGTTGCTTAATGGATATAGGGGCAACTTTGTTTATGAATAGAAATTATCTTAATTGGGTTAATTCCTTAGATGAGAATGAAAAGAATCAGATGACTACAGAAAAAGGAAATTTATCTTATTCGGCTCAATCTTGTATGCGATACATAAACCGAGATTTATGGTATCAAGAACAACATACAGCATTAAGGGATTCATTACTTGAATTTCAATTATTCGCACATTTTTGGGGTAAATGGAAATCAATAATAAAAAAAGAGTTTGTTAATAATGTAAATACTCCCTCGTGGCAACATCTTAAAAAGGGTTATTCGGCAACGAAAAAACGCCAATTAAGAAAAGGGATTAAATCGAAAAAGGTTGCTAAAAAGAAAATGCAAATACAAACCGAGCTAAACTTACAAGGGGGTAAATAATGGCTAAACAATTAGAATTAAATTTTGATCCAAAATCGGCAATGGTTAAGGAAATAGAAAAAGATGTTCCAGACTTTAAAAAGAATGGATTTAAAACAAGGGACGAATATTTGGTTGCTTGTGAATTTGATAGATGTGCAAGGCACATGGAACAAATGAAAGGGGGTAAAAAATGAGATATATGTCAGAATTTGAAAGGCACGATAGAAAACTTCGTAAAATAAAAAATTGGTTAACTGTATTAGCTATGCTTTTAATTTTTATAGGATTGCAAGGGTTTTTACCCTTGCCACGCCTTGAATCTACATTTTTCATATTTACAGGTAATGCCTGTATTTTTTGGGTTGCTATGGTAGATGAAGATAAAAGATTATTTCTTTTTACTTTGTTGATGATAATTGCACAAATTTCTAGGGTGGCATTATGACTTTTAGAGGAATGAAAGCGTATCTATATCTTAAACTTATAACTCGATTTTGTGATAGACTTTTTAATATAAATCAGAAAATCAGAATTTATGATTTAGATGGAACTATAATAGATTCGAGCCACCGAGCAAAGCATAATGAATATGGAAAATTAGATTTAGACCATTGGAAAGAAAACAATACTAAAGAAAATATTTTTAAAGATGATTTGCTTCCTATGTATTGGCAACTCGTAGCCGATTATAAGAATGGCGATTATATTATTTTATGCACAGCTAGAGAAATGGGAAAATGGGATTTAGAATATTTGCATACAATGGGTATTTATTACGATAAAATTTTATGTAGAAATGAAAATGAAAATACTGCCGATTGGAAATTAAAAAGGCGTTTACTAAATCCATATTTTAATTTGAAGCCATTTAGAAATATACAAAAATATTTCTATGATGATAACGATTCTAACCTTTTAGCCATTGGCGATATGGGGGCGACTTGTTGCAACGCTAAAGAATGGAATAACAAATTTAGCAAATAGAAAGGGGGAACAGGGGCGAGAAATCGCCCCACTTTTTTTTTCAAAAAAAGACTTGACTTTTACCCCAAAATCCTGTAAAAAAATCCACAAAAAAACTTGTCACAAAACTTGACTTTTTCTCGTGCGTGGTTTAAAATTTGTTTATCTAAACAGATAAACCCGAAGGGCTAGCAAATTTTAAACCAAGAACGATTTATCAACCTTCACAAATCCATAACACGAAACGCCAAAAATGTCAAGGGTTAATTTTCAAAAATTTTGTGATATAATCACTAGGTGAATTTACTTTATAAATATAGAATCGTCATGGAATTAATCAGAACTGTAATTCCTGTTATTATGGTCATATTACAGGGCATAATTATTTTTAAATTATTTTCATAAATCGCTTGACAATAGGGGCGAAATCGCCGATAATATTTATATTGATTGAGAGGGAAACAACCGAAAGGGAAACGAACTCGACAGACTAGGAAAGACAACAGAAACATAGACACAGAAACCCACTCTCTAAGAATCGAACTCGCAGAACTTCAACCACCTCCGAGACTGAGTCGCTGACAAGGTCAACAGGGAATGAACTCAAAATCAAGACAGGCTAGGAAGTCTCGACCAACTAGCCGACCGAGAGGGAAAGGACTCATACTCCGAGATTATATCAAAAGAGATTGTTGGACTTCCCCTCTCACTTTTTTTTCACCGATTTTTTCGGAGGACTGCCCCTGCCCGAGATTTGAGAAATCCTGACGCGCCCTGCGCCAACGCAGTGCAGTGTCGAAACGAAACGTGGTGCGGGTGCGCCAAAGGCAGTGCAGTAACGAAACGAGAGGTCTGCGCAGAGCGATCCGACTTATCCACAGGTTATCCCCAAGTCTCTGTGGGTATCCCGCCCCCCACCCTATTATTGTATCACACTTTGTCGCTCTTGTCAAGTCTTTTTGAAAATAAAAAACCCGCTTTCGCGGGTTCTGTGATTAGGAACAGATGTCGATTAATCTTTTGATTGTTTCTGCATTCGCTCTCTCAAGACTGTTTAAGAAACCTTTGTCGGCTCTGATTACCACCTCTAATTCTGCAACTAATGTTGCTTTAGTTTTTACAACTTTTTTCGCTTTTTCGTTTTTCATTTCGTTCTCCTTATTTATAGATATAATTATACGCACATTTTCTAGGATATCAAGAACTATTTTACATTATTTTCAGAAATTACCACAAAACACCAAAAAACCCGCCCCAACTGCCTGAAAGCCCCTGTTTATGCGGGTTTCACGGGCACGCTCCGCGCCAAACGCCCAGTGCAGTATCGAAACGAAGTGCGAAAGTGAAGTGCCAAAGCGAAGTGCTAAAACGAACTAGTCTATAATTAGGTTATTTATAGTATATCATACATTTGGGCGGGTGTCAAGGGAATTTTGCACAAATTTGCGTTTTTTGCGACAAATCGCAACGAAGGTTGGTGGTTTCGCGTCCCGCCCCCCGAATCAAATGCTGATAAATTATAAATAAATCACATTTATTGTTGACACAAGTGATAAAAGCGAATATAATATATACATATTAAAAAGGAGGCAAAAGTGAAATACAAGAAAACAATCAAATCAAAGTTTTTTCATAAAATCCTTGACAATAGAAACAAAAGTGGTTATAATATACTATATAAAATATTTGGGAGAATACTAATGGCAAACGCTAAAAATTATACAGAAGAAATGGTCAGTCAAATGACCGAAGCATACTCTGCTAACCCTAGTAGAGAAACAGTAGACGAACTTGCTCAAACTTTCGGCAAAACAACTAGAAGTATCATTGCTAAGTTGTCAAGAGAAGGAGTATACATCGCTCAACCTAGAACTACAAAATCTGGTGAACCAGTTGTAGCAAAGTCTGAGTTAGTTGCTCAACTCGAAGCACACTTTGGAATTGAACTACCTACACTTGTCAAAGCAGGTAAGCAAGACCTACAAAGATTGGTCGACACAATCGCATCTTAATTGTTGAGGAGTGATTACCCTAAGTAATCAATTTTGAAGAGAGTATCTATCTGAGGTAAGTGTCTACGGAAGCACACCTAAAGAGGAAGTAGCAAGTTCGACTCTTGCACCTCAGATATCTCTGCTCTGCTCAAAGTTTAGTCAGTAAAAAAATCGCTTTTTCTATTGACAAATCCTTAAAAAGCGAGTATAATATATTTATATTCAAAAAAAGGAAAACCCACTGGGACTGGGCATCTGGAAGTGATGACATAGTTAACACTTAGAATTAAACTGTTTGCCCTACCCACCTTTCAAGAAATAAATCAAAATTTTTCTTGACAAATGGTTAAAAAGTGGATATAATATACTTATATTCAAAAACAAAAAAGAATAGCAAAACACGGAGTGAAGTACGCCATTAAAGATACTTCTAGTGTGGCGACACGATAAAATGACTGCCGAACGCTCGTTAGATATTGAGAGAAAGCGTTAGATGAGTTCAATATCCGCTTTTGAGAGTCAGATACAGACATATCCTCCGCAGCAGGAAGCGAGTGTATCTTCGATTGACTTGTCGGTAAAGGGAGTATAAAAGCACGATAACTGCCAGTAATTCCTACACTAAGTCCCTTTTTCGGGCAGTAGGTAGTAAGCGATTTCGTTGACTGCTCTCCAAGTAGTGTATTGGCACTATAAAGTCCTGAGGATTAGTATGAATTACACAGGTAAAACAGTAAATCATACCGTGATTGACGCGTAGATACATCGAGAATATCACGCAGAGTGAGGAAACCACGCTGATTCTATACCACACCCTCAACCGTTTCGGTAGTAGGAAGTAGAGCATAGAACGAGTAGTAAACCAGTTTGACATTTCAGTGTGCAAGGTATGAGATAATTTCAAAACCCACCAAGTAATGAGAGCATAAATGCAAACTTCAAGGGCAAGGAAGTTAGAGGAACATATGATGTACTTTAGTTGAGACTTCCACGCTACCTGCGAGTGAGAACCCACGCGGCGATTCAGGTTTACCTGTCAAAGTAGTAGGGACATTGGGGGCAGTTAGCAACTTAGAGGAAATAGACACCGATTGATGAGTGAGGAAAACAATCGAGTGAGCAAGTGAAAGGTCGATACAACCTCTATTCCAAGTATCGCACTTGCAGTTAGGCATACACTATCGTTGAGGTTTCGAGTAAAGCAATCCGAGATAGAGAGTAATGCCAAGTTGTAGACCGATATCAGTCTGACAGCGATAGTAAAAAACAAATAGTTTTTTCGAGGGAACAGCGCGTTCCCTCTTTTTTTGTCTCAAATAAGTTAACATCAAAATTTCTTATGTTAATTTAAAATAGTTCTTGACAAACAAGATAAAAGTGAGTATAATATATGTATCAAAAGAAAAAGGAAACCACATTTTCCGACATAATGAGTGTGGGGGTCGTAACCGAAAGCGCAGGGGAGGAGTGAAATGACTCCCCACCTAGATTAACTATTATTTATAAGGAGGGCATCATGCCAGCAAAATTTAAACCAAGTGAAAAGATTTACAAGAGAGGAGTTCCAGCAAGAAACTTGCCAGAAAGACACTTCTATCTAAAGAACACTCCTAAAGAGGAACTGTTCTCAGAAATTAACAAGCACAATGTCAAACCAAAACAAAGACAAAAGTGCCTAAACGAACTCGCTAGACGAGGCGTGGAAGTAGTGTGGACTACTAAGGAGAGTGTGTAATGAGAGCATGGGGAACAAATCATGTGTCGCACAAGAAGAAAACTTCACAGGGCAACGGCAGAGGCACATTCAGTATAAATATGAACAAGAACAAAAAGCGTTCTTACAAGAAATACAGGGGGCAAGGCAAGTGAAGACAGCAATGCTAACACAACAGGACTTTCAAGAGTTCAAAAAGAAAGTGGCAATTCTAGGTAGAGCAGGTATTACATTGGATTATACAGTAGCAAAACCAAACCACAAAAAAGTAAAGATAACAATGCGTACACCAGTGGACGCACAAAAGTGGGACGAGGTGTGTGGATGAAAAAATTACTAGACGCAATGTGGGAACCGTTTGACAGCGAAGATGCAACAGAGTGGTTCCTCATACTGTTCGGTTATACAGTATTATTCTTTATCCTATTGGGTGGAGTGATAGAATGGATTTAACAGTATTATTATTAGTAGCAATGTTCTTAGTGTATATGTATTTCAATGACAGGGATGACTGGCGTGGGTAATATAATACGCTTTCCTATTGAAAGGACTGAGATACAACGCTTAGTGAGAGATTTGAGGCATCAGGAAGAAGAAATCAAACTGTGCCTCGATGACCTTGAAGCATTAAATGAACATATAGTCGAGTTAACAGCAGAGTATGAATCCCTGTTAAATCGAGTATGTGAACTAAATCAAATTAATTTAAAAGGAGAAAGTGATGAAGAAAGGTAGTATGCAATACGACCAGTTTGGTCGCAAGAGAAAAGTATCGCATCTTTACAAGAGTAAGAAAGCGACGCCTCAGTTTGCGAAACAAGCAAAGAAACAATTTAAAAAGGAAGAAGATATCTACGCCAGTGCACCTATTGGGGAATATGCTGTGCCTGTAGATAATTCATATAAACAAGACATCAGTAAGCAATATACGGTATCGATTGCTTACAACAAAGGTGCTTATCAAGTGATACCAAAAGGAGAAGTGAAAGACATTGGCAAGTAAACATTATAAAGTGGGAATGAAAGCAAATGGTAGCACAATAGTAGCAATTCGATACCCCGAAGGCACTTCTAAGAAGTATGAACATTGGGAATGTCCTGCACGAAACAGTGTAGAACACATGGATGTCGAATTAGCAGATGGTAGAGTGTTATCCAGTAAGGATTTGATACTTGGAAACAAGTTCAAAGTCGAAGATGTAGAGAAAATAGACAAATTTATATCTAAAATTAGTGGAGGTGTAGCATAATGAGTAAAATTAATGACTATGCTAGGTTTGTTGATAGTTGTACATCGGCAACAAGTAAAGATACTAGCAAAATGTGTGATAGAATGGACTATCTACGAGGAAACTACACAATGCAAGGTGGTGAAGTGCTAGAACAAGAAGTAGATATGGCAAGATTGATGACTGCCCTGATAGGAATGATGGCAGAGAGTGGAGAATTTGCAGAAGTAGTGAAGAAAAAGGTATTTCAGTCAGATAGCAAGTTCAAAAGCGATGAGATTTTCCATATGAAACGAGAACTCGGTGATGTATTATGGTATTGGGTTCAAGGATGCAAAGCATTAGGTTTTACACCTGATGAAGTAATGGATGAAAACATTAGGAAACTAGAGAGTAGATATCCGAATGGTTTTGAAGTAATTAGAAGTGAAGTCAGAGAAAAGGGGGACATATAATGGCAAATCATGTATATTTTAATATCTCTATAGAGGGGATAACAGAGGAACAGCACTCATGCTTGTTCAAAAGCGAAGAAACAGAAAGACCTCATTGGGACGAAAACGAACCACCAATTAAAATGGTTGAGTTAGTAGAAGTCCATGAGCAACCTTTCATGTCTAATCTCGATAAAGAGTATGATGATGAAGGTTGGATTAAAAATTCATGGGATTGGTATGTAAACAACTGTGGGGCAAAGTGGGTTTGTATTGAAGAGTGGGAACATAACATGATTACTGGACACAGTGCTTGGTCACAGCCTGTTGCAATGGTAGAGAACATGCTAGAGTATGCCAGTAATAGATTTGGTATAGAACTTAGTGCAAAAATGACATATGAAGATGAGTTCAGAAACTTTGTAGGAGTAGATGACTTTGAAACATACAGTGAAGAAGGAGAATGGTATTGTATGCACAGTGAGAACTATTTAGATGGTGGTGAGTTAACCGAACTACTAGAAGAAAAGTTAAAATGTGATGTATCTGATGATGACTTTGACTGGTGGGAAGAATACAAAGCAACAGGATTAGTTCCTAGTGAGTGTGTAGACGAAATGGTTTATAACTTCTTTGATACAGGAGAGTTAAATTGGGTAAACTAAGAAAAATTCTAAGAGATTGGATTGACGGAGTGATTGAGAGGTCATTTCAAAGACAAGCAAACAAAATATTTGCTAAGCATGATGTGGTTTACAGAGATGGAGATAACACATAATGGGACAGTATGACGAACTAGTAGAAAGACAACGCATATTGCTAGAAGCAGAAAAGTGGGCAAAAGGAGTGAAAGAAATCCATGCCCATAGTTTCAGTTCGATGTGGTATGATAATAGACCTCAGGACACTGAGGGTGGTAAAAGTGTATTAGATGTATCTTACAATAGTGGACTAATTCAGAGAAAACTAGAGGATGGCAGTATAGTATACTTTGGTAAAGAAATGACACCAAATGAACTAATTGATGAGTATGGGAGAGCTAAAGCGTATGAAAGAAGATAGAGAGTACCAATTCTATGCTTGGGAAAAGCAGTACGGAAACGATGAGGCAATCAGAGTAGCAGCAGATGAATGGGGTGTAAGTGAAATGCAGGTCAGACTGCTAATACAAAAGTGGGAGGATAACTTATGGCTATAAATTACACACAAGACCAAGTAGAATATATTGTAAACCAATACAGACTTAACCCTGATAGAGAAACAGTAGAGAATCTAGCAAATGAACTAGACAAGAGTGTAAAATCTATAATAGGTAAATTGAGTAGGGAAGGAGTGTATAGGAAAACAGAGTATACTACCAAAACTGGAGAGAAACCAATAACAAAACTAGAATTAGTGCAAGACTTAGAAACATTGTTAGAGTTACAAAACGAAGCCCTAGCGGGGTTAGAGAAAGCACCAAAATCAGTATTAAAAATTTTAAAGGAGTCGATATGAGAGTAGCAAAAATACTAGAAACAGCATTAGCTGATAAGCATGGCAAGTATGCAGAAGTGTTAGGACTTGTTGACAGTCCCAGCGGGGTCAAAGCAAGACTAAAGTTTGGAGATGGTCATAGAGAAACCATAACAGTAAGAAAACTAAGAATGGTTCAAGATAAGAATGTACCAAGGTCTAAAGATGGTTGGTTCTAACTAGGAAAAACTTGTGTAAGAGAGGGACAACTTAGTCCCTTTTTTATTGTCTTAAAAATTTTGGATTGGTGGAAGTTGGTGTAGTTTGGAAAGGTTTTGTAGTAATTGCGTTTTTATGTTGGATTGTTAAACCCCAGAATTGAGGTATTTGACTTTTCAATAGTTGATGTAGTTTACACAATTAACAGTCTACATTTACCTATTTAGTATGCTCGCTTTCACTCTCGCTTCGCTTCGTTCAAGCTCTTAGCATAAGATTAGGTAAGCGACTGTAATCGGTGGTTTGTAATGATTAACTATCAAAATTTATGATAATATTATACCATGATTTTCAACAGAATGCAAGAACTGTTTTTCTCGGGTAATTGAAATATGGTGTTCGGGTAGGTTTTGATTGCAATAAAATATTTTCACTGATGTTATCTAGTTGTGTTGTCAAAGGATATTCGACAGATGTTTTTCGTTAAGGACGAACTCTCATTGACAATTTCTTTTTCATAGCGAGTTGTAGTTCCTTTCGTTTGTCCAACTCTCGTGAACGCTTCCTGTAATTGTTCATTTGATTTCTTTTAGCATTGGGTTTTTCGTAGTATTCTTTCTCTCTGCAACGCTCTTTGATTTCTGCTCGTTGACATTTTTTACGGAATATACGAAGTCCTTTCTCGAAGGACATGCCTTTTAGATTAACGCTGGGCATCTGTCCTCCGATTGAATGTCCAACCTCTCTTTCTTAAGTAGTAAACTTTAGATATGATGGAATCTTCACTTCTATCTAGTTTGCGAGTGAGTTCCTCTATCGGCATTACATTATAGTGCCGTTTCAGAAAGTCTACTTCCTCTGTTGTCCATTTATTCATAGGTATATTATACTCGCTTTTGAAGTAAAAGTCAAGAACTATTTTCTCCGAGTTCCTTAAATGCTTTCATTCTAAAGTTCTTGTTCAGCTGCGCTCCAGTAGTGTTTGCAAAATGGTTCAGCAAATATTTTTTGAGAACCTGAGCATCACAGTAAGCAACTTCGACTATGTCGATACCTTCATGCAGTGCAACATACGCACCTTCTAGTTTGTTCATATAGTTTTCTATTCTATCTTCCCACTTGGAAGAGTTCGTGTATCTGTTCTGAAAGTTAAAATTAAATTGATTCGTAGCTGATACTTTGTATTCGTATAATTTGCCATCATCATCCTCAGCGTCTGCACCTTTATCTCCATCAACTAGTGTGTGTCCTAGATGATGAGCAAGTGCAAGTTCTCCAATGCCACCTTTTGTTAGGTTAACGCCCTCGGGGAGTGTTTCATATACTTTTCTTAATAATTCGATTGTTTCTTTATATTTCATACAACTATTATAACAAAAATAACAGGTAGTGTCAAGAAATATATTAACCATTGGTATAGATTTACCTTGACTTCAGGTTATAAAGTTGCTATAATATGTATATGAATGAAAATGACATAAGCTATATAATCTTTTTAATCATGAGCATTGGAATGGCATACATGATTGGGAAGCAAATCGGAATACGAGGGACGATAGACTATTTAGAAGAAGAAGGATTACTTACTTTCGATGACTCTGAAAAATAGTTCTTGACACCGAGTTAAAAATTTGATATAATTATTTTGTAAGTGATAGGTTTCACTTGCGTATTGGTGCATCTACCGAAAGGAGATGTGAATGTTTACTGAAAAGGAATTATGGAGATAAAAAATGAGTATAGATTTAAGTAAATTTTGGCTTGGATTGGATATGCCTACGCTTCCCACATATACGGAAACGAGCTATCCTAGATATAACTTAATAGCAGGGGACAACGATTATCGAATAGAAATCGCAGTGCCTGGTTGGAAGAAAGAAGAATTGGAGATTGTCTTTGATAACAAAGAACTTCAAATCAAGGGTAAAAAGGAACACAAACTAGGTGATGATGAGCAGTTCGTTCATCAAGGTCTTAGTCTAAAATCTTTTGAGAGGAGATTTATTCTAAACGCCGACCTATTGGTAGATAAGGTAAGTCTACAAGACGGGTTACTGACAATCAACTTATCACGAACTCCAGATTCTAAGAGGAAAGTCTTGGAGATAAATTGAAATGAAAGCAATCGCTTTAAAAGTTCGTGATACAATATGTGAGAATGGGGAGTTCTGTGAAGCTGTAAGCCAAATCTGTTTAATGAGTTTTGGTGCCAGTATCATAGGTTTAAACTTATCCTATCTTATATAGACTGTCAACGATTAAGGGAGTGGCATGAGTGTACATAGTACGATTGTTACTCCCTTGCTTAGGAGAAAGCATGAAAATATCACAAAATGGATTAGAACTAATAAAACACTTTGAAGGGTGTGAACTAGAAGCATATAAATGTGCTGCTGGCGTATGGACTATAGGATATGGTCATATTAAAACAGCAGTAGAAGGTATGACTATAAGTCAGTCGTATGCTGACGAACTCCTTGATGGAGAGATAGTAGAGTATGAAGACTATGTAAATGCAGCTGTCACAGCTCCACTATCACAAGACCAATTTGACGCACTCGTTAGCTGGACATTCAATCTAGGAAATGGAAACCTCAACGCCTCAACTATGTTGAAAGTGTTAAATCGAGGTGAGTATGAAGAAGTACCAGCTCAAATGAAGAGATGGAATAAAGCAGGTGGTAAGGTTCTTGAAGGACTTATTCGCCGTAGAGAAGCAGAGGCAAACCTGTTCGAGGGAAAGGAATGGACTTAAAAGAAATTTGGTTACAAATAAAGTACTATTTCTCGCCAAGATATAAGTTAAGTGTTAGTTATAATCACACATGGGGAGACGCTGACGATTCAACTTATATAGTTCGCAAATTTTACAAAAAACAAGATAAATACCTTAGTTTCCTCACCGAGGACAAGGAAGTAGTTGAAATCCGAGGAGCAGAAGGATTAAACTATAGGATAGAGCAGTTATGATAGAAAAACTTAAACTCAAACACATGAAGTTCATAAACAATATAAAAGTAAAGTATGAACTTAGTTTATATCAAATGTATTGGATATGCTTTGGTAAAGGACTAATCATTGGAGGACTATTATGTATCAGTTTCTCCTAGCAATCATACTAGCCTTAGGTTTAAGCACCTATTGGTTATGGAATGAGAACACAACCTTAGTAGCAAACAATGCAAAGTTGGAAGGAGCTGTCCAACTACAAGAAGAAGCAATAAGCTCACTACAAAATGATTTTGCAAAACAAACAAAAGCATTAACAGGATTACAAAGTAAGAATAACGAAATCGAGTTAGAAATGAATCGTTATTTAGATATATTTAAAAGGCACAACTTAACGAAGTTAGCCGCAGCAAAGCCTGGTCTAATCGAGACTAGAGCTAACAAAGCAACGAAAGAGGTATTTGATGGAATTGAACAAGATAGCCGTGACATCGATGCTGCTGATGATAGTATCATCGTGCAGCCTGTTACCAACGAAGACATTAGAGGTTAGTGCCAAGCCTATAGAAAGGCAGATAGCACAACCCGTTCTCCCAAGAGAGATAGATTTAAAAGACCCATACTGGTATGTGGTTAGTGATAAGAACTTGGAAGAGTTTTTAGCAAGAGTAGAGAAAGACCAAGGACAAGTGGTGTTTTTCGCTATGTCAGTTCCTGATTATGAACTCATGGCATACAACACACAAGAGTTAAAACGATACATTCGTGAACTCAAAGAGGTAGTAATATACTATCGTGAAGTAACAACCAATGAAGCAAGTACAGATTAGAGAACATCAGATAATACAAAGACTAGATTTAATAGCAGAGGACTTTTTAAGATTGCCCCATCAGTGGCAACATACTCCACTACCAAAGACAACAGCAGCAGACCTTAAAGAGTGCATGGATGATGAAAACAATAGTGGTTATCCTAAGAAAAGTAATAATTTAGATTATGCTGGCAGAGCAGTTAGTAGGAATTATAAAGATAGAACCAATGCTTTTATAGGCTCAGTAAAACAATTAACTGATAATAAGTCATGGTATTGGGATAGTATGGTATTCCAAGTTCCAGAAACAGGCTGGACAGCATGGCATAATGGAGGCAATAAGCCTAGATACTTTGTTAGATTCATACACAATAGTGGAGTTGGATTTACAAATTACATTAAAGATGGTAAAAGAACAAAAATAGAGGATAACCATAACCCAGAAACTACTAAAAACTGGACTTGTATTACTGGTTATTTAGACGGCAACACTACATGGATGAGTGATAGAAACTTAGGTAGCCACCCTAGAGTAATATTTGACCTATCAATAGACGGAAAATATCATGAATCTGTAAAGCAATTTATAGAGTTCATAGAAACAATCCATGTTTAAAAATTTATTTACAATGCTCATGTGGAAGAGAGACATGGAGCAACACTCAAAATGGTTTGACAAGAACGAACCAGCACAGGCACGATTTGAAGAAAACGAAGAGTGGCTAGAAGAATTAGAGGATAGGATAATCTCATTAGAAAAAGATTGCCACCCACCAAAAGAATTGTGTGAATTTGATTCATACGAAGAACATATGAATAACATCAAAAAAATGATAAAAGATGAACTTAATACTCAGTCAAGACAAAAATAACTTATCAGACCTATGTGGACACATAGAAAACTTCCTGTCTGACACAGAGATTAACGACTTTTATTCCCACCAAACAAAAGAATTTAAACCAGCAATAACCAGATACAGAGGATTAGACAAGTCTATAAGAGATTGTGATAAACTTAGTGGAGCAACTATACCTAAGTGGTTAGGAGAAAAGCTCAATCAAGCAATCAGTATGTACAATGACAAAACATACCAGTTTGACCTATACCCTATTGATTCAGAACATCATGAGTTTAACATAGTAAGATACAAAAAGAAAGGACAATTTTTTACTGCACACAGAGACTGTAGACCAATGTTAAATCACATTCATCTCAGAAGGTCAATGAGAAAAATAAGTATTAGTGTGCAATTGACTGATGGATATACAGGTGGAGATTTAGAGATTGCAGAATCATTTAGACAAAAAGATATACTCGGAGGAGAGCTAACACCCCCTAACGAGTTTAGACACAAATTTAAAAGTATGAAGAATAAAGGAAGTTTAACAATATTTACATCATTTCATATGCACGAAAGCAAACCACTAGAATCAGGATTGAGAGATGTATTAGTATGTTTTATACGAGGAGAAACTAAAGTATGGTAGCACAGAGTATCATTGATTTAGCAAATGAAGTAATAGAGTGGATGGACGGACAAAGAGATAGTCAGTTTCCTTTCTGTGATTCCTATTTAATGTGGCATGATTTTTCAGGAACTAAGTTTAACGATATAGAAACATACAACTGTACTTTTCCATACTGGAGAGAGCATGGTAACACTGTAATGGAAGACATCATGATTACAGGAACTTTCAAAGAACAAATAGCAAAAATAATGATAGTCAAAGGAACAGAAAAGGGTATTATGATACCTAATCACCCAGCTTGTAGACAACAGACCTTCGTAATTAAGGGAGATATTGATTTTATCTTAGGTAAAGACCCAGTAAGATTGCTCAATACACTAGAAGTAAATGATTACAAACTATTTCCTTGGGCAAGTAGAAAACTCGACCATAAAATAGTAAGAAAAGGTGGTCATATATCAGTTGGAAATCTATGGAACTACAACGCACATTTAAAAGAGGGGGATATAATAGTTCATGTCACACACTATGATAAGTGAAGAAGATTGGGAGATAACTCCACAATTTAAAAGAGATAACTGGGATAACGAACCAATTCGTTTATTTGTTGGAACAAGTGAAACTTTTGATAGACACCCAGAGCAAATATATCTATACAGTATACTAAGAAATACTGACCACCCTGTAGAAGTCACTTGGCTTAGACCAAGTATGTTCCCTGATTGGACAAGACAAGGATGGGGAACACCATTTACTTGTTTTAGATATGCAATACCAGAGATGTGTAATTTTAAAGGAAGAGCCTTGTATACTGACTGCGATATGATAAACTTTAGAGATATACAACATCTTTGGAGAACAGACTTAAAAGGTAAACCTTTTGGAATGGTCTGGGATGCACTACAAATGAATTCAGATAAATTTAAAGGCACTGACCACGAAAGAGGTTGGTGGTGTGATAGTGTCATGTTGATAGATTGTGAAAAAGCAAAAGAATACATACACCCTATAAAAGAACAAGCAAAGTGGCCTACAACATATAAATGGGATTTCATGGCAGGTATAGGTTCTCCCTTCAAAGAGAAATCAAAAGAGATAGTGCAGGAACTAGATGCAAGATGGAACTCATTTGATGGTGCTGATACAGCATTTCCATACAAAAAACCATACCCAATGGATGATAAAGAACAGTTAGCCTTAGAAGAAATATGGCAAGTGCATTTGACAGCGTTAAGCTATCAACCTTGGCATCCGAAGTACTCTCCTCATGCAAAAGCTAGTCATAAACGACAAGACATAATGGAGGTGTATTGGAAGTATAGTAGGGAGTTGAAAACATTGGAGAAGTTAAGTGAGATTTGAAGAACTAATTCATCCCATCGGGGTTGATGAGTTTCACTTAAAATACAAGGGGAAGAAACATTTTTACATCAAACGGAAAGATAATCCGTTTGTAAAACATTTTAGTTGGGAAGAACTAGATAACTATCTCAATCAGATAAGTATAGGAACTTGGGATAGAACACCACAGCTACAGGTAGTGTTGCCTGACGGAAAGAAGTGGTGTAAGAAAAAAGACAAGACTAAAAAGACACGCACAGAACTTTGGAATCTGTGGAATAATGGAAGTAGTTTCATACTCACACTTAGTGAGTTCTTAAGTGAAACTATGTGGAAGCAATGTCAAGAGTTTGAAAAACATTACGGTGTTGGTCAAGCAAACATTTACTGCAGTAAGCAGGAAGATGCTAAGTGCTTTCCCATTCATGCAGATTCTACTGACAACTTTTTATTTCATGTATCTGGTAAAATACGCTGGTACATTTATGAGGAGTTTGCAGAAAAGGGAGGTCGCTGGGAAGATGCTACTTTGGAAGAAGTAGTAGATTTAGATGATGGCGACTTACTTTACATACCGAAAGGTAAGTATCATAGAGTGGATACTCTAAGCCCACGAATATCAATTAGCTTTCACTTTCAGGACCGAAGTGAAGGTAACCCATATTATAGGAAGAATTGGTATAACTGGAAACCATAGGAGATTACTATGGCAGAAGGAAGTGATAATTCACGAAATGAAGTCGAAATAGATTTAGACAAGTATATGGCTCTCATAGAGAAGTTAGACAAGTCTGAAGATATGATAAAAGAAATGCAACTTGAGGCTGCAGCAGCCAAGAAAAGACTTGCACCTCCTAAACGAAAGTTTATGGACTTATTTCTTGACGACAATGATGTTAATGAGAAGGCTATAATTGGCTTTATCGCATTCTTTATGCTTATTGTTTTCGCTGGGTGTGACTTAGTAACGGCGTTCTGGGGACAGGACTTAGTAATTAGTGACACCATATTCACAAGCCTCGTAGTGATTACACTAGGAAGTTTTGGAATCAGTGAAGCAGGAAGAGCATTTGGAAAGTGATAACAGCAAAATTATTTATAGACTTTGAATTAATTGAAAAACAGTATGAACCAGCAATGATTCATACTACGGATATATTCTGTCCTGTTTCTCATAGAAAGGAACAGGATGGGTATGCCCAACTCCGACAGGATGTACTCAGCAATGGGATGAAGCATCCTGTCATCTTAATTCCTAATACAGAAAACAACTATCAGTTAGCAATAAGACAAGTAAATGCTGAGTATATTGTTGACAGAGTAAAGACTAAATATTTATGTATGTATGGAAATCAAAGATTAGACATATACAAGGACGCTTCCTTCAGTTATATATGGAGTGTGGTAACTGAAAATGTGGAGTGGTCACATGCTGTATTCCTAGAACTAAAAAATAGTTCTTGACACGAACAAAAAATTTCTGTATAATATACATATGAATGAAAATACAACAAACAAAAAAACTTGTCAGATGTGGAACTCAGAAACACAGTCCTTTGAGACTTGGTACTGGGATAACTGCGAACATTGTGATACATTAGTAGACCACAAAACAGGCGAGTGTAAACAATATAAGTGCTGGATATAATATGAATTTATTTTACTTAGACGAAGATTTAGACAAGTGTGCTGAATACCATGTGGATAAACACATAGTAAAGATGCCACTTGAAGCTGCACAGCTTTTGTGTACTGCTGTCTGGGTAGACCATGTACTTGGCTTTGTTCCCCGTGCTTTGAACAAAGAAGAAAGTAAAATCCTCAACGAGGAGAAAGCAAAAATCAAAGACTTACCAATGGAAGAGAGACCATTGACACCTTACTTACCAATGATGTACAACCATCCTTGCACAATATGGACTAGGTCATCTCTTGACAACTTTGAATGGACTCATTGTTATGCAAATGCACTAAATGACGAGTATCATTATCGTTATGGTAAGCAACACAAGTCGATAGTAGAAGTAGTAAACAAACTGCCTGAGCCAAAGAATATGGAGCGTCTAGGACAGACTCCATTCGGAATGGCTATGCCAGATGAGTTGAAAGACGAAGCGGATGTTGTAGGCAGTTATCGACTCTATTATCACACAGACAAGGCGACATTCGCCAAGTGGTCACACCGAGACAAACCCCATTGGTGGGATGAAGGTCTCGCATGGTATGACCAACGGATAACAAGATGATTAAAGTAGAAAGCGAAGGCTATACCTTTACATTTAATGACGGAACAACAGAAGAACAACAGCAAGAAGCAATCAAAAGACATCTAGCAAAGAGCAGATGGTTTAGACCGATTGTTATGCACAAGAAAGATGGCAATATTGTACATCTAGGAAATGGAGTAAGAAAACATGGCAAAAGACATACCTCTTGATGTATTATTGGGAGTCAAAAAAGAACCTATAAATACTATGGAACATAGAGATATGATTCGTGTAAATCTAAACAAACAAAGAGAAGTCACCGAGCAAGAAATTTCTTTGCTTCAGGGTCAATTAGACTCTAAGAAAGAATACCTTGCAAAGATAGAGGGCGGACTTGATGTACTTGATGAATTAAGCAAGTGATAGTAATAAAGGACGATTTTTACGCTTACCCAGACGAGGTCAGAAAAGAAGCCTTGTCTATGTTTTTTAGACCAGGGCGCAGGGAACGAAGAACTATGTTTCCAGGGCGTCGCACTAAGTCATCCTTCAGTAATGAGAACTTCATTTATTGTAGGAATAGGTGGGAGAATATGCTTAACGCAAAAATGCAATATTTTCCTAGAAGAAATAGTAATACAGCTTTTACATTGTCAGAGCATGATGATGCAAACTGGAACTGGGTACACCATGACTGTTCAGGATTCTTAGAGAATACTAGCAAAGACATGAGAGGTCAAGCGTACGCAGCAGTTATATATCTAAGCCCTAACGCAGATGTTAGAAAAGGTACAGGATTATTCCAGTCTATAAAGACAGGAAAAGTACATAAGAATGACGAACTAAGTAAAGGCAAAGGTATGTTCAAACAAATGTGGAAAGAGGACGGAGAGTTCTTAATGCACACTTATGTTGGGAACATCTATAACAGATGTGTTTTGTACCCTGCACACTATTGGCACGCTCCATTCTGTGCGGGATATGGACACGACAAAGCTACTGGACGATTAGTTCAGGTTGGCTTTTTTACGATAAACAAAAAATGAGTGAGTACAACAGCGATAAATTTAACGAACATCAAGTATTAGAAATGCTTGAAGAATACATAATGTCTACCTATGGTAAGCATTACAGTATGAATAAGATACAATCTACTGAGTTCGTATTCGATGCAGGACATGGCGAAGGTTTCTGTTTAGGAAACATCATCAAGTATGCACAGAGATATGGCAAGAAAGATGGTAAGAATGTTGATGACTTACTCAAAATTTTACATTATGGAATAATTTTATTAGGGGTAGAAATTGAGAACGAAGAAACACGAAAATCTTTCACAAGCAAATATAAGCAAGGTAATTGAATACTTAAACCCTACAGATGGTAGTAAGCCTATCACTAAAAAAGAAGCATGTAGTATACTTAACATAGCTTACAACACAACAAGATTAGGCAACATCATTGCAGAGTTTGAAGAAATGATGGAATTCCGTGCAAGAAGAAAAGCACAGAACAGAGGCAAGGCTGCAACACCAGCAGAGATAAAAGATACAGTAAAGATGTATCTTGAAGGAGATAATGTAAGTGATATAGCAAAATCGCTATATAGGTCTCCAGCATTTATCAAATCAATAATTGATAAGATAGGTGTGCCACAAAAGATAGCACACACAGATTACGAAGGCAGACGAAATGCCATGCTACCAGAACAATGTGTAGCAGAAAGTTTCGAACCAAAAGAAAAAATATGGGCAATCAGACAGAACTATCCTGCAATAGTGCAAAGAGAGTTATCACCTGAAGTTGCCGAACAGCGAGGATTCAAAGTATATCTAGTATATACTATTGAAGCAACACAAGACGACCTCGCAAATACATTCTTCCCATACTTAGAGTATGCAGGTAAATATCATTGCCTCGCAGCTTTTGATATGGGTAGTTTAAGACATTTACAAGAGTACATGTAAAAAGGAATAAAAATGGACGCACTAATGTTAGTGTCGGCATTTTGGATAGCTGGAGTGGGAATGGCAATTTATACACTCTACATTCCAGCAGTGCAGATAATTGGAAGAATAGATAAGAACAATTTAGGATATAGATATGCTTGGTTAGGCGGGATTGTTTTCGCCTTCTTTTCAGCAGTATCTTTACCTTTTCTTATACACATAATACTAATAGACAAACATCAGGAAAGATTCCTGAGAGCATTTATACCAGCATATATGGGAGAAAAATAATGTATAGAGGAAACGCATACTACGAAGCATTAAAATTAAAATACTTAGCCGAAATTGCAGAAGCAGAGGCAGTACTAGGAACATACTTTACGAACTCAGTAGGTATTGGGGAACACTCCGAACTATTACCAGAGTTTGATAAATGGGTAGGTGTACTAGCAGAATCAAAAGATAAGCTAAAAGCATTAGAAGGGTTGCTGTAATGCACGATATACAAAAGTGTACTCAAAAACTTATTGCATTAATTGATGCAGTAGAAAGAATAGACAAGGATAACCAAACGACCTTACCTTGGAAACTACAAAACGCAAAAGAGTTAGCAAGAGAACTAAAGAATGAATCAGAGTTTATTACTTCACTACGATAACAAAACTATCGGAGTTGTACGAAACCCCTATGAACGAGTAGTTAATCTGTATATGGAGAGCTTGGATTATATTGGATTGGATAATTGGATAGCCAAATACCCTCCTGAAAAACAAGTAGTTCTGTATAAGAATTGTGACCACTTAGTTCGTTTCGAGGCATGGGAAGATGAACTTAAATTTGCAAAACTACATCCAAAAGATACATCAATTTTGAAGGATGAGGAGATAGTACCTATGTGGAATAGGTGGTATACAATGAAGACTAAAACTTTAGTTTACTCAATATATCGGGAAGATATTTTAACCTACGGTTATAGCTTCTAAAATATAGTTCTTGACACAAGGTCAAAATTCCGTTATAATATATCTATATTATGGAAATAAGCTAATGAGTGACAGATTTTATACGCAACAGCTAGAAGCCACAGGTTGGTGTCCTGGCTACCGCAATACTCTAACTCTTAGTGAATTTGAATCAAAATTTGGTAAAACAAAAAGGAGAAAAAGAATGGCTTGGACAGATGAAGCTAAAGCTCAAGCAGTAGAGATGTATACTGCGGAAGAACCAACTCCAGACAACAGTATGGAAGTTGTAAAGATGATTGCTGAAGAATTAGGCGAGAGCCCAAATGGTGTCAGAATGATTCTAACAAAAGCTGGTGTATATGTAAAGAAAACTCCAGCTGCAAAAAGCAGTGGTGGAACTGGCGGTGGCAGAGTAAATGTCGCAGCTGCTCAAGACGAGTTAGCAAAAGCTATCTCAGATATGGGTAAAGAAGCCGATACTGCAATCATAAGTAAGCTAACAGGTAAAGCTGCTATGTATTTTGCAACACTAATTAACGAACTTAACGATTAATTACCCCTGAATCTTGGGGAGGGCAACCTCCCTGAGTATTTTTGTATCTAACAGAAATAGCTCGTAAGAACCTTACCATTGATAGGACGCTAATAGATATTAACCACCTACAAGGAAAGAATGAAAAAGGACGATTTTGTTAGAAAACTAGACGATGCAGGTGATGCAATCGTCACCTACAGAAGTCAAAACAGTCGTAGACTAAAGTATAATGTCTGCACTAGTGACTTCGACAATAAATATATACAATCAAAAAAGAATCGAGCTAAGCCGAATCCAAGACAAGTTCTCTTGTTTTGTTGGGATACTGATTCTTACAGATTATTACAACCTGACAATGTAACTTCTATCGTGCCTTTAGCAGCTATACTAAAAAATGATAGAACTACATAACGAAACACCTGTCTACGAAAAGGTTATTCATTATAACGAAGAAAAGAATGAAAAAGTTTATGTTATGATAAACAATTTTCGTGGCACAGAGTATCTACACATAAGGAAGTATTATCAAGACTTTGATGAAGAATGGAAACCTACAAGGGAGGGCATTGCCTTACCTATTGATTTGGATAACACTAGAGAACTTTTTGACGCATTAGTTGAGATTCTTTCCATATCAGAAGTCAAAGGAGTATTAGAAACACATTTCAAAGAAATACTCGATAAGATTTATTTATAGTATCAAAAAATAATACTTGACACGAACCCAAAAATTCTGTATAATATACTTATGAATAAAACAGAATACCTAGAATATTGTAATCAGATGTATGCAGAAGGTAATCCTATATTGCCTGACGAAGTATACGATAGACTAGTAGAAAATACCGAACTTGAAAGTAAGGTCGGATATGATTCCACAGAAGAACGATTTCAACATCCCTACCCAATGTATTCATTACAGAAAGTCTTTGTCGGAGAAGATAAAGAACCAGATTGGGAAATCAAACAACCACATATAATGACTGCCAAGTTGGACGGTGCAGCCGTGTCTATAACTTATATAGATGGCGTACTGACACAGGCGTTGACTCGTGGTGATGGTAAAGCAGGGCTAGATATTACTGATAAAATGAGATGTATAGTACCAGAACGATTGGATAATCTTTATGGGGTAAGACAAATTACTGGAGAAGTAGTTGCTCCCAAAAGTATTCCTAACGCTAGAAATTATGCGAGTGGTGCTTTGAATCTCAAAGATATAGAAGAATTTAAATCCAGAGATGTAACTTTCATAGCGTATGGTGTTCAGCCATATCCAACCGATAGTTGGGTAGAAGATATGAGAGAACTTGTACATAATGGATTTTCAACTGTCACACAAAGTGATTACAGCATGTTCCCTCAGGACGGTAAAGTGGTACGAGTCGACTCTAATAAATATTTTGAAAAATTAGGCTACACCTCACACCACCCTAGAGGCAGCTTCGCTCTAAAAACTAGACAGGCAGGAGTAGTTACTCGACTCTTAGATGTTGAATGGAATGTCGGGAAGTCAGGTGCTGTTTCACCAGTAGCAATACTGGAGCCCTGTGTAATCGGTGAGGCGACAGTTAGTAGGGCAACCCTACATAACATGGCGTATATTGATGCATTGGAACTAGAGATTGGTTGTGATGTAGAAGTAATACGAAGTGGAGAAATAATACCTAGAATAGTAAAAAGAATATGACAGTGGATGATTACAGAAAACTTGGCAATCCTAGAAGGAACGGCTTAGGTTTCATATGGATTATGGATGGAGAGGAAAGATATAATTTCTATCATCCAGAGCTACTGCCTATTGGAGTACAACAGTATCACAATCATAGATACAGTTTTATTTCTAAGATTCTTAAAGGTAAGTTCTGCAACAGAAAAGCAGAGTTAGTTGAGGGCAATAAAGAGCTTTGGGCTATTGACTGCGTTGGAGACAAGAGTAAACTAAAAGGTGGAGAGTCTAAAAAACTGGACAACGGCATTGATATATTTGAAGGAGAAGTAGAGTATCTAAATGAGGGCGACAGTTACTATATGCACCAAAATGAATATCACATAGCATGGGCAGAGACCCCTGCTATTACGCATCTAGAACAAATGGGCGAACCTATACAAGGTCTAGGAGTGTATCATAGATATGACTATCATCATTGTCCTATCGCAGATTTTAAATTACCACACCATTTATGTTGGGAGATTATTGAGGAGATTATAAACCATGGCAAATAAAAAAGAAATAATCTTTAGTAAAGAAGAACAAAAAAATAGTAATAGAATTTATAAGAGTGCCACACCAAAACAGACAACTGATTGGTATATCAAGTGGGCAGCCTCTGGAGTACTACTTACAGCTATGGTTATTAGGTCGGCAGGAGTATCAAATCTTGCTGATACAATATTATCTTTTATTGGGTGTTTAGGTTGGTTATTTGTAGCGTTTATCTGGAAGGATAGAGCATTAATACTTTTAAACGGCATAGCTTGTTTCATATTATTAACAGGAATATTCACTAAAGTATTGTCATGAACCCCATACTAATCAATATAGATGTATGTGGTATCTGTAACGAATCGTGTAATTATTGCCCGAGGTCATCTTCATATCCAAACAAAAAAGAATATATGAGTGTAGAACTTTTTACTAAGTTCATAAATGATTGTAAGGATTATACTGGGTTCATCTGTTTTACAGGCAGAGGAGAAAACAGTTTAAACCCAAAATTCAAGAAACTTGTGGAAATTTTACATTCGAGTGATAGGAAGTATAAGACTAGAATTTTGACAAATGGATATAAACTAAAAGAAAAGTATGAATGGTTTAACATGTTTGATTCGCTAATCATCAACTCTTACGAGAGTAAACATCAGATGGAAGCAAGAAAAAAACTTATGCCTCGTGCTACCCACAGGTATTGGGATCAAAGTATAGAGCCAGAAGAATGGGGTGAAACACCTATTCAAGTTCAAAATAGAACTGAACTATACGAAAGAATCGCAACAGATAGAAGTGAAATTAACACACCTTGCATATTACCAGCAAGTAAAGGGTGGATACATCATGACGGAACTATACAGTTATGTTGTAATGATTGGACAGACACAAATGTATATGGCAACATTGCACATGATAACTTCTTTGATGTATGGAATAATAATGAAGAACTTATAAAGATAAGAACACAGCTGTTATATGGCAATAGAAGTGCTAATCCTATATGCACAAATTGTAATAGGAAAGTAACAGATAGAGAGGAGAAAAGAATTGGAAGGCTTAGACAAGTCTATAAATAGTATAGTAAATGTAAGTGGTGGGGCTGAGTGCTTTGCTGCTTTGTGGTGGGCAAAAGAAAATGGATTGAAACCAGTAGGATTACATCTATATAATAATCCACACAACCACCCAGCAAAAGATGCACAATTACACTATGCTCAGAAACAATGTGATTTTTTCAAGATTCCGTTAGTAGTAGATAGAAATGAGTTACCACAACAAGTAACTCTAGCATTAGCTGTCAATCAACATATGTCAGCAGCTGCAACTTTATTACTTGGAAACCCAGACAATGATTGGAGATACTTAGTATGGGGAGCAAATGCAGAAGATTCTTTTGCACAAAGGCTACAATTAAGGTTTCCTATAAGAGCTTACTTGGCTCAAAGGTCATATCAATTAGACCTACATGGAGTATCAGCACAAGAAGTAATGTATGCTCCTATAAATATATTCCCATTTGAAACACTATATAAATCAGAAGTAGTTTCAATGATAGCAAAGAACTTATGGGACTTTGCAAAACACAACATCTGGTACTGTTACCCTCCTGATAGAAAAACAGACCTAGTTAAAAAGATAAAGAAGAAAGATGATGGAGGTTACATTCCATGTGGAGAATGTATAAAATGTATTGAGTGGAAACACGCAGTACAAGTAGCAAATAAATCAGTTTACAAACAACAAGAAGGAACATTTAAAAAGAAAAAACCAAACCAACAATGGATAGACGAATAGGATTTACATGTGGAGCATTTGATTTGCTTCATGCAGGACATATCGTTATGCTAAAAGAGGCAAAAGCACATTGTGACCACTTAATAGTAGGATTACAAACAGACCCTAGCATAGACAGACAAGACAAAAATCAACCTATTCAGTCAGTATTTGAAAGATATGTCCAACTAAACGCAGTAAAGTATGTAGATGAAATCATACCTTACGATACAGAACAAAGCCTTCTAGATTTACTAGAGGCAACTCCAATACATATAAGATTTGTTGGAGAAGATTGGAGTGAAAAACATTTCACAGGCAAAGGATTACACGAAATATTCTATACGAGTAGAGCGCACTCCTTTTCAACAACACAACTAAGGAACAGAATAAGTGATAGATGAGTTAAAATCTTGGGGAGTTAAACCTGAGTATAGTGGATTAGGATTTATATTCCTGCACGAATCTAACAAGCAAGTTAGATGGAACTTCTATTGCCCTGACCTTACACCTGTTGAAGTAAATGATTTTCATACCCATAGAATTAGATTTGAGTCCCAAGTAATAAGAGGGCGACTAGTCAACGAAGTATGTAAGTGGGAGAGGTCAAAAGATAGCCTACTACAGATAGTAGAAACCAACTGCATACATCCACATTTCAGAAGAAATGTAATAGAAGAAAGTATTCATATACGACCAGACGGTACATACTCACTCCCAGCGGGTGCATGGTATATCAGCGAAGCAGATACCTTTCACAGAGTGAAGTGTCCCGAACAAACCATAACAAGATTACACATATTTGACAAGGAAACTAGAAACAACTTGACAATAAGAAGAAAAGATAAAACGTTTCGTTGTCCTTTACAGGACTTCAAAAAGTCTGAGAAAGAATGTTGGGAAATAATTAGGACATTCTTTTAATGGCTGGGGGAATATATAACGAAACATATTTTAAGAACTACCCTGAAGAAAAAGAAAGGGAAGGAATACTGTATGGTATTGTATTGGTAAATATGAAAACATGGGAACGAGAAACTATAAAAGTAGGCATCGCAAAAGGAAGAACCTTCAAAGACGCAGTACGAAGAGGGCGTGGATTTACAAACTACGACATTCGGATTCAGAGACTGTGGCAGGGGAATCTATACGATTGTTGGAGATTCGAGCAAAAACTACACAACCAGTTTCAGAAAGATAGACATAAAACGGAGCATAAATTTGGCGGACATACGGAGTGTTTCTCAATGGACAGCAAAATCTTGGAGGTATTTCCGAAGAAGAATGAGATATTTAGGGATTAGCGAGGGCTTTCACAATGCAGCATACGCTGTAGTGGAAGGAGATAAGGTTATCTACGCAACAGAAGTAGAGAGAATAACTCGTGTAAAAAATGATAAAACAATACCAGATTTTCATTTCAACACATTACAGAGTAAATTTAATTATGATGAAACAATTTTTTATGAACATACTGATATCAAGAATGCGAGACGAGACATGTACAGAATGGCAAAAACAACGCCGTGCAGACCGTATACTCACAGAAATATATTTCACCATGAAAGCCATTACGCCGCTGCTTATTTTTCTGCTCCTTTCACTCCTGACAGCACGGTTGTAATCGATGCTATTGGAGAGTTTGATACAGCAACAATATGGGTAGAGGGTAAGAAAGTATGGTCAAAGCAATACCCATGGTCACTAGGATTATTCTATAGTGCAATCACGAAACGAATAGGACTAAAACCAAACGAAGATGAGTATATTACTATGGGCATGGCTGCCTTTGGGGATATATCTATAGATATGCAGGAAGAAATACACCAAAATAATCACAAAGGTTTTAAGAGACGTAAGTGGTTTTGGCACACTCCTGAAGATATAGCTGCGTCAGCACAAGCTCATCTAGAAACAGAGCTACTAGACATCTTTGCAAAAGCAAGGAAGTATGGACCAAATGTAGCGTATGCTGGTGGGGTTGCGTTAAACTGTGTGGCAAACAGTAAGATAAGACCTATGTTTGACAATATGTGGATATTTCCAAACCCAGGCGATGCAGGTAGTGCGTTAGGTTGCGTACTTGCAAAAACTAAACAGAAAATAAAATTCGAAGACACTTTCCTAGGACATGATATAACAAGAAGTATCAATCCTAAGTTAGTAGTCGATACACTACTTAAAAGAAAAGTAGTAGGAGTAGCAAATGGAAAAGCAGAATTTGGGCCTCGTGCCCTCGGGAATCGCAGTTTGCTTGGTGATGTTCGTTATGATATTAAAGACACAGTCAATAATATTAAGCGAAGACAAAAGTTTCGTCCTTTTGCTCCCGCAATCCTCGAGGAGTATTATGAAAAATATTTTGAAGGATACGGAAACGAATACATGCAATTCGTTGCAAAAGCGAAACACGACTACAGTTCTGTCACACACATTGATGGAACCTCAAGAGTCCAGGTGGTCAAGCCTAGCTCTAAGTCAGCACTGCGACCTATACTAGAAGAATATTACGAGAGAACAGGAGTACCTATGTTGCTCAATACAAGTTTGAATATTAAAGGCGAACCTATGGTTAATACTGTGGAAGACGCTGATAGATTTCAAAGCAACTACGGAGTGAGAGTATTTTGATTTACTGGAACGGATGTAGTTTTGTTAGAGGCATGGAGATACGCAACCGTCCTCGTGATATCTTTGCTAACATTGTTAGTGAAGAATTTGGTCAACCTTGGTGGGATAATGCTAAAGTTGGTGGAAGTAATGACAGAATATGGAGAACAACCATGGATGACATGATACGGAAACCAGCAAAGCTAGCCATCATCTGTTGGTCAGGAATAAATAGATTTGAGTATCTTGACGACCACAACACATGGAGAAGTGCAGTTTGGGTAAAGTATAAGTTTGATAAGAAAAATTTAAAAATTAGTGAACAATCAGAAACACACTTTCACCCACGCATGACATTGAAACAGTGGAAAGCTATACAGGGTTGGGCTATACACGTTCGTTCTATGAGATACAATATTATAAATACATTTAATCATATGATAAGTATAAAGTATTTTTTAGAATCAAAGAACATACCATATCTATTTTACAATTTGTCTGATGGACAAATACAACCCACACTAAAAATATTAGACGAGCAAAGAATGGAAGGCGCTAATAACTTGTGGGAGGTAGGACACATGAAGTTAAATGACTATCTAGATGAACTACCTCACTTGCAAGAAGAAGCTTTCTATGACATGTGTAAAAGAGAACAAGTGCCATTCGGACCGAAAGACCATCCATTAGAGGAAGGTCACAAGTTGATGGCAGAGAGAATTATTGGAGATATATATGATAAAAAACTGGATAAAGTCTTTAGTTAAGAAATGGAAAGCTTTGTGCTGGCAGTGGGAGAACCGCAACATGGTTGAGGACACTCACATTTATGAAGGCGAGGACAATTAAATTTTGTCCCAAAAAATCGTATCTAGCACTCAAAAAATAGTTCTTGACAGCAGCTCAAAAATCGTCTATAATATATCTATATTTTGGAGAGAGAAGCTAAGTGAAACAGATTATACCACCGACTAACTGTCCTTGTTGCGCTAGTATATTAGTATACCGCAATGACCAGTTATTTTGTGAGGACATTACTTGTCCAGCACAGTGGGATAAAAAAGTAGAACACTTTGCTTCGACTCTTAAGATAAAAGGACTCGGACCTGCAACTCTTAACAAGTTGCAAATCGAAGACTATGCAGAACTTTACGAACTAACAGTATCTGAAATAAGAGAAAGATTAGGAAGTACAAAGTTAGCTGAGAAACTCTTTGTCGAGATTGAGAAATCAAAACAAAGTAAGTTGGTTGATATTATACCAGCTTTCAGCATACCCCTTATTGGTCGGTCGGCTTCTCAAAAATTATGCGATAGAATATCACACATCGAAGATATTAGCGAGAAAAGTTGTACTGAAGCAGGTATCGGACCAAAAGCATCGGCTAACTTAATTCAGTGGTTAGAAACTGAATTCTACCCTAATCAATACTTGACAACACTACCTTTCAAATGGAATAATAAAGTAATTAGAAAAAAAGAGGTCATAGGAGTTGTTTGCATATCAGGTAAGTTAAAGTCATATTCGACTAAGGCACACGCCACTAAAGTTCTAAATGAATATGGTTTTACAGTAAAGAGTTCGTTGACAAAGGACTGCACTCATCTTATAAATGAGAGTGGAATCGAGTCAGCAAAAACAACGACAGCTCGTGACCGAGGTGTTATAATAATAAGTAATATTAAACATTTGATAGAGGAAAATAAAAATGGCATTACCTAAATGGACAGACGAAAGAACTCAACAATTAGTTGATTTCGTTGGAAGTGAGTCACCTATCTCACAAAACACAGTTGCTAACGCAGCTGATGAGTTAGAAACATCTGTAAGAAGTGTTTCTTCTAAACTCAGAAAAATGGGTTTCGAGGTTGAACTAGCTTCAGCTTCAGCTTCTAAATCATTCTCAGATGAGCAAGAAGCTACATTAAGCACATTCGTGCAAGACAATTCTGGCGTATACACATATGCTGAAATTGCTGGAAACTTTGAAGGCGGACACTTTAGTGCGAAGTCAATTCAAGGAAAAATCCTTTCTATGCAGTTAACAGAACATGTTAAACCTGCACCTAAAGTTGAGACTGTTAAGTCTTACAACGAGGAAGAAGAAGGGCAATTTGTATCATTAGTAAATGATGGTGCATTTATTGAGGACATCGCTGAAGCCCTAGGCAGAAGTGTAAACTCAATCAGAGGTAAAGCATTATCTCTTCTCAGAGCAGGAGAAATCAATGCTATTCCTAAGCAGAAAGAAACCAAAGGTTCAAGCAAAGCTGATCCTTTAGCAGGTGTCGACATTGACGGCATGACTGTTGAAGAAATTGCTGATGAAATCGGCAAAACAGTAAGAGGCGTGAAAACAATGCTTACTAGAAGAGGCTTACAGTGTGCGGACTATAACGGCGCTGCTAAAAAAGAAATAGGCTAAACTATTTCTATCCGAGGCGAGCAGTTCATCTATGGATTGCCTCGCCTTTTTTGTATATATTAACTTTGTTTTGGGAGAGACAGATTGACTTTAGAGAGTGCATTACTCAAACAAATACTTGCGAATGGCGACTTTGAGACTTGGAATGGTCTGAAAGAACACTATTTCCCAGAAGGTGAGTACCGAAAACTGTGGCGAATAGTAGACAAACATGTTCACAAGTATAACGATTTACCTAGCTTTGAAGATTTAAAGCTAGAAGTCCGTTCGCGTGATTTACAAGAAAAAATATATGCAATCGAAACAGTTGAAACAGATGTCGAGTCTATAATTCTATTAGACTATCTGAAAAATCAATTTACTCAATCCGAGATATTATCGAAAATCGAAAACTATGTTGACACACAAGTAGCTATATCAGATGCTAGAGAAAACATAGACCTACTACAAGAAATTGTTGTGCAAGTGGAAGATAGCGTTGACACCAACGACGAAGCTGACAACATGGAAACTGTAGAGCTTTTCGATAGTGATGAGGACTTAGCAAAGTTTTTACCGCTCGGGCTCAATCAAGAATACGACCTGGACTATACATTCTCTCCCAAAGACTTGGTAGTTATCGGTGGACAGCGTGGTGGAGGTAAGTCCTTTACCTGTTGTAACGTGGCAGCTGCTGCCCAAGATAAGGGCAAATCAGCACTATACTTTACTATTGAAATGGACACTAGACAAATGTTGCAGAGAATCTGTGGTATTCAGACAGGTGTTCCTAGTAAGCGAATCAAAGCAAAGAATCTTTCTCCAATGGAGTGGGATAAAGTTGCTCAATGGTGGGCTGCTAGATTCAATTCAGGAGAAGAAGTCTACAGTAAGTGGCAAGACCACCAAGATTTCGACAAGTTCCATTATGAACTTAGTAGAAACAGACTGAAAGAAGGACAACCTCTCATAGATATTCATTACGACCCATCACTTACTTTAGCGAAAATTATTAGCGTAGTAAGACAAAAGCAAGTCCAGTTACCAAACTTGGGCGTGGTCATAGTGGACTATCTAAACCAAGTGAAACGCCATAACGCACCAAATCGTTCAGGTCAGTATGATTGGACCGAGCAAATCGAGATCTCAAAAGGTCTCAAATCTCTCGCACAAGAGAGCAAAGTTCTAGTTCTCTCCGCTTTTCAGACTAATGAGAAAGGAGAGGCAAGATTCTCAAAAGGAATCTTGGATGCTGTTGATGCTGCTTACAGCATACAGCATTGGGGAGACGAAGAACCTTGTATTAAGTTTAAGTGTGATAAGATGAGAAGTGGAGCAGCAGAAAACTTCACCTCAGAAATGAACTGGGAAACCTTAAAGATTGGGCCTCACACTGCCCTTGACCCAGATGAAAAGTCAGAAATGAAAGAAGCAATGACAACAGGGGAAGATACATACGATCTATGATATTATACACAGAAAAACAACTTGAAGACGCATGGCACATTCATTGTGCAGAAATAGTATATAGCAACCAAGAAAGCACAGTATATTTAGCATATCCAACACTAGAGGAGTTCAGACCTATCTATGAAGAAATGATGGAGGATATATTAAGTGGTCGCACATGATAAGAAATGGTGTTATGTACATATACCTAAATGCGGAGGTATATCAATAACAAGAGCATGGTTAGCTCAACAAGACAAAAAATTTTTATTCCAACATAGAAATTGGCAAGTAGGATTAAATGCCGATTTTATTAGAGAGGGAATAGACAACAGAACAAAAGGAACAGTATTTAACAATATACACGCAACCTACGACCAGTTAGCAATACAGTACCCAAACTATAAGTATTATACTGTAATAAGAAACCCTCTCACAAGATGGGAAAGTCTTTATAAACACGCTTGTGATGAAGGCTTTATAGTAGACTGGGATATTATAACTTGGACAAAGAAAGCAATACAGTCCCTAGAGAATGGGGCATACTTCGGTACTATACAGAACTTAGATGTATTTGAAAAAAGTTTAGTTCGTATGGGCAGTTACCATGTGATGTATTTACCAGCATGGACATACTACAGAGAACCAGAAGTAGAAGTGCATAGACTAGAAGACCACACTATTTGGAAAGCTCTAGGAATAATAAGAAACAATCATCATGCCTCTATAACACAACTAGCAGGGTATGATAAAGAGTATGTAATGAAATTAATTTACGAATACTACAGGAAGGATTTTGAAAGATGGCAGATGACAGAGTAAGTAGAGAAACTGCAGAACTAGTACCTCTAGCACCACATACTTGGTATGTAAGAAAGATAGGGTGGCTACTAGAGCAACCTAAAGTAAAAGAGAATATAGTAAATGTTCCGCCCAATGAACCACTGAGAGAAGCACTAAAGAAAGAAGGAGTGCGTTCTCCATTTTTATGTATGCCAAACTGGTACCCGATTGCAGGAAGTCAAAGACTGAGAGTGCTTAGTGAGATACCTGAACTATGGGAACAAGAAGTAAGAGTATGCAGATTTGATAAAGAGTGGTGGCTACATTATTATTTATGGGGCGACACAGAATTTAGAGACAAAGCGGTTGCTGTTTGGTTTCAAATGGCAGAATTAGTATGGAAAAGTATGTACTATGAGAATGATGAAAAATTTAGGGAGTACGAAAGATTAGGAGATGAATTGGAATGGAAACACAAGTCAAAGTTAACGGACAAGTAATAATTCTAGCAGACACAAATCCTTTACATCATGAAGGGTATTGTCAATGGAAAAATATAAATACAAAACAAATATGGAATGTTGATGGCAGCGAAGCACAAGTATGTTTCAATGCAGAGTTAGCAGAGCAGAAAGAGATTACTTTTCTAGCCCCAGTAATAACACGACCAAATACTATAGAAATATGTAGAAACAATAAAATAATAGAGCATACATGGGTAGAGACAATAGACACAGAATTAGACCAGAATCAAATTATGGTACATGATTTATATGATGGCAACATATTTGTAGATGTATGGGAAAAAGGTGTAGGTTATGTACCTAGTTGCGGAACAGGAGCTGCATCTGCAGCACTATTCGGTAATAATACATTTATGGATGTATATTGCAGAGGCGGTAAGTATACAATCAAAAAGGATTATTACAGTTGGACTATGGAGGCGGAAAATATTTCTTGACAAATCCTTAAAAATTTGTTATAATATATGTAATTATGATAGCTGAAGAACTTCTTAGAGAAAAAGGAATTGATTATCGTCTTTCGGGTAAAGACGCAATAATCTCATGTCTGAACCCAGAGCATGACGACACTAATCCATCAATGAGGGTGGACAAAATTACAGGCATATTCCATTGTTTCTCTTGCGGTTACAAAGGTAATCTATTTAGTTATTTTGGTGCACCAGCATCACCGTTAGAAGTGAAGATGCACCGCATAAAAGAAAAGGTCAATAAAGTTAAAAGCGAAACTGTCGGTATCCAACTCCCAAAGGATCGAGTGATGTGGAAAGGTGGCGGACTCAGAAATATATCTGAGGAAACTCTCGCAATATGGGATGCATTCACATGGAGTGCTCCCCAGTTCGAGAACCGTATCATCTTTCCTATTCGTGACATTCGAGGCAAGACAGTCGCACTGATAGGTAGGAGTTTAGATGACTTCTCACAAATGAAGTATTACATCTATCCGAATGGCGTAGAAATGCCATTCTGTCCAGCAAAAGTAAAACCTATGCAGAATAGAGTTATATTGGTGGAGGGCATATTTGATGCTCTTAACCTTTGGGATAAAGGTCTCAAAAATACAGTGTGTACATTTGGCACACAACAAGTGAATTGGGTCAAACTAAGTCTGCTGAAACTACAAGGTGTTCAAGGCTTAGACATTATGTTTGACGGGGATGAGGCGGGTATAAAAGCTGCTGAGCAAGCCAAAGGCTTGGCTGAGAAACTGGAGCTCTCAGCAAGAGTAGTAAAACTAAGGGATAATGTAGACCCTGGTAATTTAACAAAACCAGAAATAGAAAGATTAAAGGAAAAATTATATGGCTAATGTAGCAATAATAGAAAAGACAATGTCAAGTACTAACTATGATAAGTACTTTGACTTTGAGCATGACAGATTTGCGTTATGTTCAGATAGTTCAAAACAGAAAATTTTGAAAAGAGATGTTGATATTGAAATCGATATCGATTCGTACGAATGGCTCATTCTTGTAGGTTCAGAGCCTTTCAAACATTTCACTAAAAAGACATCAATAACAGAGTACAATGGAAAAATAATTGATGATAGATTTTTGGCTTTGATAAACCCTGCAATGATTAAGTTCAGACCAGAGGCAAAGAAGTCATTCGAGGAAGCCGTTGAGAGTATATCGGGATATGTAAGCGGAGAGCTTACACAGAAATCCTTAGGCGAAGATAGATGCTTTGGTATACAAGATTCAGAACAGCTTCATGCGTACCTACAAGATGCGCTAGACCATCCAAATGATTTCGTTGCACTTGACTCCGAGACATCAGCACTATATTGCCGTGATGGCTATATGCTTGGTTTCTCTATGTCATACAAAAAAGAACATGGTGTATATGTAGATACAGAGTGTATAGATGAAAAAGCAGAACAAATGATGCAAACACTATTCAGCAAGAAACGAGTTGTATTTCACAACAGTAAGTTTGACTTGCAGTGGTTTGAGTATCATTTCAACTTTGAGTTTCCACACTTTGAAGATACTATGCTTATGCACTATATGTTTGACGAGAATCCTGGTACGCATGGTTTGAAACAACTTGCTATTAAGCATACAGACTATGGAGATTACGAGGCAGAACTCGACAACTATATCAAAGATTATTTGAAACGCACAGGAATACTTAAAGCTAGTTTCAGTTATGATTTGATACCCTTTGAGGTAATGAAGAACTATGCTGCAATGGATGCTGTAGTTACTTTCTTATTGTTTGAAAAATTTGAGAGTGCTATATTGAAGAATGAAAAACTATATTGGGTTTACAAGAATATTCTTATAGAGGGTGTTCGATTCTTAAAAGATGTAGAATCCAATGGCGTACCTTTTGATAAGACTCGACTAGAGTTTGGGCAAAAGAGAATGGGAGAAGATATACAAGCTGCAGTTGATGCACTTCAAGCTTTCCCAGAGGTCAAAGCATTTATAGCTGCAAAGGGTGGGTTCAATCCTAACTCTACAGTTCAATTACGAAGTCTATTGTTTGACTACATAGGCTTAGCCCCAACGGGTAAGAAAACGGGTACTGGTGCTGATAGTACTGATGCGGAAGTATTGGGTATACTAGCAGAACAACACGAAGTACCAAAACACATTCTTGAAATTCGTCAAAAGGTTAAAATTAAGAATACATATCTTGATAAAATTATACCTAACTTGGACAAGGACAGGCGACTTAGGACGAATTTCAACCTTCATGGTACAACTTCGGGCAGACTTTCATCAAGTGGTAAACTAAACATGCAACAGCTTCCAAGAGACAATCCTACAGTAAAGGGTTGTATCAAGGCAAAGGCGGGTCATAAGATAGTTGCCATGGACTTGACAACCGCAGAAGTATATTGTGCGGCTGTACTTGCAAATGATAAAGGTCTAATGAATGTGTTTAAGTCTGGAGGAAACTTCCATAGTACGATTGCAAAGCAAGTGTTCAGACTTCCTTGTGAAGTAGAACAAGTTGCAGAGTTATATGGAGACAAAAGACAACAAGCGAAGGCAGTTACCTTTGGTATCATGTACGGAGCTGGCCCGAAGAAAATTAGTGAGCAGGTAACTAAGGATAGTGGAAGTGTATTTAGTATGCAAGAAGCTCAATATGTTATCAAAGATTACTTTGAGGCTTTCCCTAAACTGCGAGAATGGTTGAACAACATGCAGAAGTTCATTCAAGCAAATGGTTTCATTTATTCTCATTTCGGAAGAAAGAGAAGATTACCAAATGTATTCTCGCAAGACAAGGGAATCGCTGCTCACGAAGTAAGGTCTGGAGTAAATGCACTTGTGCAGTCTGTATCATCTGACATCAACTTGCTTGGTGCGATAGATACACAGAAGTATATTCGTAAGACTGGCATGAAAGCAAAAATATTTGCGCTAGTGCATGACTCCATACTTGCTGAAGTTCCAGAAGATGAGATAGAACTATATAGTGCTAAACTAAAAGAGTTTATTCAGAAAGATAGAGGACTGTCAATACCTGACGCCCCTGTTGGATGTGACTTTGATGTTGCTGATGATTACTCACTAGGTAAGTTTGAGAAATTATACGGACTATGAGTTTAGTTACAGTAATAAAGCACTATGATGAATTAACAACTGATGAACTTTATAGAGTTATTCAGTTGAGAATACAAGGTTTTATTGTAAGAAATGGAACTTGTTATCAAGATCTTGAAGCGCATTATGATAAAGAGCAGTGGTATATGATGACATATGACACAGTTCTTGGTATGCAACCGCAAGTTATGGTGGGCGTAAATGCATTGTGTACTAATAAAGTATTTACAGGGGATGATGGTACAGAGTATCGCTACCCTGCGTTTCGTAGACAATCGTGGGTTGATGCCTACAAGGGTGGAGCATCAACCTATGACCTTACTATCGGTAAAGAGTTTTGTGAAAAACAATTCGATAGTCCTAACATGATGTGTGAAATAACATATGAAAAAGGTAGAGATGTATTTTTAGATTTTGGTATGATAGAAGTAGGAACAAATGTAGACCCAGCAGGTAGAAGAAACTGGGTTTTTATCTATGAGGAATAGTATGAAAAAATTTATTTTATGGGTAGTGGATTGTTGGAGATTAGTAATGGATAATAGATATAATCCATTGAAACATATTCCAGACCCTAGTTTACAAATGTACTTCACATTAGTATTGTTTACAATGTGGTCAGTATATTTTGGAGCAGTCGCAACTTATTATATGGGTTGGTATGGATATAATACAGTAACAAGTATAGTAGTTCATCTAGCCGTTTTGATTCCATTAGGATTTACAAATGCAATATTTTTAGATGCAGAAAGAGATGGCGCACAATGGTTGAAGGACTGGAGAAACGACAAGTAAGTGAAAGTATTGATATTTGGTCAGTCTGGTTCAGGCAAGACTACTCTATGTAAAAACATAGTCGATATAATGGGCGATAGAGTCGTTCATATCAATGCGGATGAAGTTCGTAAAGAAGCAGATGATTGGGACTTTTCAGAACAAGGTCGTTGGAGACAGTTTAGAAGAATGTTGAACAAGGCAAATGCTGTATCAGAAAGTGGTAAAGTTGCCTTAGTAGATTTTATATGCCCATACAAGTCAGGTCGAGAGCAGTTTGATGCCGACCTGATTATTTTTATGTCAACAGTAGTGAATGGTAAGTATGAAGATACTAACAAGATATTTGAATGGCCGCACTGGAGTGAGTATGACTTCGATATACATGAGTGGGATGATGACGATCCTGTTGATGTATGTTGGACTATAGGTAAAAGATTATGGCAAGATGATATGCCAACAGTACAAATGCTTGGTAGGTGGCAACCATGGCATGAGGGACACCAAGCCCTGCTAGATAGATGTCTAGAGAAAGCGCCACAAGTAGATATACAAATAAGAACAATGCCTTGGGGTGACAATAACCCCTTTAGTGTACATGAAGTACAAACAAATTTAAGAAACAAACTAGCACATCTAGCTGGTATAGTATCAATATCCATAGTGCCAAATATAGTAAATATTACATATGGCAGAAAAGTAGGGTATACTATAGAACAAGAACATTTTGAGAAAGAAATTGAAAACATTAGCGCAACAAAAATACGAAATAATACAACCGATTAGTTTCAGAGCTGATGTTGAATATTTATTGGATAAAGCAAATAAACTAAAAAAGAAAGACTATACACATAAAGATGGGACAAAAGTTCCCAACTATAAGTTTGCACATTACCATGATGATGAAATAGAAGGCTTCCTAGAAACTATGCCTTTTCTCTCAAAGTGTAAATACAGAACAAGTTTTGTCTGGCTTACTAAGAATAGTGTATTGCCATGGCATACAGACAAGAATAATAAGTGTACTATAATATGGTCACTTGCAGGTGGGTGGGATAACTCAACTACATACTTTAGACATCCAAGTCAGACTGGTGGCAACAGAGGAGACCATGATAGAAAGTGGGTATACAAAGATGCTTTAATAGATACACAGATAGAACATAAAGTAAAAGTTAGAAAAGAAGATAAAATTATGTTTAAAATATCTATAATTGATAAGGACTTCCAATGGTTAGTCAAAGAGTGGGAAACTTGCTATAAAGGATTTAAGATAAGTCGTGATTAAATTTCCAGCATACATACTTTCAGACGAGCCAGAAGAGATAGATGGATTAGTATTGATTGGCGACCAGATAGTAGACGATAGAAATATGACTGGTAAAACACTAGGAATGAGAAGATTACAAAGCCCTATGAAAAGTATCTATCCGCTTCGTTATCAGATTGATGATGAAATAGGAATGATGAAACATAGAGGCAAACATTTCATAGATACAAATGGAGTGTATTGGTACAATGAGAAAACAGGAACTGCCCAACTCAAATATCATAAAATAAGAAAAGTAGAAAAGAAAGATATTGCCACAGTTGTGTGGTTAAAGGATGTTCCTTTCCCTTTTGTAGAGGCACGACCTCCGCAAGAAGGTAACTCATGGGCAGGAGTTTTGTACAAGAAAGGAATACCATGGAAGATATGGGAATACTGTGAGGAGCAGAAGAAAGATACATGGCGGAAAATTTAGTTATATTCTACAAGGCAATAACTTGGAGAATAATAGCAACAACAATAACATTTTTAATCGCTTGGGCAATACTCGGCAAAATCGAGTATGCGGCAGGCATAGCCTGGCTTGATATGTTAGTCAAGCTAGTAGCATATATGGGGCATGAAAAGATATGGTTATCAATATCGAAAAACTCAAAAGTAAGTTAGAAACAAATATAGTATTAATCACATTTGAAAGTTTAAAGTCTGGCAAAGTATATTCCAGAGAGTACACTTTAAATGAGAAATACATGGAAGTTCCTAATCATATAAAAAATCAAAGTGGAGATACTTTGATATGTTATGATGTAGAATTTAAAAAGTGGGAAGACTTACAACTTTACACTATACAACAATTTAAAGTAGTACAATGATAATGGTTATTAATAATTTCTTTACGGATGAACAGTGTGCCTTTTGGCGCTCTTACTGTTCTTTTGCTAGTAATAATGATAGTTTAGAAGTAGCATTAAAAGTACAAGAAGTGCCACAAAAAGTAGATAGAAATTATTACACCTTACTAAGTAAATATAACTTTATGGATGAAGTAAAGTATCTTGCAGAGAAAAATTTTAAGAAAAAGTTATATTTTCAAAAAAGAAACTATGGACATATAATGCATTATCACACTCCTGGACAAGGATTGAGGTGGCATGCAGAACCTAATATTAGTACTGTATCAGTATCTATCAACATATCAGAAGAATATGAAGGTGCTGAATTACAGTTTAGACAAGAAGATTTACAACTGCCATATAAAAGCGCAGTATTTTACGATAGTAACTTGGCACACAGAGTCAGTCCTCTTACGAGTGGTGAAAAGATGAGTATAGTTATGTGGCTACCAAATAAGGAACAATTATGTGTGGATTCGTAGTAACAACTAGAAGGCATGATATAGAATACATGACCATGAGACAGAAACATCGTGGTCCAACAGATACAGGTTACTATAAAGATGGTAGGTTTGCTTACGGGCATGTTTTACTTGATGTAAATGGAGAGCATCAAGTACAACCTTACAAAACAAAGAAAGGAAATATTCTAGTATTCAATGGAGAAATGTATGATTCTAATGTTAGTAATGATACAGCTTTTCTAGGAAATGGGCTAGATTTATTCGGATATAGATTTATTGGAAGCACTGACTTTCATGGCTCGTTTGTATATCACAATAAACAAACAAATAAATTAATCATAGTACGAGATCACTTTGGGGCAAAACCTTTGTGGATTTATAAGAAAGGTAATGATATTACTGTTAGTACTAGTTTGAGAAGTATATATTGGAAAGAAACTAATAAAGATGAATATAATATGTACATGCACAACCCTTTATGGTTAGGAACAAAGTCTCCATATAAAGATATAATTAAAGTTGCTCCTGGTCAAATGTGGATTTATGATTTAAAGACAAACAAAATGGAACAAAAGAATCTATGGGCAAATATGAGAATTGGGTCAAAGGAAATAGACTTGGCAGAGTTCAAAGAAAACTGTATCAATGGAATAAAAAAGGTTGCAAAGAATAAACAAAAAACAGCATTATTCCTTAGTGGAGGATTAGATAGTACTTGTGCACTAGGTGTGCTCAAAGAAGAAGATTTGAACTTGACTGCGTACATCTGTAATTATGGTAAGGGTGGAGAGCTTTTTCACGATCATGATGGATTTAGAAATGAGGCAAGAATGGCAGTACAAACTTGTCAAGAGTGGGGAGTTCCTTATAAAGTTGTAAATCTAAACTATGAATCTTTACATCACTATCATAGAATGTGGTTAGCACATACACACTATCCTTGGGTAGATAGAAATAGAACAGCTCCTAGATTTGCACTGTGTAAAGCGGCAAGTCGTGACGGGTGTAAAGTAGTTCTAACTGGAGATAGTGCCGATGAATTATTTACAGGATATCAACATCATGATAGATACTATGATGATGAATATAATAAAGAAACAATAGAACAATATTCTACAAGACAACAGTGGATTCCAAGACAGATATTTAGTGAAACAGACCACAAGAATAATGCTTTATGGTATGATTTAGTGAGTACATCAGAACAAAATATACTGACAACTGACCAAACCTGCGGTATGTGGGGATTAGAAAGCAGACCAGTATTTTTATCACAAAGTTTTGTAAGATACATGATAGGTATAGAAAGCGGAGTAAAATTCACTAAGCATCGTAAGTATCAGTTAGGGACATATAAGTATCTATTAAGAGAAGTTATGGCGGACTATTTACCAAATCATGTCCGTAACAGAATGAACAAAACAGGGTGGTCATCCCCTTGGGATAATAACCATCCAGAGTTGACTAAGCTATGGAAGCTACAAGATTTGGAATTTATTGCAAACTTATGAAGGCAGTATACTCTAACAGAATCTATCTTTCTGTAGATACAAAAACAAGTTCGGATATCGAAAAGGAGCTTACATATACAATAGCACCGCGTATTCCGACTGACCCACCTATCGTGTTCAAAACAATACGATGGATAAAAGAGGGATTGATTTCCATACCAATGGGTAGAGAGGATTTAGTCCCATCAGATTACGAGATTATCGACAAGCGAGTAACATCGCCAGTCGAACTACCTGACTTTGCGTACACTTTACGACCTTCCCAGCAGAAGGTACATGACGAGGTACAAGACAATGCGATAGTTAACGCATGGGTAAGTTGGGGAAAGACAATAACGGCTTTGGCTATAGCTAAGAAGTTAGGTCAGAAAACATTAGTTGTTACCCACACAACTAACTTAAGAAATCAGTGGGAAAAAGACGTACAAAATTGTTTTGGAATACAAGCAGGGAGAATCGGGTCAGGTAGCTTTGATACTTCGTCCCCAATCGTTGTCGGGAATATCCAAAGTTTGTACCGAAAAATGGACGACATCAAACAAGTTTTCGGAACTGTGATTTTAGACGAGATGCACCATGTTAGTAGTCCGACTTTTACTCGGATTGTTGATGAAATGCCTTGTCGTTATAAGATAGGTTTGACAGGAACACTAGAAAGAAAGGATGGACGCCATGTGGTTTTTAGAGATTACTTTGGTCACAATGTAATGAAACCACCAAAAGAAAATTACATGACTCCTAGGATTGATGTAATTAAGTCCGAGATACGCTTCCTTGATGGTGCGTATACGCCTTGGGCAGAAAGAATAAATCATCTTGCATTTAATGAGGAATATGTTCATAGTGTAAGTATGATTGCTGCAAAATATGCCGCACAAGGACACAAAGTTTTAGTAGTGTCTGACAGAGTAGCTTTTCTAAAGGCATGCTCTGAATTGTGTGGCGATAAAGCAGTTTCCATAACAGGAGATATGGAGTTTGCTGAAAGAGATAAAGTAATGAATCAAATAAAGAAAGATAAAAATATTTTGTTTGGTACACAGTCTATATTCTCAGAAGGCATATCATTGAACGATTTAAGTTGTTTAGTGTTGGGTACACCAATAAATAATGACCCTCTGCTAACACAGCTAATCGGTAGAGTAATAAGAGAGAAGGAAGGAAAACAACAACCTGTGGTTGTAGACATTCATCTCAAAGGAAAAACGGCAGCCCGTCAAGCAAATGCAAGACTGGGCTACTACATGAAACAAGATTACGAGGTAAATATACTATGAGTAATGAAAAAACAATACAGTTAAATATTGAGGAAATGCGCAAGAATAAAGTATTTCTTGCTACACCTATGTATGGTGGTATGTGCAATGGACTTTATACTAAGTCTTTAATGGACACTACTGCAGTATGTATGAATCACGGATTGCAGTTGCAAATTTACTATATGTTTAACGAATCACTTATTACTAGAGCTAGAAACTATTGTGTTGCTAACTTTCTTAAAAGTGATGCAGAGTACCTACTTTTTGTAGATAGCGATATAGCTTGGAATGCAATGGACTTACTTTATATGTGGCATTTACTTGCTACAAGAAAGGAAGAATTAAAAGTTTTCTGTGCATTATATCCTAAGAAAACTATTGCATGGGAGAAAGTACTTAGAGCAGCAAAAACAGGGTTATATGACGAAGACCCTATGGCACTAGAAAAAGTTGCAGGAGATATGGTGTTTAATCCTTTACCAGATGAGCATCCAGATGGGCAAGCCCCTATCTACGAACCTGTAAAAATAAAAGAAGGTGCAACAGGATTTATGTTTATACATAGGTCTGTCTTTGAAGAATATGACCAGCATCACCCTGAAAGACTATACACTCCTGACCATATAAGAGAAGGAGAGTTTGAGACTGGTGAGCAAATAATGGCATACTTTGATTGCATAATCAATGAACAGAACAGATATCTTAGTGAAGATTATATGTTCTCTGAAACTGTAAGAAATTTTGGAGTAGACATATGGTGTTTACCTATGATAGAATTAATGCACTGCGGCAGTCACATATTTCAAGGTAAATTGATTGATATGGCTCAGGCAGGAGTACACGCAACTTTAGATCCTGACGATGTTGGTAAGGTACATAAGCGGAAGTTAGGCACGTTGCCACAAACACCTGCTCCTGACCAAGCAACAGCAGATAGTAATAAAGCTGAGAAAAATAGTTCTTGACACGAGTTTGAAAATTTGTTATAATATGTTGTTATTTGATTGGAATAAGATTGTAAAAGTAAGCAAAGGGAATGTTGGTGACATCATTCAGATCCTTCGTATTATAACTTACAAGATTCAACCAAAAAACTACTATGATAAAACATTTAAGTTTTACAAGTACAAGTTCGGAGGCAAGTCTTATCTTCTTAACCCAAAAGATTTACTTGAACGAGGACGAGCATACAGTGATAAAGAGGTAGCAGAATATGCAGGTGTCGCATCATTCCGCAACTATCACAACTATGTTAATACAAAAGACACCACACTAGATCATTTGATGTGTCCAATATCAGATGATATAATTAATAATAACAGACTGCTTGAAGTGAAAGATGGACGGGTACACTTTCTTTTCGAGGAGACATTAGGAGAATAAAAATGGCAATTGGATTCAACCAAACCAAGGGCTCAGCCCAAAAAAATAAAATCGAAACCTATAACTATGCAGGTAAAGAAGATCATCATCTAAGAATGGTTGGTGACTTACTACCTAGATATGTCTATTGGATTAAAGGAGAAAATGGCAAAAACATTCCTATGGAGTGCTTATCTTTTGACAGAAACTCTGAAACCTTTAACAACAAAGAACATGACCATGTTCGTGACTTTTACCCAGACTTAAAATGTGGATGGTCTTACGCTGTCCAGTGCATTGATTACGCTGATAAAACTGTTAAAGTTCTTAATCTAAAAAGAAAATTATTCGACCAAGTTATAGTCGCCATGGAAGAGTTGGGAGACCCAACAGACCCAGTCACAGGATATGATATCCATTTCAAAAGAAAGAAGACTGGTCCACAGGTGTTCAATGTCGAATATCAATTACAGGTTCTTAAGTGCAAACCAAGAGAACTAGATGACTGGGAGAAAGATCTAATGGCTGAATTAAAGTCAATGGATGATGTTTTACCAAGACCAACTGCAGATGCACAGTTAGAGCTTCTTAGAAGAGTCAACGACTCAGGTAGTGAAACTCCTGAAGATGTATCAAGCGAATTTGACATATCATGATAGGCGTTGGAGAGAAGTTCCCTGCCTTTACACTGCAGGGTGTAGACAAAGATAATAACTTTGTAACAGTATCTGTCACAGAACAGTACGAACCTTTGAAAAAAGATTACACAGTTATATACTTCTATCCAAAAGACTTTACTTTCATATGCCCAACAGAAATTGCGGGAATGGATATGTTAGTAGAGGAAGCTAATGTTATTGGTATTAGTGGAGATAATGAGTTTTGTAAATTAGCTTGGAAACAAGATAATACACTCATAGGAAACATACAACACTCCTTGGCAGCAGACTGTGGCCTAGGACTATCTTCTAAACTAGGAATAGTACACGAAGAAGCAGGAGTATGTTTTAGAGCTACTTTTATCATTGACAAAAATGATATAATACAACATGTAAGTGTTAACGCACTTGACACAGGCAGAAATGCTCATGAAGTTCTTAGAACTTTGCAAGGCATTAAAGCAGGTGGATTAACAGGTTGTGAATGGCAACCAGGAGAAGATTTCGTAGGATGATTTTATTTACAGCAGACTGGCATATAAAGCTAGGACAGAAGAATGTACCTGTCTCATGGGCATGTACTAGATATCAATTGTTTTTTCAGCAAGTGCAAGACGCTGTAGATAAACACGAAGTTGACCTTCACATCATAGGTGGGGACTTGTTTGATCGAGTCCCTTCCATGGATGAACTTACTTTATATTTTGATTTTGTAAAGAGACAAAAAGTAAGAACGATTATCTATGACGGCAACCATGAAGCCACTAGAAAAAATAATACTTTCTTTGATAACTTAAAGAGAGTAACAAATGAATTAAATCCTCTAGTAACAGTAATAACTGAAACTTATTATGAGGATGATTGGTGTATTCTACCATATGCAGATTTGCATAAAAAGAAAAGTATAGAGATGATAGATGCAGACTATCTATTTACTCATGTGAGGGGTGAAATACCACCTCATGTTATACCTGAAGTAGATTTAGAAAGATTTGACTCGTTCAAAATCGTATTTGCTGGAGACTTACATGCTCACGAGAATACTCAACGAAATATTGTGTACCCAGGCAGTCCGATGACTACATCTTTTCATAGAAATGAAGTAACAACAGGTTACTTAGTAATTGATACCAATACCGATTGGGTTTGGACATGGCATGAATTTGATTTACCACAATTAATCAGAAAGACTGTTACCAACCCCGATGATATGGTGCAAACAGACTTTCATCATACAATCTATGAATTAGAAGGAGATGTACAAGATTTGGCACAAGTTAAAAACTCCGATCTACTTGATAAAAAAGTCGTTAAGCGAGAGACAGAGGCAACTCTATCGTTAACAAACGAGATGTCTATTGCTGACGAACTAAGTGTGTATCTAAAAGAGATTCTATCTCTTGATGATATGAAAACAAGAAAATTAATGGGAGTGTTTAATGATTATTCTACAAAAACTGAAATGGGATAATTGCTTCTCTTATGGGGCAAATAATGAGATGGATCTATCATCAGATACACTCACACAATTAGTTGGTACAAACGGTGTAGGTAAATCATCTATACCATTAATACTAGAAGAAATACTATTCAACAAAAATAGTAAGAATGTTAAGAAAGCGGATATTGCAAATAGATATGTTAACAAAGGATATGATATTAGTCTTGACTTTACTGTGGACACTGACGTATACAACATTACTGTTATACGGCGTGGTACACTCAAATGTAAGCTAACAAAGAATGGTGAGGATATATCTTCACACACAGCTTCTAATACTTACAAAACCTTGGGCGATGTCTTAGGTATTGACTTTAAAACTTTTTCACAGCTAGTGTATCAAAACACTAATGCATCATTGCAGTTTTTAACTGCTACAGATACAAACCGTAAAAAGTTCTTAATTGACCTATTGAAACTAGACCAATATGTTTCTTTCTTTGAGACATTCAAAGAAGCGGTAAGGGTAAATTCCACAGAAGTTACAACTATCAATGCGAAAATATCAACTATTGCAAAATGGTTAGAAGACAATTTTCTCGAAGATAGTTCCATACTTTCAAAAATGGATTTACCATTTTACTCGGAAGAAGATGAGATATCTTTACGTTCACTATTAGTAGAACTGGAAAATATCACTGAAAAGAATAAAAAAATAAATACTAATAATCAACTCAAACATCAATTAAATGATATAGATTTGCATGAGTACAAAAGAAGGTTAGCAAAATACCCAGAAGAAGTCGATACTAAAATACAAATCTCTTCTGTAGCAACCTGGAAGTCTGAAATGATACATGAGGAAAGAATGCTTAAGAAGTATAATGACCTTATGCAACTAGAAGATATGCAGTGTCCAACTTGCGAACAAGAAGTTGACAAGATGTTTGTAGAGAGTATGATAAAAGACCATACTCAAAGAATAGAGCAGTGTGAAAAGTTTACACAAGATGCTGCAAAAAAGCTCACAAGATTGGAGGAAAACAATGCGATCCATAGGACAGCGCAAAGAGAAATCTCAAGTTGGGAAGACCTCTACAGGTCTGTTGACCACGACCTTACAACGACAGTCCTTGATGAAGCAGACTTACAAGACCAAGTTACTGAACTTCGCAAAACGATTACCAGTACTAAATCTGCTCTTCAAGAAGTAATAGAAGAAAATGAGAAAAGAGAACGACATAACACAAGAATTGGAATTATACTCGAACAGACTGGCGAATTTCAAAGTCAACTTGATAAACTTGAATCTGAACTATCAGATAAAGAAGAACACTTGGCGGCACTTGAAACGCTTAAGAAGGCATTTTCTACAAACGGACTCCTCGCGTATAAGATAGAGAGTCTAGTAAAAGAGCTAGAAGTTATGACAAATGATTATCTAGCAGAGTTTAGTGATGGTAGATTTAGTATCAATTTTGTTGTTACTAACGACAAACTAAATGTAGAAGTATCAGATAATGGAAACATTATTGACATACTAGCTCTATCTAGTGGAGAACTAGCAAGAGTGAATATTGCGACATTAGTTGCAATACGAAAACTTATGACATCTATTAGTAGAAGTCAAATTAATGTTCTGTTTCTCGATGAAGTCAATCAGGCTCTCGATGAACAAGGTAAAGAAAAAGTAGTAGAAGTCCTACTCAAAGAAGAAAGACTAAATACATATTTAGTATCTCATGGTTGGACACATCCGCTACTAGAAAAAATAGAAATAATTAAAGAGGATAATATATCATGTTTAGATTCATAACTAAATGGTGGAATATACTTATCGGAAATGATAAGAACTGGGATGGCGAAGTAGATATCAAAGATAAAATGCTTGACGCCAAACAAAAAAGTATGGAAAAGTAAATGAAAGGGTACATATTAACAATTTGTTTCTTTATGACAGCAACAATAGCATACACATACCAAAACTTAGAGTACAGAGGTGTTCCTCGTACTACTTCTTGTTCTGGTGAGTGTTATGCAGAGTATGTTCGCATAAATGGTACACCTGCAGAAATTGAAAGAAAAAAACAAGCATTAGCACAAGCTGACGAGTTCAGTAATATCAGAAGCCTATGGGCTGGATGTGCTGCCTGCCATGGTGCAGACGGTGGTGGTGGTATAGGACCAATGCTTGCTGGTCAAAATGCAGAAGATATTATTAGTAAGTTGACTATCTACAAAAACAGAGGACAGATTGGTGCACAGTCTGCTCTTATGTGGGGTCAAGCAGGTATGCTGACTGAAGATGAGATATCAACTATTGGCAAATTCATACAAGGAGGTATGCCAAAATGAAAATAGAAATTTACAGTATTCCTAACTGTCCATATTGTGTAAGAGCAAAAAATCTTGCAGAACAAAAAGGACATGAAGTAGTTTACAATATGATGGGCGAAGAGTTTCAAGCAGGGGATGTAAGAACATTATTCCCAACTGCTAGAACATTCCCACAAATTATTGTAGATGGCGAAAAGATTGGAGGTTATACAGAACTGGAGAAGTTGATTGGTTAATTCTAGACGGAAAGGACATGACGCAGAACTAAAAGCGGCAGCTATGATGAAAAGAATAACTGGAGAAAACTTCGTACAGACTCCAGGCAGTGGCTCAGGTAAAATTAAAGGCGATCTACATGTAGAACATAAACATAATTTGTTTTGCATAGAGATAAAACATTACAAAGATATGGGATTCAATCACAAAATCTTTACTCAAAAGAGTAATGTATTTGTTAAGTGGTGGTCTAAACTTTGTAGACAGTCTGAAGAAATGAAACAAGAGCCATTGTTAATCTTCAAAGAAAACCACTCGCAGTGGTATGTGGCAACGACAAGAAAGCCACAGTACAAAAAACATATGTATATAAACTGGCTTGGGTGCTATGTCACCTTTGCTGAACAATTTTTAGAAACACAAGAGGTAAAATTTACAAATGGCAATACAATTTACGAGCCATGGAAAGCCGATTCCCAATGGGAACTTATTGATTGTTGATGGACTCAATCTGGCTTTTAGATGGAAACATCAAGGACGCAACGACTTCGAACATGATTATATTCGTACAGTCGAGTCTTTAGCAAAGTCCTATAACTGTGGAGAGATAGTCGTTTTAGGCGATGGCGGTAGTAATTACCGTAAAACTATCGACCCAGAGTACAAAGCAAATCGTAAGGAACGATATGCAGAACAAACTCCCGAAGAAGCAAAAGAATTTGAAATGTTTCTTGCGGAGTTTCAAACTACTATGTCTAGTTTAAAACGTAAGGGTTACCTTACACTAAAATATGCTGGAGTAGAAGCTGATGATATAGCCGCACTTATATGCCAAAACCGAGAAAACATAGGTGTAGATGAGATATGGATGATATCATCAGATAAAGACTGGGATTTACTAGTTGACCCAAAAATAAGTCGTTTTTCGACTGTAACTAGAAAAGAAACAACAGTACATAACTGGGATGAACATTATGATTTTGACCCTGTTTATTTTTTGACTTACAAATGTTTGACAGGAGATAAGGGAGATAATGTTCCAGGAGTTGACGGAGTTGGACCAAAGCGTGCTACTCAGTTAATCGAGCAATACGGAGATGTATTTGATATTATGGCGAGTTTGCCACTTGACGGAAAGTACAAGTATATTCAAAACTTAAATGAGTTTGGAAGTAAAGGACTAGAAGTAGGAGTGCAACTCATGGATTTAACTTATGATGTCGAAGGCGCAGTACTTGGACACGGACAAGAAATTATAGGATTGGTGGAAAATTATGTCAGTGAAGATAGATTATAGTAGAGATTCTCTCTTGGATGAGTTCGCACATGCAACTCTAAAAGATAGATATATGATACCCGGTGAAAATTCACCACAGGAAGCTTTTGCTCGTGCAGCCGAGACATTCGCAGATGATGATGACCATGCTCAACGGTTATATGACTATGTCAGTAACTTATGGTTTATGTTTGCAACTCCTGTATTATCAAATGGAGGTACTCGTAGAGGACTACCCATTAGCTGTTTCTTAAATTATGTTGATGATAGCAGGGAAGGTATTACAGACCATTTTACCGAGAATGCTTTTTTATCATCATTTGGCGGAGGTATCGGAGGCTCATGGAGTGATGTTCGTTCTATAGGAACTAAAACATCTAAAGGTTCAGAGTCAACTGGTGTTATGCCATTTATGAAAGTTGTGGATGCAGAAATGTTGGCATTTAGCCAGGGAGTAACTAGACGGGGTAGTTACGCTTCTTATCTACACATATCACACCCCGAGATAGAGGAGTTTTTAGATGTCAGAAAGCCTACAGGCGGCGATACTAATCGCAAGTGTACTAATCTCCATCATGGTGTTGTTATTTCTGATTCCTTTATGGAGCGAATACACAATGCTGGAAAAATTGATAATTTCGACGATAGCTGGGACCTTGTGGATCCTCACACGAAACGAGTAGTAAAGACAGTAAGTGCGAGAGCCTTATGGGTAAAACTACTTCTTAATAGAATGGAAACAGGCGAACCTTACATTATGTTCGAGAATGCGGTACAAAATGAGTTACCTGACTTCCAGAAAAGAAAAGGATTGAAAGTTCATCATAGTAATTTATGTAGTGAGATTACTCTTGCTACTGATGAAGAAAGAACAGCAGTATGTTGTTTATCTTCTGTAAACTTAGAGTACTATGACGACTGGAAAGACCACCCAGCTTTTATACCAGATTTAATTCGTATGCTTGATAATGTATTATCGGACTTTATCGATAATGCGCCACCCCAATTAGAAAGAGCTAGATTCAGTGCTATGAGGGAGAGAAGTATTGGACTAGGCGCTATGGGATTTCATGCGTACTTACAGAAAAATGGTATACCATTTGAAAGTGCAATGGCAGGTGGTACTAATCTAGAAATGTTTAATTACATCAAAAATAAAGCAGACCAAACTACTAGAGAACTAGCAATAGAAAGAGGAGCATGTCCAGATGATGACACAGCTTCAGTGAGAAATGCTCACCTATTAGCTATAGCTCCTAATGCAAGTTCTAGTATTTTATGCGGTAACACTTCTCCAAGTATTGAACCTTTTAGAGCAAATGCTTATACTCAAAAGACTAAGACTGGAAGTAATCTAGTTAAAAATAAATATCTTGATTTAATTGTCAGAGAAAAGTCAAATAACGAAGATGAGTATGCAGAATACTGGAGAAGTATAGTTGCAAACAAAGGAAGTGTCCAACATCTAGATATACTAGAAGAGTGGGACAAAGATGTATTCAAGACTGCTGTAGAAATTAATCAGTCTTGGGTTATCGAACACGCAGCTGTGAGACAACAATTTATTTGTCAATCACAGTCTGTAAACTTATTCTTTCCTCCAGATGTGAACAAAGCAGATTTGCATAATGTTCATATGTTGGCATGGGCAAAGAATTTAAAAACATTATACTACCTTAGGAGTGAAGCTATCAGTAGAGCTGATAATGTTACTTCTCAGGCTAAAAGAGAGATAATCTTTGAACAACAAGATTGTCTAAGTTGCGAGGGATAAATGAGTAAACTATTAGAAGAACGAGATTATTATAAACCTTTTGACTATCCTTGGGCATTTGAGTTTTACAAAAAACAACAACAAATGCATTGGCTTCCTGATGAAGTACCACTCCAAGATGATATAAAGGATTATAACCAAAAGCTATCAGACGGTGAAAGAATACTTATAGACAATATATTTAAGTTTTTTACACAAGCTGATGTAGATGTATGTTGTGGGTATGCCAAGCATTACCTTCCAACATTCAAGCAACCAGAAGTAAGAATGATGCTAGTAAGCTATGCTGCTATGGAAGCAGTACACCAAGAAGCATACTCATTACTTTTAGAAACATTGGGTAAGTCAGAAGATATGTACCAAGAGTTTTTTGATATACAAGCTATGTCAGAAAAACACGACTATCTAACTGACTTCAATATGGAAACTCCACACGAGATGGCTAAGACCATGGCCGTATATAGTGGATTTACAGAAGGAGTACAACTATTTAGTAGTTTTGCTATACTTCTAAACTATCCAAGACATAACTTGATGAAAGGTATGGGGCAGATAGTTACATGGTCGATAAGAGATGAGTCCCTTCATGTTGAAGGACTATCAAAACTCTTTAGAACTTTTATTGCAGAAAATCCTGATATATGGACAGATAAGCTAAAATATGAGATATATTGTGCGGCAGAACGGGTTGTTGAATTAGAAGATAAATTTATTGATGTTTGTTTCGAGAAAGCAGATATTAAAGATTTAACAGCAAAAGAAGTCAAAGAATATATTCGTTATATTGCGGATAGAAGATTACTAGGACTAGGAATGAAAGGAATATTCCATAGTACTGAAAATCCATTACCATGGATTGATATGCAAGTAAATGCAGTTGAGCATACCAACTTTTTTGAAAACCGTGCTACCGAGTATGCTAAGGCGAGTACACAAGGCAATTGGCAGGA